TATATTTAAGTTCGCACCGGCACGCCATAACGCCGCGGCCCTAGCTGTTCGAACGAGCGCTTATTTGCTCGGTCACGGACCAAATCGTATTAGTCGCCCTGCAGAGATAGCTAGCCCATGGAGCTCCGCGGGCCATCCTCTGACGCGTACTGCGTTCAGGTGGGAATGACGGATGGTCAGGCAAATGCCTGCGTCTCCCTAGAATGGGATTATTCTGCGGACGCGTTCCACTACGGTTCATATGAGGTTTGTGCGGCGGCGCTGGACGCGGCAGAAGCCCACTTAGATCATTCTGGCGAAGAGCGCTGGGTATACCATCCCCTGACCTACATGGAGAGCACCAACAACAACCCCTTGCGGGACATGCCAGACCTTATTGGTCTTTGGGGGGCAGCGCCGGCGCGGTCGTGTACCTGTTCGCGTAGTCTGTGCGTTGCCCTAACCATCGCATCTGTGTTCGTAGGGCTGGCGACCATAGCTCTGCTAGCGAAGAGCACGGAATGGAACAGACGTCTACATTGATACTTATGGGGCCGCCGAGCACCCAGCCATCCGGAAGAGACGGCGACGTGGTACAGGACCAAGACGACTCGCCCGACTCCGGCAGCGAGGCGACTACGGTGGCGTTCGCTGGAGGCGACGATAACGACAGCGACCGGCGACTAAGCGATGAGCCTGACGGGAGCCTGCCCGAACGTTTACGGTTAGATAGGGAAATGCGCCGCGAAAGAGATTACGCCGATCCTAGCAGCTTAATGGTCTTCGGCGGAGCCCCTACGCGACACGGTTCTTGCGGTAGCGCTCCAGTACGGCTGGGTGCGCGGCCGGCTTTAGCCTCTGTCTCTGGCGTGCCCCACGATCCGCCTCCCCCATACACCAGAAACAGAGGTAGTTCATATTCAGGCGACGTACCGATTATCGTGTATCTCCTACTTACGACGTTGGTTGTGCTGGTGATGATCCTGATATTGTTAATGGTGATCGCGCTAAAATAAGCTACTTGCCCCGCGCCCGTGTGGTGGGGGGGCAGGGGCCGTTCTGTATTCTCGCGGTTCTTGCTCCACCGTGCGGAGGCTCGCCGCAAATAAATTCAATGTAACTCGCATCTGAAGTAACTGCTTTATGGCGCGGGTCGTTGTGCATGCGGGGGTCGCGAAATATTTGGCAAATGCTACCGCGTTGTTATTGCTCGACTCGGGCAACAAGAGGTGTTGTAATGGGCCGTGGGGCGTGCCTCAGGTATGGAGAATCAGCCATGTAGATATGTCACAGGTGAATGAGGAACTGGTCGCAAAATATAGGTAGGAGTGGCGGGTTGCATAAGGTGGGCTCACATGTCTTATAAGAGGACAGGCCCCAAGCCTTTACGCCGACCTAGGTACGATGCATCCTGCGCGCGTCGCATTCCCGTACGACCCCTGGCCGGTAAGTTAAGCTATACCAATACCCATGCCCAAGAAAGTACCTAATTTTACGCCGATTCGCGGAAGTAGTGCCCACTGGAAAGGGTATTATTTTCTTCCGGCTTCTCCCGGGGTCCCTAGATGAGAACGCGCTTACTCGTTGTTATTTTTTGGGGCTGCAGGGACCTCTCGGTGGGGCAATGGTGGATTTCGAAATGATTGACGGCCAAGGTAATTCATATTTATCGGGGCATATAGGGTACATGGGCGACGGTGGGGCAAAGTATTGGGGCGGCCTGCATCACCAATGAGAATACTACAGGGGGGGTGCCCATACTATGGCGATCCTGGTCGCAGATTAAAATCGCACAGCGATAATCTGTGTGGGGGTGGGCGGCTATGAGATCCGTATACTATACTCGCCGGCAGCAATAGGGTTTTTTTTATTTCGTTATTCATGTATTTCTTTTCTCCCTCCTCAGACCCGCTTATAACGTTTCTCCTCCTGGTGCTTCTGTTGATGATCTTACTCCTCCCTGGGTGAAGTATTTGGTGGTCTGCGGGAAGGATTCAACTTGGTAGCGGTGGGTACAGGCCGGGGGTCCATGAATTCCTCTTTATCGTTACAGGTAACGCCGTCAGAACGTAGATCCTGATCTAAGACGCGCTATGTGTCAATTTATGCTGCTCTAAAACAGAAGTATCGCGAAACGCAGTCCGCACAATAAAAACAACAACAGTTTAACGGTGGAGATTTTATTGCAAAAATAATATCCCCGCGGCCGTTGCCCCTCCATTGCCGGCGCCCATGCGCGCTAAGGGTTTCCCCTAACCGAGACGACGCAAGACGCGGTTTCGTTATACTCACACGCCATCTAGCGGCACAGTGCCAATAAGGCAATTATACGTAAACTATTCCCCCCCCAGCGGCGCGTAAGGAATGTACTTTTTCGGGTTCGGGGACGGGGTTCTTTACGCGTATAGGTCGCAACATAAGAATTTGCCGACCGTATACTGCTTGCCCAAAAGCTGGGCGCACAGCAGCCTGCACTCTTCCTTGCGGCACACGTTAGCGTGCTGGTCCAGGACTACTGGTATCTTTCTAGCACACATGCCGGGGAGGTACAGGGTGCGCAGAACACCTTCGTGGTCCACGATCTTGTGGCCGACAAGCGTCACATGAGGGTGGCCGTGCATAACCCGCGCGAACCTGTCCGCAAAAGTTAAGAACAGTGTCAGCGGGCAGGTTGCGCTCTGCAGCGGCAGCTCTGACGTCCTAGTCGGGTCCGCAAGCGGGCTCTTGCTTGCAGCCAGATGGCAATGCAGCACTGCCCCCAGGCGCGTCACTAGGCCTTGAACTAGCGCGTAGATATTAGAGAAGATTGGGTCGTGAGGGCACAGCCGCTCATCCTCAAATTGGTGCCACAGCATCCAGGTGAGAGTCTCGTCGCACGCCTCCAGCAGTTCGTCAAACGAACAGTTTGTCAGGTACAGACTGCGAACCGCACGGGCCACCCTTGTCACGCTTGGCTGCGAGCTCCAGCGTGCTTTGAGAAACGCGGCTCGCCGGCATAGTTCCGACCACGAATCCATGCGAGCGCCGACTGGGCCGGCGGCTCGGCTCTGGGGTCCGATCATGGTCGGAAAGCACATTTGCCGCGTTAGATCCAAGTCCTCACAATCGTCGTCGTCCACCACTTCGTCTGCCATCGCGCGCAGCAGGTCTCGGTTTCTCGTACACATGTCATCCGTGGGCAGGGCAAGACCACCGAACGCGTCCTTGGCCTTGTCAAAGAACCTGGCCGCGTTCCTGTCTTCGCGTAGCCACCTAGGCTGAGACGGTGCGCATGTCCGTCGCTCGTCTCGCTTCTCGGTGGGTGGGCATTCAGCGCCAGAGTCGTGAGCTCGCGCGGGATCGCGCGCCGTGCAAGCGGAGCGAGAGTAGTCGCGCCACACGGGCTTCTTGAGCTCGTTCCTATGCTTCTCCCAGTACTCTCGCGTAAACTTGAGCGGAACGACCATGGAAGGCGGCGCGCCCCACTTCTCAGGGGTCCGCCGCCCGTGGCGCCCGGTGCCGCATCCACGATGTGGCACGCGTCGTGGAGGTTTGCGGGCGTCCTGTTTAGTCACCACTGACCGGATCATCTTGCCCGCCCCCTCGTGGCGTCTTTCCTGGTGATCGTGAGGCGTCCTGTCAGGTGAGTAGGCCGTGGTGGACGGTGGGCGCTGTGGGCGGGGTGGGGGTTTCTGGGAGGCGGTTTGAGCTGGGGGCGACTGGCATTGGTGCGGGGCCTGGCGCGGAAAGGGCGCACAGTACTTGCCGCGGGCGGGCTTCTCCGACGTCTCGCGATCGCCGGCTTCACGGCGGACGCAAGGCTTCCTTGCACCACCTGACGAACTGGGCGGTTGTTGCGAGGAGGTGCTCCCTGCGCGCGGAGACCTGCTCCTGGCATGGGTCCTGCGCCGGGGATTGGGCTGCCCCACGTCTCCGTCTTCGCGTCGTTTACGCCGCATTGGTCGCTCGTTGCGCTCTGTATTAGTCTTGCCTTCGGCGGGTTGCTTGCCGGCCTGTTCGGGTATGCTGTTAGCCGCATTCGGCGGCGGCGGGTTCTCTGTCGGCTGACTGTAGAGCGGGGGCAAGGCCTCGGCGAATAATTGGTCCTCCTCTTCGTCTATGTCGCAGGGAGGCCCCATGTCGCCCAGAAGATCCATGAGGTCGCACTCTATCTTCTCGGCGAGGGTGTCCAACGAAGAATCAGACTCAAGTGACATGGCACCTGGGGTAGGTGGGGGGTGCAGCGGTATTTCTTCATCGCCGGGTGCCGCGTGCCATAATGATTCCATCTCTGCGGAGCCTCTTGCCGCCGCGCAGCGAGTCTGTTCGGCCTGCATGGCTGGCCAGTAAGAGCGGCCCTGGAGTTTAGCGGCAGGTGCGCGAAAGGTAGCTTATCGCGATAGATAGTCGGCGGCAGCTCTCTCTCCTGAGCGAAATCCCCCGTGCCAGCGAATAGTGTTTTATACTGTGAACCTCCCTCATTAGTGACGGGCGGCGGGCATATACGGCTCCCATAGGCGAGGCTAAGCGGAAACCGTCAAGGGGCGCGGTGCGGCCGCTTGTGTTCCGCGTGCCAGTAAACAGTCTCTGGGTGTCTTCCTCGAGGGGTGCGACGATGAACCACACGAGCAACATGGTGCTCAAGCGAGCTCGCAACGGAATGCTGTACATGGGGTTCAAGAAACTCAAGTGCGGGACCGAAGGTTACAAGCGGAACGAGGAGGGGTTTGCCTGCGAAAGCTGCTCTGCGACGTTCTCGGGTGAGGCCCATATGAAGATTCACGTTCAAGAGCACAGATCCTCGCATAGGCTGATGTGCGCCTTCTGCGCGGCGCCGTTCGCGCACCTCCACCGACTCAGAAGCCACGCGAAACAATGCACGCGGGCCTCTGTTTCTAGGGCGTTAGAGTTATCCTTAGAGCTTGGCGGCAAGCGACACGCGGAGTTCGAGGCCACGCTGGCCGCCGTCCCTAACTTAGATTTAGACTCGCCTTACTTAGAGGTCTTAGCTATGAGCGCGAACCGTAAAACACAGACAGTGCCGCGAAGACAGCGAAGGGAGCGGTTTGCGCAGAGGAGGCCACGAGGTTCCGCGTCGTGGGCGCCGCCTAGCTGGGAAGACGCCGATGGAACGTGGGTTGGCGAGGAGAGCCAGTCTGCGGCCGTTCCCCCTCAAACTCATGATAGGTTCTCGATGCGCGGCCGCGCCGCATCGTCCGAAGCCTATTCGGAGGCCCTCGCGGCCGAAACTTCGGAAGCCGCGAACACGTTGCTGTCCATAATGCGCGAGCAGGACGCCCTGCTGGGCTACGGGGAAGCGCCCAAGCCCGGCCTCGTGGCGTTCTAGTACTCGATATAATAAACACAAAGAAGCGGTTTATTTGATTGGACACTTGCCAGTTTATTGCAGTTTCGCGTCGCGCTCTTTACCCGAGTAGCCGCGTCTGTATTTCCCGCTCGTACTTCAGCGCCCCGATAACGACTAATACCAACGCCGCGCCGTACAGCATGCGCAGCAACACGTGTGAGATGATGTTCGCGCAGCATGCAGCGATGATGTTTGTTGGCCTGATGACAGCCGCGGCGTCTCGCGCGGAGCGGGTTTCTCTTCGCAGGTGATCAATTGCGGAGACCACCTCCAACGCGCCGAGGGCCGCCACGAAGACCCACGCGAACACCTTGACGTGGTTGGGCAGGACTACAGAACACGGGTCGAAATTGACCCTCAGCACGGTAGCCGAAGCGACCAGGGAAGCGAAGTAGAGGATAGTCTCTATAGCGCGCAGCAATAGAGCTAGCGGATGCATGAGGTAAAATCCGAGCGTGTCAATAGAGAACTGGCGCCACGTCTGTTCGCGCCTGTACTCTATTTCGCGCAAGAACCGCGAAAGCTTGAGGTATCGGACCTTTAGGAAGACCCGCGCCGCGAGCGTGGTCCAGTAGTTGAGGTAGTACGCCTCGGCGGAGACTCGCGAGGCGCTATCTAACCACGGCCCGAACCCGCGGCGTTGCCTGTTGACGCACAGGAATGCCAGATACATTAGCAGCGCGGCGGTCGCTGTGCGCACCTGAAAAAACCACAGGTAAGCCATGCAGTCCGCCATCTCTAGAACCAATACTACATTCTTGCCGTCTGGGTATACCTTCATTACGGCGGCCATGTCTGTTTTGTGGAAGGTGTTCGCGAAGCACCGCCCGTCCTGGGTCTCGCGCGGGCTGTACAACAGCGACGCGTCGCTGTTGATCACATACACTAGGGATCTGTTGAACGGGCCTACGGAGACGGGTTCTGCGGCGGCCCCGCGGATCCTCAGTCTGGTCTCGGTGGACATGTTAGCGCCGAGCTCTCCCAGCTGCACTTGCGCGGCGAGGCTTCGCGTGGCGTACACGCAGTCCTCGTTGTTCTCCAACACGGAGTTCCAGCACACAAACCATACGAGAAAGATCAAGTGGGATATCGAGGCGATCACCGCCGCCAGCCGCAGGCACTGAACCCTAGACATCCTTCGTCGCGCTCAGGGTCACGGTGAACTGAGTCTGAAGTTCGTTGCTGCCGCACTTGGTAGCGAAGCAGCGCGTTTGCAGCGCCGCGTACGGGAGACCCTGCGAGTTCACCGCGACCACCACCGAGGCGATGACGGTTTGCATGGAGGCCCCACGATGCTGATACTTTAGGCAGGTGAAGTTGGACCTGCGCCCCGACATATAGCCGGCGCCGCCACGCCGCAAAGCCGCGCATATGCGCCCTTCGTAGACTCGAATGCAATCAGTCCTAGCGTCGCGGTACTCCGCGGCGTGGCGCGGGAAGTGTTCATCGATGTATTCGCGCAGCGCCGGCATGGCTACCGAATCTAGCAGCCATGAGGCGTCCACCGCGCAAGCGTCGCCGGGCGTACCTTGCTGGTTGCCGGGAACTATCCCGACGGCAGCCAGAGCGTCCGCGAGCCGCGCAGTCCCAGCGCGCGGCTTTCCGTGGGCGCGATTGTCTTGAGCTAATACGTCGCGCCGCACCGTCACTGAAGTGATGATGAGAGTTGGCGCGGGGTTGTCCCTGCGGGCGGCGCCAACGTGAAAGTTATTGGGGTCTGCGTGCTGCGCCACGAATTCGGACCTATCCCTACACTTCGGGGGGAACACCAGGAATGGTAGCAGGCGGCCCACCATAACCCCCCGCGCGTTCACTTTCGCGAAGAAGGGCAGCCTGAGGCTACGCCCTGCCGAGTACACCCCGCTGTCCACAAACTCGTAGTCAGCGATAAACTGATCCAGGGCCTCCACGAACTTTTCCTGTAACACTATGGCCTGTTGTACCAAGGCAGACGTAGCCTTGGCGACGGAGAGCCCCGCCAGTGCGTATGGCTTAGGGATAGGGACGCATATGCGGAACCCTATCTTTCTTTCGCACCGGCAAAATCTGGCGGCCGCCGCGGTTTTCATTTCTTCGATCGCGGCCCCGGCGCCGTCGTCCATTGGTTCGTGCGCCGGGTGGTCGCTATCGATGTCCATCTGAGGGTCCGGCGCGTCATCCCAAATCATATCATCATTCATTGCCGTTTGCGAGTAGTAACCGCCCCACATTTCCTCTATTTCAACATCTTCCTCTCCCCACGCTACATCATCGTCCCCGCCGCCTACCCCGCGCCGCTGCGGAGATGCTTCCTCATCCCCCGCCGCAGCATCGCACTGAGTCTTGTAGAAATACACGGGATACGTGTCGGGGTCTATCTCGGCGTCGGCAAACAACAGTGACCACAAAAGCACTATCGCCTCCCTAACGCTGCGCATGGCCATATGCAGGGTTAACATGCTTGGCCTCCCCACAGAGGACGGCTTCAGCGTGATGTCCAGGTCTAGCGGTAGGTTACACACGGCCAGGGAATCGCTAAGTACTTCGTTCCTGTTGAGGTACAGCTGCGAGGCCCCCACGTTCGCTGCGCATCTGCGCGCGTACGACGTCCCCCACGCTCTGGCTAGCAACGCGCGCGTCCACGCGTCGTCCACGGCCGCGGCGTCTTTGTCGCTGCCTAGAGGTCCGTTGCTTTCCGGGGGGCTTTTCGGCGCCATGAATCCAGAGAAAACATCCACGGTCACGGTCTTGTCCCACTGGTCTCTTGCCACAACAGCAAAAGCCTGCCCTCCTCCTGGCATCGCGACGCGATACACAGGTACCGGCCGATCCTGCGCTTTAGCCTCGCTCTTGACAGCGGTATCTGCGCCGCTGCTCGTGTCATCTAGGGAATAGAGCAACAGCGTGACTGGCATTATGCCCCGCGGCCGCTGGTCCGAGTACGCCAGCGCGGTTAGTCTGGCCAGCGGCGCCCTGGTGTCCGCCTCGTTGCAGGCCGGGGAGATCCGCGTGCCATCGCCGGCACGCTTGTTTGCGCGCGGCATGTGCGCCCCGCAGACCTTAACCGTGGCTTCCTCCTCGCCACTGGCGTCCGAGTCATGGTGAATAATCGTGGCCGCCGTTTCCGCGCATGTGCCTTTGTCGCCATCGTCTGGCGGAGCTCTGACCATAGCATCCGCCAGCTGGGTCCCCAAGCAGCAGAGTGGGCCGGCGCAGATCTTGTTTATGCGCAGCGAAACATCGTAAGAGGGCCAGCAAAAGCCCCAAAATCCAGATCTAGGTATCTCCCCGTATGACCGCAGACGCGCGTGTTCCTCCGCAACGCGCACCGGTAGGCGCTTCACCGCCACGTCTACGTTTCGCGCGAAGTATTCGGGCATGCTGCACATTTCGCGTAACCCCTTGAAGAACTCGCTCTGCGCGCGCGTGGCCGCCGTTTCGGCTCGCCCCCCGTTCCTAAGCGCCTCTTCCATATGAGCCTCTACGGCGGCGCGGTTGTATCCCTCGTGATAGGCGAGGTACACAAACCTGACGAAATCTTTCGCGGGAAGCCGCAGAGCGTGCCTGTACTTCTCGATCAACGAGTCGAGGCTCTGTACGTACAACGTGTCGCTGGAGACGCGCGTCTTCAGGTACTCGCGGAACAGTTTCTCGGCCTTCGGGCCGGCCAACTCGCTGCAGCACCAAAACCGCGAGAACTCGGCAAAGGTATTGAGGCGAGCCGCCGTTAGTCCCGACGCGTTCGCGCCTGGCTTGGGGAAAGTCACCGCCAGATCTTTGACGCCCTGGAGATCGAACGATCCCGCTATCCCATCATCTTGAGTCGCGCCGAGTAGGTAGTAACGCAACACCGCCACCAGAGATGTCTCGGAGGGGCCGAACTTGGACACGAACCAGAAAGGGCAGGAAAAACTGGCGTTGTACTTTCTGCGAAACGCCGCTACCACGCGCGTTTCGTACTGAAGCATCAGGCTAGCCAGCGTTCTTCGTAGTCCAGGCAGGGTGGAGGCGACGTAGTTGTACGAAAGGTTCCGTTCGTCCCCGCCAGGGGCGGCCGCCGTTTTGCCGGCAGAGCAGATCGTCCCGAGCGCGATTATGAGGTCCTCGTGCAGCGCCAATGACTGCGCCTCATCCAGCGAGGCGATAACGTCCTGCACCATTAGCGGTTTCCCCTCGCGCAACGCTTCGCGCGTCTTGTCTGCCGCCTCCCCCGTGAAGGAGCACACGAACACTGGCCTCACTCGTTGCCTTTGTCGCTCGCAGCCGGTGGCGGCTAGCAGGTAAAACGTCGCCCGCAGTAGTCCCCCCCCATGCGCCGAAGGCTCCGTAACGTGGCTGTACGCGATCACGTATAGCTCCTGAAGCAGGGCTTGGCCCAGCAGTAAGTGCAAAGAGCATACGACGGGATACCCGTCGGTAGCATAGAGGATTCGTATCTCCTCTTTCTGACTCGGCGGCAGGCAAGCCGCCGTGCTCCCACCTACGCTCTGTGCGTCCCCTATCGGGTCAATCTGGAGGTCGGCCGCACATAATGCCATATCCTCGTCGTCTATCCAGTTCTCCTCCTCGCCCGCGCCGGAGACCGCAAATATTTGTCCAGAATCCATGATCGGGCCTTCGGGGACTCGCGACTGCGGGCTTTGCGGCGCGCTGAGAGCTATACTACAACGTTGAGAGCACGTATCGGCAGAGTGGGTTAGACCGCGTGACGCCTCTACACTCTCTAGGGCCTCTATCATCAATCGGTCACCTGGGCTGTGCGAGCCCATCATAACTGCAGCCGCGGCGGAATCTCCCGCCGGGGGCATCGCGGCCGTGTCCGTGACGTGGAGGCAACTCCCACTGCCGAGGATAGTAGTCTCCACCGCGTCCAGGGCCTCGGCGAGTATCTTGTCGTCGGCAGACGAGGAAAGAGGATAGTTTTCGGCCTCGCTGGCCTCGGGCTCAATAGCGGGCGCGTGCTTCACTAGAGGTTCGCACTTAGATTCTTCGCGCCTGTCGAAAAACACGCCAATGAGGAATCCGAACATTTTTCTCGCCCTCTACGTCACTGGCTCGTGGATATGGCGGCAAAGAATGCCGATGGCGCAATGCTTAAAAAGTTGCGTATGTTCGGACTACGAACCTCTAGTGAAGGACGCGGTGCAACTTCCTGTCGTAGACGAGGGCAGAGTGACCGCCGCCGTCAATGTAGTAAAGCTGTTCCTCCCCGATTGCCTGAGCGTCGACGACGTATTAAAGTCGCGCGACGAACTGAAGAAACTTGCGCAGGCGCGCAACATAAGCAAAATCCTGGCCAAGTCCGCGACCGCGATCCATATCGCGCGAGGCATTAAGTGCCCCAAGGGCACCGAGAACGTCCTTCGGCAGACACTCGTGGATAACTGTACCGTGTTCAAGTCGATGTACTCCGTGCTGGCCTACCTCTACTTGTCCCCCGGCGCGGACACCGACGGCATGATCGATCAGGTGGTAGCGCAGACCGCCGACAGGACTATAATGTTGGGAGACATGACTGTACTCTCGCACGCAATGCGAGTCGACGGTGTTGATATACCTCACTCGAGCCAAGATCTGGCGAAGATGGGATTATCGGCTGCCGACTCTGACACCCTAGACCCAATTCAGCTCGTTGGCGTCATGGAGCCGCCGTCCCCTCCGCCACATACAGCTGATGCCCGCGAAGACGCCCCCCACGTGTCGCCGCCGGAGCGGCGGCCCCAGTCTTCCGCTACGCTGACTAGTCTAGATGCCAAATCAAGGCGGGGCCTGGCGGGGCAAGTACCCGCCTCGTAATTACGATGCTGCGGCGTCGAGAGACGAATAAAGTTCATGAAACGAAACTGTGGTCTCGGAATAGGCTTGTTTATTATTGCATTGTTTTTTCTGGAATCTGGATCACGGCGGGTGGAACATTAGTTTCGCGCTAAACCCCAGACGACCCGAACCCCTTGTCCCCCCTAGAAGAGTTTTTCTTTTCTTCCTGAACTGATTGAACTACGCGCCAGGGTAGGGCGTCCACGCCGCCCATGAGTTCTAGCTTGTCCTCTAGCGCCACGAGTTGCGCTATCCTGTCGTTCTTGCGGAAGAACGCGGCCGCGTCGCGGATGTTAGTGATATTGAAGCTGACCCATTCGTCATCTACCACGCGTTCGGGTTCCACGAGCACGCCCTTGAGATTCATAGAGGACCTGCCCATAACGAAGGCCGCGCGGCCCTTGCCCATGTGCAGTTTTTGGCGCAGGATAACACGTACGCTGCCCCCCGGGGGAAGTGTGCAGTTCTCCGGTGCGCGTATGTCGTACCCCGCGTCTTCTGCCTCTTTTTGTCCAAACGTGTCGTGGAACGGTATCAGCGCGGCAGGGCTGCTGTCGTCGTCGCGCAATTCGACCGTTAGTTTCTCGTTTGGCGTCTCCGCCATGCCTATCAGCAACCACTTGCCGTACATGGCGACAAACATCACGTCGTCTGGCGCGGCGAAACGGTTGACGCTCTCGTAGGCCGAGCCTCGCCGCAAGTAAATGTGATCAGAGCCTAGCTCGTTCAAGGGTCTCGTCTCGAGGCACGACCCTAGCCTACGGTAGAACGCCTTGCAGCCGGTGCACCCGAAGTAGACTGGGCAGTCTAACTGTACATGTAGTATGTCCGGGTAGATGGAGGCAAGCGACTCCATGCAATGGTCGAAGCCGTTACCTAGCAGGTCTTCGTCGCCCTTGAACGACGTGATCGCAGTTTTCAGGGGCAGTCGCTGCGCTCCTGCCCCACACGCCCCCATAATATCATCTGGCACGAGCTTGATCACTGTTAGCCTGGCGTGCACACCCCCGCGAGAAAAACTGACGATTCCTCCGCCGGCGCTGCCCGTTGCTGGGGTCTCGTCTGTCGGCACCAACAGCAAGCCGAGAAGTCCCGTGTAGCCAGAGTCGACCAGCCCCGGTACGATCTCCCAAGCGGTCTTGTGATTACGGGCCGTCCCTGAGATGACGATGCCGTACCCTGGCGGCAGGGCGGTGCGCACTGTACTATCCAGCTTTAGCACAGGGGTGTCTGCTCTCGGCTCCGCGTATATGTCCTCTTCGTTACTGATAACGCATGTTCGCGCTTCCAGGCATGAGGCGGCCCAACCTTTACCTATCTCGATCATGGCCATCTTTTTCGTGGTCGCTTCCATCGCAGAAGCGCAGGTAAATTATTCTGGATCTCGGGGGGAGCTGGGTGTGGCTCTCGGTTGACGCGTTATATGGAGAAGCACAAGTCGACTCTCGGCACAAATTATTGTCACTTCCGTGAAGGTCGTGCGAAGTGGCGTCTTTGTTGCGAGGTTACTCGTCGCCGCGCAAGACTATACCGCGAGGCCGCCAATGTGGCTATTAAGGCCGGCCGGCAGCAATTTTATCGTGGCCCTGATTGTTTTGGCGTGCGCGGGCCCTCTGACATGCTCCGCCCAACTGGACGCTGGCATCCTTAACCCATGGGGCAGCGCCGGGCACAACGATGCGGTCATGCCTGGCATGTTCGCAAACTCAGAAAGCGACGAGCGTTTCTACAGCCCGCATTGTTCTTCCCGAGGCCTTCCGTTGGTGAATGAATCGATGGCCTCGGTAATTTTTTTCCTGAGCCTTGCGATGGTGTGCGTGGCCATCGTGGCCATCCTATATAACTGCTGCTTTAACTCGTTTAAGAACAGTGTCATTAATTCTCGGTGGTAGTTCGGATAGTTAGAACTACCATACGTGTCGCGGGACCCTACGGCCGCTCGTCTGCTGTCGTTTGGCGGGGATAGTTCCCCCAAAATAATTAATTGTAGGCTCGCCTCTGCCCGCCGGCGCCACTACAGCAAGCGCTTCTAGGGGATACGGTCTCTTCCCGAACGCCGCTATGTCTTACTACACCAACGAGCAATCTGGCGGCGAGAAGAAGACGAGGAAATCTTCGTCCTCCAAGCGCAGCGACCGCAAAGACTCGGCATCGAGCAGCCCCCCTCCGCCCGGGGCTGTCCGCGGGAGAGTCATGTACCCTCCTGGTTACGACGGCGACGCCTGGCTAAGCCGAAGGGAACGGCGCGAATCGAGCGGCTCGAGCGACTCGTCTAGCTCATCGCGCGACGATGATGACCGCCGTCAACCCGAGCAACAGCCAAAGGCCCAGTCTACGCGCGAGCGGAGAAAGTCCCAAACGACTGTAACTACAAGAAGAAAGACAGACCGCGGGGATGGCGGTAAATCGTCCAACTCGAACGGCCCGTGGAGCATCGATAACCAGTGCGCCAACCTGGTTAAGCGACTCTCGCTGGCAAAGGGCTTCGGCCCCAGCGCCACACCGGCCAGCGACAGTGACCGCTGGCGCACTACTACGAACCCAGCTAACCGCTCTGCCTTTGTGCAAGCCGTGTCGGTAACCGCCATGGCCCAGGGAGAACTGGCAGCTCGTGCGGCTTGGGAGAAATACAAGCCGCGCAACAACGAAGATCTGGAGAAGCTCGTTGAAACCCTAGAGATCAAGATAACGGTGAACCCGGGCAGGGGGCTGTGGGACGTGGCGTCTAACATAGCCAGTGCGATTCGCAATGGACAACCCATCACCCACGACCTGCTCTACGCGTCGTCGCCTGCAGGCGACGGGGCGCGAACGTCCAGGAGGCAAAGCTGCCGCAGCAAGTCTATGCCACGCGGCGACGAGGAAGACGAGCGAGACGCGGGGTCGCCCAGACCTCCAAGTTCTAGGCGGCGTTAAGACAAATAACGTTAGTCGTCCGGACGTGGCGGGGCCGGGTGGGAACGTGCACGCCAGACTTCCCGAACCATGTATACGGCTGCTGGGCCGGCTCTGCATACCAAACAATAAATATATTATTCTCGACCACGTGAGTCCGTTTTGCGTCGTTCACTACCCGCGTATCGCGGTCTTCCTATTCCCTACTGGTATCTTGGTGGGATATGACCCATGTGCTCGCCATCTACATTTATTGTACTGTAGCGCGTTCCTCGGGCACGTCGCGGGCCACGAGGAAGCAAATAGAGGTGGAGATTTGATAATCCCATATTCCGTAATGTCTACGTAACATCCAAGTGGGCATATAGTCATGGAGCGCTTCATTCCCTCGCGGGCGCCGGCTGTTCTGACCACCAGGCATTGCCGTGAGAGCAACTGCGAAGTTCTCTGCGCGTTAGTTGGCCTGTTAGCTAATCGGCTCAATGAGCACCAAGAGCTCCCCGGCCCGGGGCACGGTCTATATCCCGGGCCACGCGATGACTCTGCGAAGCGTGGAGCTGAAGAAAATACCTATCAAGGTGCTCAAGACGGTCTTTGAGAACGCGCAGAAGATCTCTCCCGTGTGGTCTCTCGAGCAGGCGAGCCTCAATTCCCTCGCGGCAACGGCAGAGACCATGCTGCCGGGGCCCATACTTGGCCCTTCGCGAGCAGAGCACTTTAACGGCCCCGACCCGACGATACCGGACAAGATGGTAGTGCGGATGGTGGAGGGCGACCACAAGATGCTGTTCCGTGCCACCCTGGACGATACGTACCATATACTAGTCACTCGCATAAGGGTCCGCGAGAAGTTCGTGCAGAGGCTTGCCAGGGCCATGTACACTAGACGCGCGTCCATGCTTATGGACGTGGAGCTGCCATTCAAGGACAAGATGGAAGGCGTCTACGCGGCAGCCGACCTGGAGGCCATCTGCAAGATGCATTACTGGGTATTCCCGCATACCGTGCCGGCGCCTAACATGAAGTCCCCAGACGACAAGGCCTACCTCACCTCCGTCGCGCAGTTCGCGCGGTCCACGAAGTTTATCGAATCATACATGTACTACATGCGTCCACACGATCCCGAAGTGAATTCTACCGACACGGGCAATCGCGTTGCGGCGATGCTGATCTACATACACGGCATGCAATGCAAGCTGGCCTCTCTGTTTGACGCCCTTGACGCGGCGATCCTGCGCTCTAAGTTCAACGCGGGCTCGAGGGGGCACTCGCTTTCGGGCATCTACGGCTTCACGCGCAACGGCAAGGGTACCATGATGGCGGCCAAGTCTTCGGGAAACGTGGTAGAGCAGATCCGCCGAACTTGCCCGTTCGGGAGCGACGCGATGGTGGAGTGCCTGATCTCTGCCTTAGACAGGATGACTTACCTCGTGGCGCGATGGGAGCTCATGAGTGTGGACAAGCGCGACGACGCGAAAGCGGCGATCGCGGCGGGCATGGGCCTGGCCTGGTTGCTCAATGGCCATTTGTCTTACTTGACCAATATGATCATGACCGTGTACGTGTTGTGGCTCCCCGAGCACTACTTGAACCCCAGATTGATCTTGACGATCAGCTCCCGCGTTCTCCTGGGTCAGTTGCTATGTACTAGCCACACGACCTTCAGGGAGAACGCCACTTGCCCCAAAATGCTCCTCGCACAGAACGCCGTCGAGTGGAAGAAGCAAGAACGCGGCACGGCGGCCTGGCTTGATTATGTGTGCGCGCGAGCGTGGCTCCGGGCGAGCAGAGAGAACAGAAAGCCCGCTAACATTACAGCAATGAACAATACGCTGGAAGAAATCTCCGCCCACGTGCTAAAGATTCTCGAGGAGGCTCCGCAGCCTGCGGCCTCAGCGCCATCCAGCCTCTGCGCCACGAACTACTGCCCCGATAGCCCACCCAGTAGACCCCCTCCTCCGCCACCGGTCCAGAAACGTGCGAAAGACCCGGGGAGATTTAGCCGCATCATGGCAGGCGACGACCGCCGCGCCTCCGTGCAGTCGAGGGAAGACGGGAGCGGCTATATGACCTGCGAACACACTGCGAGCACTTCAACGAAACTGCGCGGCCGGGTTCTTTCTGCCCCGCTCATCAGGCACAGAAGAAAGAGCGCAGAGGGGTTGCAAGGGGCGGCTAAGTTACGCGGAGGTAGCTTGCGTCTACCGGACAACGGGGGACGCGCCGCGCTACCCTCTGAGCCCCCTCCCAGTTCTGAGAGTACCGACACATCGCCTGAGGCGCGGCCAGAAACCGATCATAAATAATAAAAATACAAGAGTGAAAGAAGGCCTTGTTTGCGCGTTTATTGCTCGATCGCTCGGTGAAAGCAAAGTGCTGGGGGGGAGGGGATGCCCGTGGCGCATTGGCACTCGGGGAGGCAAGGGCCGCTCGACTGCCGCGGGGCCTGCCCGCGGGTGTGAACGTGGTCGAACCAGCGCTGGGGGGCGACGAGTCACATGCGTCATTCGGCGCGCACGCCGAGAGTCAGGATAGCTCTTAGCGCTTGCGCGTATTTCAGCGCGGTGGGCGGCGCCGGGGCGGCGGCGCACATGACTCCGGCCGACCCAGAACATTGTGTGTCCTCGGCGATCGACACGTCGAGTGCGTCTCTGGTGCGGAGCGCGAGGGATTGCAGAGATGACGTGTTTCCGTATACTTCCAATGTAGAGGATGGGGCGTAGTGCACGATGGCGCACGAACCCGAATGCGTAGTCCACCAAGACCCGCGCGGGGGCGCGCTGTTCGGGCCGGACGCAGTTTTGCTCAAGAGCACGAGAAAACTCAGTGCTTGGTCAGAGGATACTATACTTCCGCCAGCCGCCGCGCAGTTCGTATTCGCGCCGGCGAAGGTCGCAGCAGAGAAATTCCCGTCGGCCGCGGACGATGGCGGCGGCGTTCTTCCCGGTTTGTAACAGACACCCATGTGTTGCACCCACCCCCGTTCGCAAACTCCGCCGGTCCAAACAGACTCAGGGACGGCAAAGGCGGCGATCGTCGCCAGCAGCGCGGCCGCTAAGAGCATGCCGACCGCCATCCCTGTTAGGACGAATGCGCACCGCCGCAAACAAACCCCGCAGCAGCAGCTATGCTTCTGCGGTACGGCGTCGAGGGGCGCGGCTACAGGATAATCCGAGAGCTCGTCGTCCAGGATTGCCCGTACCTCAAAGGGTGGTTCCGACTCCAGGTTCCTCCTGCGCGCCTTGTAATCGTCGGTCGCTTCAAAGACGGTCGTCAACGGAGGCGACGGGGCGGAGGGCTGCCCATCTAACTGAATGGTCGCTGCTTCTCCGTTGCCGTGGACGTCTGCAGTGCCTTCCGCGGCAGCTGGCGGCGGCGCGGTCTGTGTACGTGCGCCGTTCGGTCTCATTGTGTCGGGTTACTCGACCTCTATGAATGGACAGCGGACGCCCTGGGCAGTCTGTACGGTTTCACAGTAAGCGCGTCTGGCCGTCTTTACTGTTCCTGTTCTGTGTTTCCGCGTCAGACGGTCGTGCTCTTCGTTAGCACAACTCTACACCTTATGGCGTCTCGAGGGCGAGACGCCGTTGAACATAATTTCAATCGCCTTGGGCGTTAATTCCGCGGGTTAGTTTCGAGTAACTCAGTTACGCTAGCGCGCCAATTGTATATCGTAGCCTCAGGCGCAGCCGAGGCCGCGGCGGCTCGTGTCGGGTGTTAGGGAAATTACCTGCGCGCCGCGGCGCAACCTATGCCAAGTTCGCGGCAAGGAGAGCTGCCCGGCCCGGCTTCTAGAGCGCCAAGGTACCTGGCGGTAGGCCCTGGCCACGGCAAATTTAGCGCCAAGGTAAACTAATTAGCCGGGCCATTACTAATCCTGTCACTTGCTGTTTCCCAGAGAGCGCGCGGTTAATATTTGGCAGGCGATACGCCTGTTTTGTTTTTCTAACGCCGCGCGCCGCCCAGAAGAATTATGTTTTTGCCAACTTTATTCCCCTAGGCCCCAGGGACTTCCCCCGACCCTGTTTCCGACACCAAGTGCGTGCCGACGCGAAGCGGCGGCGCCGCGAGCCAGGGCGCGCGGGCATTTAATTCTGCTGTTATGCCGGCAGATGGCGCGAGAGGCTAAGAGACGTGCTTGCTGTCTGGCGCGAGCGGCTAAGAGACAGGCTTGTCGGCTGACGCTCGGCGCAAGAATGCCGGCTAACCGGTTTTACCTGACACGAGCGGCTAGCTAGTGACGCGGGCCGTTTTTAGTTTCGGTTCGGCTGAGAAATTGGAGGGCCCAGTACCGCCCCCAGGGGGAATGCCTAGGACCCGCCCTGCCAGTTGCCTCTGCCCACGACGCCTTCGGCACTCTTGAACATTTTCGGGGAGCCCTGGTAAGGATCCAGGCGGACAACGACCACCGTTCCGGCCGGCGCAGGCGCGCCCTCTCGCTCGGCGCGGGGTCGAAGGACGTGTAGGAGCACGTCCCTCGCCAAGAGAGACTCCGCCCAGTAGATTCGGCGAAAACGCCTTGCCGATCGGGGGCGCCGTCTCCCCCTGAGGGCGCGCCGGCGTCAGTCGGAGCGGCATCCGCCGGCCCAAGGCAGCGAGCCAGGCCACCTCGAAAATGCTCAAGAGTGCGAAAGTGACGTGGTGGGGTGCCGCCCACCGTATGCTAATGAGGTCACATGGTGCGATTCCGGACACCCCATTGGCCCAGAAGCCTCTTGAGTACACATTCGCACCTTTGTACATATATATATAGTATATATTATATTATATATATGTACAGAGGTGCGAATGTGTACTTAAGAGGCCTCTGGACCAATCGTGGTCCGGGATTCGTGCCATGTGACCTCATTTGCATCGAGGGGGCGGCACCCCCCTACGTCACTTTCGCACTCATGGGTCTCTCCGGCTTGGGCTGGTAGGCAAGCCGGCCTAGCGGAGAGCTATGCGTCAGCGCAGATGGGCGGAAATGGGCCGCGGAAACGATCGCCCGGGCACACATCCGCTACTGAGTCATCATGTTGCAATCGTATGGGCGGAGCGCAGGCGGTTCCAGGTGCATAAATACCCGCGGGAAGCGCGCTTCCCGCGCATAGGGAGCCAGGACTGCACCGCGGCGGCGCGGAGACGAGCACTACGATGGGGCTACGTGGACCTCGCATTCGGCCAAAGCTGGAACCCACATCGACGCGTATCAACGGCAGGTTCGGCTTGCCCATGGTGTGCAGGGAGCAGGGCCGGCAGTTGCTACGTGCCACGTGAAAGGTACGTCCCTCCCCCACCCTTTTTTGTTTCCACAGGTATCCAGAGGAGGCAGCCGGACACAGGCCCCCAGGAAAGCCGGAAGGACGCCGCGTAGCCATTCCAGGAGCAACCGGCGTCAGGTAAGCGTGCGTTTGGGGCGCATTGGCGACATGATGGGGGAGGCGAGGCGCCGGGTGTGGCCGCGGGGCGCGGGTGGGTTTCTCTCCCCCATCCTATTTTTCAGATGCTGACGCGCACCTGCGAGGTTCCAGCTGCCAGACGACGAGAAGCTCGGGACGGCCGCCGCCAACGTTGCCGGAGCGAGGTAAGGATGTTTTTGTTTGCCCCTATTCCCCATGTGAGCTTGCTACGTTCCTGTTCGCCCCTCCCCTCTGAACGCTTTCTGGCTGCCTGCTGAGCTCGCATAGCTTCCGCGTGGCATCTGAAAGCGCGGCTCGTTTCTCCTATGCATTAACGATGCGTTTTTGTTACAGGATCTTCTAGGTTCGCCGTGCCCCCAGCATCGCGCCGCGATTGTGACACGCATGCTGCACCTAGGTTACAATGGTTGCAGGCAGGCCTTATGTCAGGCAGGCTTCAGGAAGAGTTGCGGGTCCCCACGCCCGCCTCATGCCCGAGAGACCGCCGCGGCCGCGCTAGCCATTTCGGGTGCTTTGTGGTGGCGCCGTGCCAGTACCTCGAGGACGCATCGTCGCCGTGACTGGAGAAAGGCGCGGCGCGAGTCGACGCAACAAACCGACCGCGCTCGCTCGCATCCGGTTGGCGCGATTGTGGAGTCCTACCATGGCCTGGCATGTCGCCACGCGGCCCCGCGTAGCGAGCAAGCACCGTCAGCTCGTCCGAGACGCATCGGTGGGGAAGATACGAGGGAAAAATCTGGGCCGCGGCTCACCGCGCGCAAAAAATAAACCAGTTCGGCCGAAACGTTTCGTGATCGCTGATAAATTGTTTGGGGTATCGTGGCACGCATGTGGCCCCGCGCGTGACGGGTGGGCAGGGGTTGCGGCGCGGCCTCGCGGAGGGGACCGTCTGCGCGCTTGCGGCCCCGAGGGGCTGAGGTCGCTGTATCGTGGGCACCGGCAAGCAGGAAACGCGCCGTGCCAGCGTCGTGGGAGAGGTGAATGGAATTTCCACGCACTGGCACAGTCTACCCGAACAAACGCTAGATGGACTCGTCGAAGCAGCAATGTGGGCGTAGCCGGCGGACAGCGGCGCGCATGGGAGGGCATGGAATCCCTTTTGCCTGCGGTCGCTGCGCCGAGAAGCCAGGGGCACGCGTTGCGCCCGTTGCATGGCTTGTATGTGGGGATGGTTTTTTGCTCCGACCCTCGCGATAACTTCGGCGCCTTCCTCAACATAAGTGCTGACCCAACCGCTGCCTCGCGAGATTACACGGAACCGCGTCGGTGGAAGATTTCAATCGCGCGCTATCTAGGAAGTCATTGAGACTCGGACAGTCCATCTGCGCGAGGTGCCTCCTAATCTTGCGCTCTGTGTGTTTTTTTTGGTTACACTATGACACGTCTTGGTGCGCACAGCTTATTCCTCGTCGAGCATGGATAAATGCAGACTTCTGGAATCTGCCGCGGCATACGACGGCGCTGCGCGACTAAAAGGAGAAAGACTCTGGTCTTGGTCGTCTCGTACCGCCCACCCGCTCCTCTGAACATATATTCTCCGAGCGACCTCTGGTTCCATGCGAGAGATAGCGGCGGGGTCGAGTTAGTTGGGGCTACTTGTTTTTTGCCTACTCCGTTTACGACTACACTCACTTTTCGGCGACGAGGACCATGGACCTGGCCGGCCTTAGCGCGTTGGCCAAGCCATATGCCGTGCTCGCCTCCGAGGGCCTGACACAACTCGTATGGACGGAGCGCGATCGTATTTCTCTTATGGGCCCAGTGCTGAATCCAGAGTGTGGTTTGATACCTACGTGCTGGCCGGCCGTAGTAGACTCAATACGGCGGTGCCCCGACCGCGATTTGGACGTCATGAGGGCGCACGAGCTGACCATAGGCGGCAGAACGTATTGGAGCCTGTCGTACTCTGAAACTTTGTTTGAGCTGAACGAAACGTGGGAGTGCATTGCGCTGCCGTTCGTCCCGGGCCGCCTCGGCCGGTGGAAAGAGGCCCCGCCGCTCGCCTCGATGGAGAGGGTGGCCTCCGAGGTAGAAGAGTACTTGGGCGACAGAGACGTCACCAACTGCAGCGTCCGATTCGCGTACATCATGGGGATGGACGTGACGATCCCAGAGGGTGTCGAGAGTATACGCTGGGACAGCACCGGGCGACCGTTTATGGTGTTCTCCGAGGACGCCGGCGCCGAGACCGTGGAAAGGGTGTGCCGCGAATCGTTTGATATCGACTCGTGTGTCGTGTTCCCTCTGTCTACCGCTCCCATGACCGGCAACAACCTGTTTCTGACGTGCATCCTGTGCTACGGACCTCGTAACATGACCCCGGCCGTGCGCGCAGGAGTAGAGGTTTTGGCCAAGAAGGCGATCATGCAGCACACCAATAGCGGTCGTTCGTTTAACTGCTTCGATTGCCGCATGGAGACTCGCGACACGCCAATCGGACCCGAAGTAGTGTTCGGGTCCGGGAGTATTTTCATCAGCCCCGAGGAAAAGGCCGAGCTGGCGCGTAATGGCAGGCTTCTATCTACAGACAAGGTTGTGGAGCTGGTCGGCGACTCGGGCCGCAAAAGGCCAGCTGTCATTTCCTGGCAGTCGGCCTGGCGCAAGCGAAAGGCGCGGCGCGTAGGTTTTTTGCCCGCGAGCGTTCGGCTTCAGACCGACGCCTTGGACGGTAGCGCCGCCGCCGGAAGGCGGTTCTTGCAACAATATTGCGGAACTTATGTTACTAGACAGTTGGGCTTCAACGAGCGCGACGCGCGCCTTAGATTGCGCCGCGGGCCGTACGTCACAACAGCCCCTAGAGGCGTGGTGTTTGAAGACGAGACGACGGACCCCTTACGATGAGCTGCTGGTGTTCCCCCTGTGTCGGGGCGTTAAGTTTAAGATTAACCCGCGCGCGCCCTTCTGCCATCCCAGCCGCGCCTCAGACAACCTCGACCCGACAACCACTAGCGAACCTCGCCACATTCCCAGATTCTAGTGGCCAGAAGGTCTTGCGTCTACCAATAAACGTGATTGGTTATCGCAGTTAGGTCTCGCCCCGTTGCCTACGTGTAAACGCTTCGAATGTACGCGCATATTGGGCGCTTCGCTCGGCCTATCGCATCACTGCGGGCATCTCTGGGCCCCCGCAGGTAATGCATGGCTGGGCGGGGAAAGATACAGAAACCGCGAGTAGCCTCGCTAGCCGTTCTGCTTTGACTTTCTATTGTTCTATGCACGCCTCGCCGCCAAGTCTTGGCCCGAGGGACTTCGAACACGGCAAAGGCCCACGAAGGACGAGCGTCTCGCCGCTCTTCCTCGAAACCTATGAATAGCCACGAGTGCGGCGCGCAAGCGTGTGTCTGCTGCCCGGTGCTGGGCGAAGCGATAGCGGCGGGCAATGAGGGGCGCGGCGACACTGCTCACGCCCCTGTCAGAGGGACCGTTGTGGTACAGCCTCAGCGAGACGGGTACGGACGGGCGAGGCCGCGCGAACCTATCGAAATAGACCCCTGGTTCGGGCACGATAGCAGCACCGCGTCGGTCGTATTCCCGCAAAGAGGAAGACCATGGGTGACGTGCGATTGGCCCTTAGACGTGACCGTACGTTCGCCCCGTGCCACATGGGACGCGCGTTTTTTTTGCGGGTACGCGTTTCGTCCCGCGACGGCCGACGGCACGCGTTCGTGCTTGCTTGGGGTACCGGGAGACGCCGGCATGTCCCGCGTTGTCTGCCGCCCGCCTCCCAACGAGCGAGAGATAGACGTCCGCGTGAGCCCAGGCGAGTGCTTGGAATTTTCTATGGCCATTATTGCGCCCGGCTCGGAAATGTTTTGGACCGCCGTGCCGCCGCGCGAGTTGTTGGATTACGTGTGTGCGAAGGCCATGTTGCTGATGGACTGCCTGTTATCCGAACGGGTTTCCAGGAAAGCCGCGATCGTGCCCATGCTGCTGCTCCAGGAAGAGGCGTTCCTGCCTAGCGATCGAAAGCGTGCTCGATGGTCCGATCCAGACACGCCTGGCCGCCCTCTTGTGACGGCCGAGCACGCGTACGCCAGCGGTGCCCGTCTCGAGTGCCCGTTCGTTATAGATCTAGCGAGAAGACGCAATAACTTTTGGGCCGGGATGGGCTTAGCCTTCCTCCCCCGTACGGCCCTGTCGACCCGAGAACGCATTTTGGCCAAATTCTGCGCCCACCACATAATCATCGACGTGATGACGAACCTGGGCCGGGAAGTCGTCATTCCTGCCGCGCTATCTATGCCAGGAGAGTCAGTGGTAATGGTGGTTACCTCCGACGAGCACGGATTACGCATCGACGTGCGGGAACGCCGACCGACCCTCAACGCCCAAAGGGCACACGCCGCCGCTCAGCAGCAGCCGCGACGTCGTAATAGGCGACAGCAAGGAACCGGCGCCTCCGCGAGCTGAAGCGTTCATCGCGCGCGAGAACCCTCGGGAGCGTTGGCCCGAGATACAACGCTACGAACGCGCGCAGAAAAATAAAAGAAAACAAAAATTACAAGAGAGTATCGTTTTTATTTCGCTACTGTGTCGGCGGTTCTGGTCGCGCCGCCGGATGGGTATGTGGGGCGGTTGGTGGGTGGTGTAGTGGGAAGGGGAGGTGGATGAGGCGGGCCGCTGAAATCCCGAGGGTCTACACAGTCGTGACGCACGTCTCTATGGCGGACACAGCCAACAGCACGGCCAGGCGCATGAAGTCTATAGGTAGTTCGCCAGGGGGGAGAATGACGAAGATGCCAGGCAAGAAGGTAGACGCAAAGTATGGCGAGTCGAGGCTGCTGCGGCCGCGGTCGGTAAAGTCTGGCGCGGTGCCGGTGGCCGAAGCCAGCGCGCCGGGATAGTAAGACACTCCGGCGCCGAAGTTGTTCTTGTGCCTGGCTTCCCAGAGCATGTTCGCGAACACGGCGGCCTCTGTGGCTACGCGCAGAGAGAGCGTTTCTTCGCGAGTGAAATCGCGCGGCAACCGCCGCAGGTACGGAACGAAGTAGTGGTCCCCGAGTAGGTCGTCCAAGTAAGCGCGCGGCGCGTTAAACACGCCCGCCCGGATTGGCTTGCCGAAACAGCTGCCCTCGAACATCGTCGGCGTGACGTTGCGATAGTCGCGTTCGGGCGCCTTGTCGCGCACGCGCCATGACCACAACTTGCCTGCGGTGCGCCCGGAGACTCTTTTGCCGTTCGTCTCTAGAGACTCGGCGATGGTGACCAACAGCGCCTCTACTCCGGGGGACAGCAGCGACTGCGGTTGTCGTTTGGCCGCCTTGTCTCTGCAGCGAGGCAGGCCGGAAGCCGCCACCTCGGAAACGCCGAAGATGGTCGGTATGAGGTCTGGCGTTACGCCTACGCGGTACCGACTTTTGCTGTCCTTGTACATCCAGCACGGCGTGTCTCTGGTTCCCGAGTTTTCTTGCCCATTTCTACCTCCGCCCGCATCGTCGGAACACGGAGTGCCGCTGCTTCCGCACGGCGAAGTCTTACCGGAGCCGGGGCGGCACGAGGCTTCGCTCTTCGTATAGTCGCGTCGCTGGGGTGACGCGATCTTATCGCCCGGCTGCGGGTCCTGTTCGTTATTTTCGCTCCCGCGAGACCTGCGGTTGTCCCCGTACCCCCTGCGGCTCAGGCGCTGCATGCCTCTCCTGAGGCGCCCGGCCAAGGTCATAAACCCGGTTTCTTCGACGGACTTTTCTTTTCCCTTTTCGGCGCCGGGGACAAGCGGGGCAGACTTAGCGCGGCGAAGTCCGAGTATTTTATTCATCCTCGCGCGCGTTTGCGGCAGGGGGTGGCGGGGCAAGAAAGAAATCTGAGGGCCGCCCTGTGTCTGTCGAGCGGGGAGAGCGACACGCGCAAGAACAGCAGTAAGTACGGGACGCTACGGCTTTTTGTCGACCGAGATGTGGGTGTGGTGTGACCTACCACGTCGCCGAGGCCGACCTAGCAAAAAATCCGGCGGCCGGACGAGTTGGGGGTAGCGGTGCGTATGTATATATACGCTAACATACATATTTATTCTATCTGCGCAGCTATCTCGTGCGCCAGGCGATACGATTGGCCTTCGTGCCTAGGACCGCGTACTCGGCATATAGCGCGGCATTAGTTAGTGCCGCAGTTCGCTTGCCCCAGATCGACCCGTAAGCATGTCTTCTGCGATGGGTGCCGTACGCCCGCGTCGCCGCCAACGCCGCGGAATCGCAACCACACAGCTGGCCGCCGGACGAGAGCGGCGAGACGAAGATGATGACGCGGTTAAGCTTAGGGGCGAGATGGTGTACGTGAGCAGCGGAACGATCGCGTACTCTGCGTGGATGTTTGAGACCATCTTTGGCGCGGGCGGCAGCGGTGCGTACTCGGTCGCGGAGAGGCCAGTGATGCTCACGCGCGTTGGGGAAGGACTGGAGTCTTGCTCGTGCTCCTATATGGGGCTTACGCTGTATCCCGTGAAGACCGAACAGGCTGGACGCATGAAGCGTCTCGCTTACCGCGAGACGCTCGAACCCTGCGTAGATTGCGATGCCCCAGGCGAACAGATGGCGGGGGGCGCTGTAGCGGACGAGGCGTACGAAGATGAGGACGGCGCGGACGTGTGCACGATTGGGGTTCTGGAGAACGGGACGGAGGCTTGGCCGTACCACGAAGTGTTCTTCTTCCCGATAGTGCCCACGCTAGATAGGTGGTGGCCGTGTGTGCCTAGCCCGGCGCTGTTTTTGGCCATAGCTAAACTGGCCACCGCGCGGCTCGTGGCGCGGCGCCGAGAGAATGGCGAGCCCAACGGGACCACACCCTCGGTGCACCCATTGTTTTACTCCACGCGCGTCGAGGCTCCGCCGGGAAGCAAAGAATTATTTCTCTCGACCAGAGAGCTCCTCGGCCCTCTCTACGACCCGCTCTTCGACGCCACCGAGGAAGACGCCGGTCTGTTAGGAATAGGGACAGTAGTCAATGCGAACGACTTCCAGGCCGGAGTCGGGTTGGCGTTCCGGCCGTATGACGAGAGGAGTCGCGAGGAGAAGCAAGCCGTAGCCGCCGAACTCAGAACTCTAATCTGCGGCATCTTGGACGAAGATATTGGCCCTGGGCCATGCTACGTCATAGTAGACAGAGGGCCCGTGCGGCGCCGAACCAGCTTCTACGCCGCGGCGGGCTTCAAGTACACCTCTGTGTTCGAACCGGCCGGGTCAGGCAAAACGAAATGTCATTCCGTCCGATTGTTAAATTCTGCGCTAAAGCCGCTGCTATGAAGGTTAACCTTATAGAACCTTAGCGCGGCGCCGGCGCCGCGCTAGAACGACAAAAAAGGCGTTGAACGCTAACTCGCCAGTCTGGTTTCTCTTTGTCTTCGGCGCGCTAACTTGCCCTAGTTCTAGCATAGTTGCCCCCCAGCCCCAGCCCAATTAGTCCGCTTATCGTGTAGTTTCTGTTTTACCGTAGCGGCTTCCTGCCATAACTAGCACCGATATCTGAACATCTCCCCATAACGACCCTATGGCCCGACCGCAACAAAGAATACGCGAGAAGTCACGTGGTTGGGGTAACGAGCGATGATTTAGTTTGCGTACTGTAGCGCGTGCGCATCGCAGTGGCTTGGCGTAGATTCCGGGATTTGACGTGGCACGCGGGTAGCCATTCTCGCTTTCGGTTCACAGGAGGCTCTCCACTGTGGAAACGCGTAGCGCCACCCAGGCCTCTCTGATCGCCGCGTGCGCAACCGAGTAGAAGTTTTTTATGTTTTCTGGGGCCCAATGGAAGTGGGCCATGAGCCCGAGGGCCGGCCCGTCCGTGCAGGCCGTCTTCACGGCGGCGCATAGGAACTTTCCGCAAACCGGAACCTCTTCTAGGATCTTGTCGAATAGCGCGCGGCCTTCTGCGCTCTCTAGTAGCCAGGAAGAGGCCCTGTTGGCCCACGTGTCTAGAGCCAGGTACGCGAAATCGTTTGTTGGGTCCAGCCCCGTTACCGGGAAGAAGGCGCAAGTTACGTGATGGCTAATGGAGCACGTATTGATGATCCTCGCCTCTACCCTCTTAGGCGATATCGCGCTCGGGGGCATGATGAGGCTTTCAGCCAGACCTGCGCCGAGCGGCGCAGCAAAGGACATTTTCTCTTTGAACGAGAATACTAGAGGCGCAGTGGCGGGCTGGGTCGCCGTAACCCTCAGTCCGTGGTGCATCCGAGGATCGCCGAGAGTTAAGACGGGGAATGTCGCTTGGGCCGCCTCGTTTCCATCTTCACGGTCGTCACAGGACGCCATCTGGGTCTCAGCCAGGATCGCCGATTTGGCGGCGCACGTAGAAAATAACAGGGATGAGCTGTACGCCCTGACGACGGATGTCGCGGGGCATAATTCGGCGAACGGCACGGCACCCAGCAGTAACAGGCCTATCCCGTCTTCCCACGGATGGCCGCCGACCAGCTCGAAGCCCATGAATTTGTCACCGAACGCCATTGGCCTAGATCGCGCCACTGTCGCGGCGGCATCCGCCCAATGCGCCGCCGCCTTTTTGTCGTGTCTGGCCAGCGTCTCGGCGAGGGTGAGCGACGACGACCGCGGTGTTGGCGTGTCTGCGCGTCGGTGGTCGTGTCGCTTTGGGAAACGCGTGACGACGACCGCCGTAGCCGCGGCCCATCGATCCAGGTCGGTCGGGGGCGGGAGGTCTTCCGGCGCGCGCGACGCCGGGTAAAAGCGCGCGGAAGCGAACACGGGCTTACTCGCGTCACCGCAATCGAATAGATCCACCTTGATGATCGTGGGCGAATCTGAACGCCCGCAATCTTCTCCTATGGCGGAAGAAGGGACTACGCCCTTAATGATCGCGAGTTGGTACGAAAAGAAATCTGTGACGCTGTGCCAATACGATGACCCGCGGTTCATGTGCGCAGACGCAATGAAATTGTTGGCGCAGGTCGTGACGGGGTACTTGGCCTTCTGCGGGCGCGTCTTTGAGTATCTTTGCGGCGGCGTACGGGTAGCGGGCGACACGCGCAATTGGAGTGCGGCAGAATTGTCCCCCATGCCGATCCTGGGCGTGGGTATGCGTGTCGCGGGGTAGGACCGAACGGCAGCTGCGTTAGGTAACCGACGACGGACACTGGCTAAATCTGCGATGGCGCGACGAACGTTGTGGCGGCTAGCAGATAGCTGTTTGGACCAGAATGCGTGTCTTCCTTCCGCAGAACACGTGGAGAGTGCGGACGAGGGAAATTGCAAGGCGGATAAGATAGCTAAAGATACTAGACCACGTGATGGTAATGTTTAGGTTTCTGTTTATTGAGCGGCCCTTGGTCTCGTGCGACTTGTCATGGCGCGCCGAGCTACAGATTCTGTTGGGCGTGGTCTCGAAGATCCGCGCGAAGCACTAGTCTCAGCCTGCGCCCAGACGTGCTCTAGCTGCGCTCTAAATGCAACCGCCATAGCCGAGCCTCTAGTCGTAGTCATTCGTGAGGAGCGTATATCGGTTTGCCCGGCCCCTGTAGAACTTGTATATGGACCGCGCGGCGAACGCCACCGCGAAGACCCCGGCCAAGCTTCCCACCGCAATTCCTATGATGTAGTTCTTGTCTACCGCGTACGAGCCGTGGGTGAACGCCAAGACTCTGAGCGCGGAGCCGCTGGAGTCCATTAAAATATAATTGAAGTATGTCGGGTCCATGGCGCGGAAATACTGGATGGAGGAGTTGGCCCCCATCGTCATCTGCCGCTCTTCGTCGGCGGTGCGAATGACGAACACGTCCTCGAACCCCCCGAGGCTGTACCTGAGGAGCGCGTGGCCGCATAGCTTGCATGCAATACTGGCGCCGTGCAGGTTTACGTAGCCACTGGTTATTTTCTCTACGCGCGAGGCGAACGGCTCCTTGGAACACGATGCGTTAAAGTAGGTCAGGTATAGGTTTGTCCGTATCGAGGTGTCCGGGAGCCGGTACCTCACGCCGCCCGTTACAGGTCTGGTGGTTAAGATCCACGAGGCGCTGTCGGAGATGGCGATGTAGAACACTATGCTGTTTTCCCTGGTCCAATCGAAACATCGCGCCAGCTCCGGGAAGAACATGTCCGCGTAGGCTTTGGGGCCACCAACGGGCTGCGCCGCCGCGATGACTCTCGCCGAGTCGTCGAGGAGGGCCGCGGTCTCTAGTTCCGAGCCTCCGTACAGGAAACTCCCGTACAGCGTTCTGTATACGGCGGAGGCAGAGATCACGTTGCCGCTCGGCCTGTTTGCCTGCGGCTCCAGATCGAAGCGTAGCGCGGCGGCGCACGGGGTAAAGAGGTCGTCCAGGCAGAAGATCTCCCCGTGGCCAGATGCCGCGTCGATCGTCCCGGTGATGTCAACGAGTGGGTTTTGCGCCTGGTGCTCAGAACACAGAACCGTCATATGAGTCAATACCCTTCTCGCGGTAGGGATGCTGTCGGCTTTGCGAGCCAGAAACACGCGCACCGCCGCGGAAAGGGTCTTCCTGTCTATCTTGTCTGTGGCGCTCCCTCGTATCAGCTTATGGTAGTACGAATCAATTATACTTGCCGCGAAGGCGTGCGGCGCTACCCCGTCGGCGCTAGGGAGGTACGCCGCTGCGCCTAGCCGGTCAACCGATCCTAGGATCGCGGTAAGGATCGTAAGCTGCTCGTTTACCGAGCGCACCTCTCCCCAGTATCTCTCGCGTGAGACCTGAAGGATCGCGTACGGCACGTTAATTAGCCCCTCGTCGGCGCCGCCGCGCCCGGACAGAATCGCGAGTCGAGATGCGGGCGGCGCGGCACCGAGCTGCGGCGCATTGGCCGAGAAACACAACTCCACCTGTTTAGCCCAAGTCTCGGTCGTGACTACGAACTCTAGGATCTCCGCGTCGGTAACATAGGTTTCCGCGGCCAGCGCGGCAAAGCGGTGCCACGCTGCACCGAAGTGTAGCGCGGCCGCGACGACGAACGGTTCGTCAGGTTCGCGGTTGCACCCGTGTTTCAGAAGCTGCTTGATAGTCAGCAGCTGCCCTGCGGCCACGTGGCTGCCGTAATTCTGCACTTCCAGAAAGGCCTTGACGCCGGCGAGCGTAGCGTTGTACAGCCGCGGCTTGTAGCTCGTGCCTGCGGCCACGTTCACCAGTACAGAAGTCTCGCTCGAGCTGACGTACAGGTAGCGAGGCCATTGCGGGAAGCGGCTCTCGCGCAGTTTGGCCGACCGCGGTGTCGCGATCACTTCTACCGGCGGGGTCGCAGGAGAGGACACGCACAACGAGAACACGTTTTTCCCGGAGTTGACGGAGATGTCCCAGTAGCCAGACAGCGTTATGCTCAGATACCGCGTAAAAACAAAGGGCATCAACGTCTGCAGCGGGTCATTGAAGATCACTTTCCGCGGCATCAGGAGGCTCTTCCCGCGCAAAGAGCCGCTCAGGGGAAACGAGGGCCGCTCTTCCGGAGGTTTGATTTTCTGACTCCCGGGCCCAGACAGGAGTCGCGTCCCTAAAACGTAATCTGGCGCCGGTCGGCCCACCGCCACCGGCCTGTCGTCGCGAGCCCACCTGTAGTAGGCATAGGTTACGTACACCTCGCCGAGGAGGTTGTAAGCTTCCGCCAAGGCTCGCGCGGAAGTATTGGATGCCCCGAACAACAGGTTCTTGTTCGCGTGGAACACGAGCCGGTTGTCGTACGAGTCAATCATCACCACCGCAACGGTAAGCGTGTCTTTGGGTATTAGCGAATTCCGCGTAGCATGCATCGTCACGATGTCTTTTGTCGCCGTAGCGCATTGTAGCGCCACGAGCGCCAGCAACGCCGCGCAGGCCCACGCTACGCTTGCGAGCCGACGTGCCGCCAACGGTCTGGCGGCGGGCACCGCAGACCGAGGCGTGACCATCTGTTCTTCTCCGCGCGCGCCCACGCGCGCCGCTCCCTCCACACCTAGGCGCCAGGTGCCGCGCACATGCAGAAGCGTGAGCTTCGCCGACTGGTGTCCCAGGTGTAACTGATGTGCCTATAAACCCCCCAGGTGCTCGGGCACGCTTGCCGTATCCATTCACCAAACAGGTTGCTGCGATCTTCGTTCCCGTTACCTGCCGCCGCACTTAGCTAAACCACAAACACATAAATTTTGTCATGCGATGTTTTTATTGCGTTTTTATTTATCGATGTGGGCGCGTTCCCAACGCGCTTCACACACCCATATCGGCGTTGTAGGCTTCTACCGCATCAAACAATAGATCTGGCGCGTTACCCCGCGCAGTTACGGCGGGCACTTTTGACGAGATCGCGACTACCTTCTCGGCGCACTGTTCCTGGCTCAATCCGTTGATGTCAACAATATGCATGTTCAGGGATCTCAGCAAAGCATCGAGTTTGGCCATTGTGTAGACGAATAGAGCTGACTGTTTTCTATTTTTCCGCCATGTGGCGTCGCTCGCCATCACGGCAAATAGCGTCTCGGACGCATTCGGGTCGTCTCTGGGCTGTATATCAATTTTGTGCATGTCGCTCTCTAGTTGCGACCCCCTGAAATCTTCCAGCGCCTCGCGGTCGGCGCACGCCTTGTCGATGCTGACGTTGCGAAGGTAAGCTACCGTGTTGTACATTATGATGAAAACGTTACGCAGGATCCTCAAGAATGTCTTGTTGACGTGCTCCCCGCTCCTGCTTCGCTCCGTTATGCGCCGAGCTTGTTCTTCGACGCTGAGGTCTAAGATCGCGATCGAGGCTCCTCTTGGATAGTCGGGCAGCGTGGCCACTAGCGCGATCAAGTCTGTATATTCCAAGTATCCCGTAACGAACCTGGCTACTGGGAAACACAAACATGATGCTAACGGGTGTCGGTCCACGCCCACAAAGTAGTCCCCCTCCCCCAAGTGTGCACTGGTGGCCTCCGACTCGCCGCTTATTATTCCATAGATGACGGCGTTCATGATGTGGAAGGGAGCCGAGAGCGAGACCTGCGCGTAGCACACGCGCCGCGACGCTTCGCGCAGGTCTATCTCGCCGGCGTCTTTAAGTTCCTGAGTAGTGTATATTTCTCTTATTGCATCGTGGTCGTCGACAAACCAGCTCCTCCACGCGCGCATCGGCTCTTCCAAGTAAATTCTACGGAACCGGTACGCGGCGGACTTCTGTATTTGTCTGAGTACCGTCGTCTTGCCGATCCCAAATGCCCCGTCGACGTAGAGGACCACGATGCGACCCATCCTCGGCCCTGGCTGTGGATGTGGCTGCCGCGGTAGCCGCCGCAACGTCGCGCACCCGCGCCCAAAAGGTTCGAAAGGCCAAGAAGGTCTTGGCCGCCAACGGTCACAAGTGGCACCGCAGGGCTAAAACGCCCGTTAACAAACGAACTCTGGTGGCGGCCAGGCTTTTAGCGGGGGTGAGGTGTCATAACCGCTTTTACGGTGCCCTGGTGTCGTCGTTTGAGACCGCCTACTGTATGAATCATCGCCACGGCAGCGACGGTCTGGCCGCAACCATCATCGCGGAAGCCTGCGGCGCCGTTCCGGTCTGTAGCCTAAACACCACGATCATGTTCGAGGTGAACCTTGGAGGCAGGCGCCCAGACTGTATATGCGTTCTCGATCGCGCAGGGGTCGCGGGGGCGCCGCGTGAGTCTGTATGTTTGATAGTAGAGTTAAAGACGTGCCGATTTTCGCGCTCCGCCTTGACGGAGAGCAAAAAGAACCAATACGCTACGGGGCTCCGCCAGCTACGCGACTCAGCTAAGATAATCTGCGACGTCGCGGTGCCCGGGGCGGATTTCGTGCATATCGTGCCAGTGTTAGTGTTTGTCGCGCAAAGGAGCATGCGGATAATGGACGTGAGGAAGTTTAACGAACGAGTAGTGCGTGCGAACGCAGAGCTATTACGCTTAAGGCTGGCGGCGCTCGGCGTCTACTCGAGAAGCTTCGCCGCCGCGCCGCAGCGCCTGCAGAGCGCGCAAGATCGGTGCCACGACCACGCGGCGACGCCTAAGCCCACGCCCGCAGTGGTTCCGTCGCCTCCGGCGCCGCCAAACCCTGCGCCGCCGCAATCTCGAGTCGGGTTTGGTAGCGCTTTGGCGATGGCGACCGCGGTGATGTTGGGCGAGTACGCCCGCGAGAATAAACCCCCGCGCTGACTATTAATTCCCGCCACGGTCTTTTCCCCGCGCACTCGTGTATTGGCTATTCGTTGCGCGGCTACTATACTTTCCCATAGGGTCGGCGCTGCCGCGAATAAGCGTAAGTTCGTTTATTGCGCGCGAGGTAGCGGAGCCATGTTCGGACGAGGCTTGCCGCCGCTAAAGTTCGGCCAGATTGGCGGCGACGGTTGGTCGACGGTGCTAGCCGACCCAGGTAACCGGCTGATCGTGGCTAACGCGCATCGCTCCGAGCCGCGTCTGCGCGTAGAAACCCTGATCAGGGAGGAGCTGCTAACATCTAGGGCCAGGATCGAGGACTTGGAAAGGCGCAATCGAGCCGCGCACGCCGCTTTGGACCGGCTCGCCGGCAAGGCTGTAGCTATTCCCCTGCGCGCCGCGGCAGAGCTGAAGAACGTGGAGCGTCCGCTCGAGGCGGCGGTGGAACTCCTAGAAGACATGGCGGAGCGAGCCCACCACGAACATGAGCCCGCCGTCGTCGAGGACGAGCGGTGCCGCAAGCTGTCCGCTGGCGACCAGAGCGGGCAAGACGCCGGAGACGATGACGACGCGGGGGTAATCAGGATCCTAAAGAACGGCAGCGTTATCCCGTTGTGGAAGCCGCGCACTGGCGCGAAGGACTTCCACGTGAACTTTGTGACCATGGCCTTCGCTGCCTCTGGTGACGGGCGCGTAGGCTTCGGGTCGTGGTACCGCGCCCTGCAGTCACAGCTGCTGGACAGCAGCCGCGGCATGGAGCGCATACTTGGCGTGTCCCAAGACGGACGGGTTTCGTCCCGCCTCGTGCGCGCGGTAATCCGCGTGCTGCGCTCCGCCGCGGAAATATACGTGGGTCACAGGAACTATAGCGCCTTCGAGGCGGCGGTGATGTGCCTGTTCCAGTATGACGCGGCCAAGCGCGAACTTGCCGACGCCAAAGACGGGCGCGGCTCGAGCTCAGGGAATGAGCCGAGACCCGCGAGCACTTTCGAGGAGGCGATCAAGCTCGTCCCGCACTATTTGCGCGCGCTTCAGGAGGACGTTCGGCGGGAATGGGGGGCGGTGTCATACGCCTTCGACCGCACCAAACTGCCCCAGAAGTTCTTTTCTCCGGTTGACGCGAAGAAATACTCCAATGGGGCGTTGAGCCCGCACATCGTGTACCGTTTGTTCAAGGCCCGCGGGGTGTTCGCGGCCACCGGTCGCGAGGTAACAAAGGAAGAGATCGCTACGGTTGACCCTGATTTCAGCCGCTTTGACGATCCTATAGCTAATTTATCGTTGGCGTTCTTCCCGGCGCGCCGGTCGCCGCTGTCGCTACACGAAGATGAGCCGCTCATGCGGGCGGCCATCGACGCGGTAGCGCTAATGATGTTGCTGCAGAGGCTCATGTACAACAGCGACGTGTACGCTAACTCTATGGCTAACCGGTTCCAGGCCGCCGCCTTCTTCGAGGGCAGGGTTACTGGCCCAGTGGCGCCCGCCTCAGGAGATGTTTATGGAGACAGATTGAGCGGCGACGGAGACCCCATTCGCGCGCCGGGTTCTAGACCGCCGGCCGCCGCGGAGGCAACGCTGTCGGGAGATGGCTCGCGCGACGTCGTCAGCCTAGACAACAACCTGGTCTTCTTGTTCGACAAGTATTTGTGCCCAATGTACCGCTACGACAACCGCACTGAAATGACGGGATTCTTCCCCGGCCTGGCCGCGGTGTGTCTGGTGGGCAAGGTTCGGGGCGTCCCCAGCCCGTCTAGCGCCGGAGACTGTTGCTCATCTCTAATCAATTTGGTAGACTTGGACTTGAGAAAGACCGAAAACACTGGCGCGGGCGCGGCCGTGGTCCTGACTGTTCACGACGCTATCACGTATGACATGGAAACGGGGCTATCGAGGCTTCTGTCGGTATTCGACGTGAAGAAGCACATGAAACCCGTCCTACGCGCCATGAACGTCGAGACTGACTCTGATCTCATCTACTTTTTGTGCTTGGGCTGCCTGCCGCACCACGTAACCATCGCCTGACGCGAGAGTGCCGCGGCCGATCGCGACGGCTTGGTATCGCTGGACGTGAAAGTGGGCGCGGCGAAACCTATAGGGCGTAGTGGGGCACTGCGGGGATAATAAATAAAAAACCAACACGGGAGTGATATTCGTTGCGCGTCTCTGCCGCGGCATATCCAACCGCTGCGAGGGCACGTTGTACCTGCGCTTCGCGCACGATGGTCGTTGCGGAGCAGCTAGAGGACGTGTTTGTTGGCGGGTACTTGGTAATTTACGCGAGTCAGGATGGTGCCGGCGAGGAGTACCGGTTGCCTAAGGAAGTGGTTGCGAGAGCCCTACCCGTCGAGCCTGGACGTGTTCCAGTCAACATCAACCACGATGCGAGTTGCCGCGTGGGCAGCGTCATCTCTATAGTCGATGTGGAAAAGGGGCTCTTCTTCTTGGGCGTGGTGTCGGGGTCGCTGGCTCTCGCTATGTTTAAGTATGTAGCGCGAGACCTGTTTCGCGCCGACGATGGCGATTCGCCTGGAGGGGGCGCGGAGAGCGAAACGCGCAGCGACGAGGCGTTGCCCGCCAATACTCTGAGCGAGCGGGAAAAGTTCCTGTACTTGCTCAGCAACGTGCTGCCGTCGCTGTCCCTCTCTTCGGCGCGGCTGGCAGATGGGTACTCGCCGGCCGACGATTTCTTTGCCCACGTAGCGCTGTGCGAGCTCGGGAAGCGCGACGGGACGATCGCAATCTACGGCTCATCCCCCCCCGAGGTGCTCGACGCGTTTTCTGGGCTGGACGATGCTGCCAAACGGGAGCTGGCGCGATCTGCCGAAGAGTGGACCACGTCTTCGCGGCGCGAAGAGCCCGTAGACGAGGCGATGGTTAGTGAGTGTCTTCTCAGGAAGTTCATGAACAATGCTTTCCTGATGGACCGCGGGGAGTATCTCCGCGCTAGGCGCCATCTAGCTGACGTGAGGCGCCCCAAGTACCTGCAGGCCGCGGAGACGACTTGCCTCTCCTCGGCGAATCCAAGGAGCAGCGGCAAGGCGGCGTTTTCGTGCGAAGCGCGCGGCCTCGACGAGGCGGGCGCAGGAGCCATCGGCCGCGCGCCCGAAAGCGGCATGGCCGCCTCCGCGGACCAACACGCCCAGGATGGTATAAAGATACGCCTTGAGCGCTCCCGATCACAGATTGGCCCCGGAGCGATGAGTTCGGTAAGCCAACCTGCGGCTGCGCCATACTCTGGCGCAATGGCGGATTCTGCCGCGCAAGTGCCATCGGCTCAGCCGCCGCGCATTCCTTGCCCGCCTACTGGCCAGACTGAGATGATATACGTGCCGCTCGGAACATACAACGACTTAGTTGTCTCTGCGGCGCAGGCGAGGCGCGGCGAAGATCGTAGACAGCAACTGTCTGCCCCTCCTCCGCAGCACGCCCAACAAATAGTTCAGCGCGAGACAGGTATTAATTCCTCGTCGCCTGCTCTGGCTCCAGCGGGCCGCGGTTCTTACGCTTCCGCAAGCCACATAATGCACCAACCCGCCTTTCAGACTCAGCAGCCCTGCTGGCCACAGCAACAACAGTACGTCCAGGCTCCGTGCGGGGGACACGGCATTGGGTACTACGGGCAGGCTGTTTCTAGCGACGCGGCGGCAGTTCCGGGGACGGCGCCCCAACTACTCGTTCCACAGGGGCACCAGGCGCCGGCGGTCTCTCCATGTTCGGGATGCAGCACGCTGGGCCGCAGACGCATTTTACGGCGCCGCTCCATGGACTCCCGACCGGCTTTCCGGCCCACGGTTCCTTTCTTCATGCTCCAGGATACTTGGGCGCGATGCCGCCCATTCAGGTTTATGCGCCGCAGCCGCAGCAACACCCGCCTTCTCTCGACACGAGGATAGAGGCTTTGTTGGCCGCGCTCGAAAAAGAGCGAGCCTCCGAGCAGGGCGCGGCAGAGGGACCGCAACAATCGCTCGTCGCTGGGCAAAACAAGAAAAAGGCTCTGCTCAAGCGATCCATGGAGCACCAGCGGGAGGAAGAGGAGGACGATGAGTCTGCTCCCGAAGCCCCGTACTTTCCCGGAGAAGCTGCGGCGTCTTGCAAGCGTCAGGCGAAGCGACAGCGCGCCGCCGCGGAGGGCGAAGAACAAGTCGCGCCGAGCTTCTCTGACCTGATACAAGGCTTGGCCGCTCTACACAAGGACGTGGCGGAGATGAAGGCTTCGGTTGCCGGCATCGGCGCCCCACAAGCATCGCAGCCCACGCCCGTTGCGCAGCCAGAGCACGAAGAACCTAAACAGGCACCCGCCACCGTCGACGCGAGTTCGTCTAAGAAGCTCAAGGACTCGAGGCGAGCGGCGGAGAAGAGGCGCGCCGCCGACGAGTTTGCGAGGATAATGTCTACAGAATAAACAGCGCGTCGCGACGCGCAGACAAAAAAAATAAAGATACGCAAAACTCTATAGTCTGTGGGCTCGCGTATATTCGCTCCGTGGTCTTTATGATAGGCCATGGGGGGGCGGTTAGCCAGTTGCGCGGCACGTGGCGTTGTGTTTCTCGAGCGTTCGTACATCGCCGAGAGGCCTTGTTACTGGGTTAGTGCGCCGCTTGTCAGTGGAAGGCGCCGCTCTCACAATGCCTACCCGCCGTGCTTCCTTGGCCCCCCGGGAAGAAATTTTACAGCGCGAGTTTTGGTGTGATGGTATTACTTTATTGCAAACGCTTCAGATAGTGGAGGGGGGAAATATCGTAAAGTCCTTGCGCGTACCAATGGGTCAGATTATAGATGCTCGTCGTCGTAGTAATAGTCCTCGTCATCAAAGGTCTTGAGCAGCTTCCTTGTGTCGTCTTTGGTCGAAGTTTTGCGATGGCGGAGAAACTGGCCTATGCGCTTGGCTAATGTGGACTTGGCGGAGGCTGCCGCTTTTTCTCGCCGCTTCCGCACCTCGCTCTCGAAAGACAAGATCTCGAGGCCGCGGAGCACGCGCTCTGCGAGTTCCTTGTCTGAGGCATCTTCATCCTTCCGCACGGTAGCATGCTGCCGCGCTTTCTCTCCTACGTCTATGATGCCGGGGAACAGGGTCTGGACAGGATTAGCGCGCAGTGTCATGACGTATCTGAAGGCCAATAACCCCATTATTACGCACACGATCACCGCTATGCCTATGCCGAGCGCGGCGAAGGGGTTAGCCAGGAACGATGAGATCCCGGAAACCGTCGAGATGATGGCCGCGGCGGCGCCCATCACCACGTTGCCCAGCACCTTTCCGGCACCACCTAGCGTATTAGTCAAGAACTCGCCGATCGCCCGTAACGTGGCGAGCCCGTCGTCAAATTTCAAAGCCGTGTCCAGGTCCCTGAACATCTTGTTGTACAGGTTGTTGTAGCGCACTACTTCATCGTAGTTGAGCGTGCCTACGTCGCGGAGCTCCTCGCGGGTGTACACCGCCAAAGGCACGAAGTCCAGATCCTCTAGCAGCGTAACGTCGAGGTTCACAAACGTGCTGCTGATCTCCTCGATCTCCGACGCGTTCACTTGTCGTATAAACTTGTAGTCCTCGTACAGCAGATAATTCGCGCCAAACAGAAAGTACCGGCGGTGACTCGCCTTACACGGTTCGATTAGCGTGCGCCCGTGAAGTATCTCGTTGTGTTCTCCTAGCTGCCCGTGCACGCCTACGTGTTGCTGCGCTTCGGCCTCTCCGGCCTGCTGTGAGCCACCGACGTCCGAATTATTGGCTGGGCGCGCGACTCTACCGCGCATCGCTTCAGAGTCTGCGGCTGCCGGATACTTGAACACCAATACCGGCCGAACGTAACACATGGACGGGTCGCCGGGTACGCGCATCGAGTCCTGCATGACCACATTCTCGATTGGGATCTCTAGGCACTTGGACACCGCGAGCACATCGCCCAGCAACCGCGCGGCCACCGCATGCCCGTACATAGAGGTCATGAGCGAGGCGGGGTTGAGTTTCTTTATCTCGTGCCAGACTACTAGCTGGCGGTTCTGCATCTCGCACCACGCCTCCAACAGGTTGCCGATGAGCATGTTGACGTGCTTCTGGATCTTGTCGTACGTGAACTGTAACATCGCGAACGTGGCGGACGTGTGCGTGTTGATTAGATCCCCCGCGGGCCCAGAGAGTATGCTGCCCCCGCCAGACGGAGCTGCGCGCTTGCTCCTAGACACGGCGCTGTGGTTTTGCCGCGCGGCCTCGTCCAAGTACAACTCTGCGAGATCATTGCTGACCAGTCTCTGGAAGGCGATCAAGAAGCCCCCGTTGGCCAAGTAGTACTCGATGCCCCCGGAGCGCACGTGCGTATTCTTGTACTTCTTTCCGTAGATGGCCTCGATCGTCTCGTTGGCGATGCGCGGCACGCATCCGCCTAGATGGAGCCTGCTGATGTTGAAGGGCGTTTTCGACGCTACTAGGGTGGCAGTAAGGTCCTTAAAGTTGAAGTGAAAGCTTTTGTTGTACGAGACGCGCACCGCTTCTGGGATCTCCAACCACTTTGCCATCGTGCACGCAGTCGTCGTCTCGTCCATTTGGTCCCACGCGACAGTAAACTCGTCTTCGAAGACAAAATTTCTGTTGTGCGGTGGCGCTAACACTCTGGTTTCGAGGTCGCGGGCCTGGTACCCGAGCGCTTCGTAGACTCGGTCCTCGGCGTACAGGTTGTATCGGCTGTGCTTGTCGCTGCTCTTGTAGAAGGGCGATATCTCTAGCGTATTCCCTGTCGCCAGGCCAAAGTAGGTGTATGGGTAGACCGAGCGGGCCTGCATGTATTCCACGACGCAGTCTACTGTCGTGGACGTGCGGTACCCCAACGCGGTGCGGCGCTGCGTGACGTTTGTCGTGTGAAAGCTGCGCGTAGACGGCGAGCGCAGCAGTGTCGGGACCAGGGGTTTGTACACTCCGTAGACATCGTTGTCGTAGGCCTCGTACACGACTTTGTTCCTGTTGTACGCCGCACGCGTAACGCACTCGCCTTTCCCGTCGATGTCCTCTTTGATCTCCCCGAAGCCTATGTTGACGCGAGTTCTATACTCGTTGGTGATCTGGGCCAACCCGAACCCCTTCCACGTGGTGACGGTGGTGATGTGCTTGTAATACAGCGTAGCGTTGAATATCAGCGGCGCTATGTTCTGCTTGAACGTAACCGCGATCCCCTCGGTCATGTTGGTGGAATCCGTGTACTTGTGGCACTTCCTTGGCTGCGCGAGCCTTACTACGCTGGCGCCGTTCGGCGTCGAGCACGCGTATAGTTTGTTCTCGAATATCGCGGACGTGTCGAACGCGGCAGAGTTCACGGCCTCGGCAAATGTTATGTCCCCTACATCTTCCGCGGCGCCGAGAGCGGAGCCGCTTGCCGCGGGGTCGCCGAGACTCAAGATCCCGCTATGGCCGGCCGCCGATCTAGCGCAGAAACCCGCTTGCGCGCTAAACAACAGCAGTGAGACGAGCATAGTTACCTGTCGGCGGCGCGGGCTAGCTTCTGAACAGACCCGCATCGCGCGGCTTGCTCGTAACAGTCTGGAAGCTTGCGCCGACCCTCGCTTATGTTCCCCGCGCTTTTGTTCGCCGCTGTGCCTTCCACGTGCCCCTCCTAACGTATTGGGCGCCGTCCTTGGGTCATGTGTCCATATCTCCTAGACTAGGGCCTCGAGGGCGGCGCCCCTTCACTTGTCTTGTTTATGCAGTACCGCGTAAAGAACTGCGTACAAGTCCTTCTCCGTCACCACAACTGAGGTGGCACAGAGCCGTCTATCTTCTCCGACCCCCCAAATGGCGATGAGTGGAAAGCGCTCCTCAAATGTCAGATATATCCCGTCTGTCAAAAGCGGCCCGCCCGCGTCGACTTCCACGCTATCGGCCCGCATGAGCTTTGCTCTCCCGCATTGGAAGATGGACTCAAACAGTGCCGCCGCGAAAACGGCCTCTCTAATGTACGCGTAGGCCGCGCGCTGTGTCTCGGACACGCCAGAAATCCCAGAGAAATCGTAGAACTCCCTAAACTCGCTAACCATCCATTCCGCGTGTGCGTACGTGCGCGTAAAGCTCGCCAACTCCTCCTTAAGGTGCGGGAGCAGCCCCACGTTCTCGACCGTAAAGTACAGAGACGTGTTTGGGGGCTGGGGGAACCGCTCGACGTGGCGTCTAAACATGGGCCCGCTGACGAGCTCGTAGAAGCGGCTGGCCAGATGCGGCAGCGCGGCCGGGTCTAAGGACGTGCGCATCAGTGCGGACCGTACGTATTGATGCTGCTCGTAGCCCTCTACATCTTCTCGCGCCAGGCGGCAGCGGCGTATGTGCTGCGATTCATCGGAGGTCACGGCCTTCATGAAAGCCTGCCTCGCCAAAAACCCATTTTTGAGTTCCACGTACATCGCCGGGAGCGCGGCTCCGTATACGTTGACGCGCAGTAACTTTTCCAGCTCCGCGCGCTGGTTTTTCACGCATCGATCGAGATTAGAGAACGACCGCGCAGAAAGCCGCTCGGCGTAGTTTTTCCGCCGCGTGGTCAAATCTCGTTCCGCCCTGTCTAGTAGTTTCTTCACCTTGTCTTCGTGCTCGTCGGCCACGGCGGCAGTGTCGACGCGCACGCGGCCTATCCAATCGCGTTGCCCGCGGCGCGTGGCGTCAGCTGCGCCGGGATATCCCTCGTCGTCGCAGTCGCCGGCACCGTCCTCCGCCCGACCGCCGGCTTTGTCGGCGCGAGGCCTTGTTTGGTCCCTGTAGCTCTTCAGGATTTCCACGAGCGCGTCTGTGTCCGCCTTTTCCGGGTTTCCGAGGCGGCTAAACAGCGGCAGGGACATGTGATGGCTGTAGCATGAGCTGATGAGGGTTTCGATTTCGGCTTCCGGGGCCGTCGCAGGGCTGCCGGCAAGCAGTTTGTCTATGAGGGCCTCGCCCCCGCCACCTACTCCGCGCACCGATGCGATCTTCGAGGCGACGTGGCGGTGGAAATGCGCGAAGCTCGTCCCAAAAATTTCGCGTTCGGCGCTGCGGCACTCGCGCTCGAATGTTTCTGCTCTAGCGAACATGGCGCTGAGGTCTGTGTCCAGCTTCTGTAGCACTGTGGCCTGATGTGTGGCGTGGGCGCAGCTTCCGCGCGTCTTCGCGCCGGCAGCCTTGCCGGAGGCGAGCCAGTATCGCAATTCGCTGAGTCGGTACACCGGCCCCGGCGCTTCGGTAAACACATCGTACGAATCCAGAATCCTTGAGGCCCTCGCTTCGTGTTCCAGGTCTGCTCGGTCATCGCCGGCCGGCGCTCCGTCCTCCTGCTCGCTGCGCCCCACTTCTGCGCGGCACCCGGTGGGCACGACTCCCGCTAGCCGGCGTCCGCCACCTACTTCCCCCCCGCTAGACCCCCTGAGCTTGTCTATTGCTCCGCGGAGAGTGTTCGCGTCGACGCTATTAAGGAATGGCATGTGTCTCAACACGTCGTCCGGGGTAACGTTGACCTTCACCTGCTTTACTAGGTGGTCGCAAACCGAGTACCCCAAGCGCTTGTAGATGGTGTCCCCCTGGTTGGCAGTGACGCTAAGCTCGTCGAGGCATATGCAGCACGGCTGCGTGTGGTCGTACGTTTCCGGCGAAGCGACCATTCCCCCGCCGACTGTCGCGGTCAAGAATTCGTCTACGCCGACCAGAGCCGCCTCTGCCGATTCCGTGGAGACGATCAGGTGGCAGTAGTTGATCTGTTTCAGTAAGTTCTCCGCGTCGTTGATCAGCCCGAGCTCTCGAGTCACGTCCTGGGTTCGGCCGTAGAGGCTGAGCCCTACCAGTGAATGCAGGCGGCACGTGCCGCCTGGACTGAGGTTCATCGTGGCCGAGAAAAACCTGTCCTTGTCCCGATACGTCGCATACGTATCGATCTCGTTCGCGAGGGCTGCCGCCTCGGAGCACGCCCTGCGCAGCCACATCCACAAGCAGTATATGCCGACCGTGAGTCTGTGGGCGGCCTGGGCAGCGAGATCGCCCGCCAGCCGCGAGTGCAAGTACAGCACCATAAGCGCGTTGTGTTTGATCTTCGCGCGCAGAGCTCGCTTGACAAGAACCTCGGGGTCGCAGCGCTTAAGCAACTCTATCTGGAACAGCAACGTCTGCAGCTGCCCAGCCACCGCGAGCAACCGGCGAGTTGTGTCGTCGGCCATTAGGTTCTTGGGTACGATTGCGCGCCAAACCTCGCGTGGTCGCGCGTTACGCTCGCTTCGCCAGGCGTTGGCCGCTGAACCGTTCTTTGGTGCCGGCGGCATTCATTTTCTCCCCCATGCGTCCTCGCCCTCCCCCAGCAGAGCCCGCCCCTAAAAACTAAAACCTCGCATGACACGTATGGCAACTGTTGCAAGTGTGTTTTTATTTTTCAGCCGCGTCAGCAGAACAGAATCTCCGTAGCCAGCGTACGTTTTTTGGCGCTGGGGCCGGCAAAGACGTCTTCGTCGTCGCCGTTCGGTACATCTGATTTTGCGCCATGTGGTGCGTCCTTGTCGGCGTCATCGTCGTCGCAGTCGAAGTTCAGCATTTCTCCGTCGGTCGCCACTTCTTCGTTCCCGTGCTTGTTGAGTTCGGCCATAGCCGCCTCATGCGTCCAGCCGTTGGGCGTAGAGGCCGCTATCTGAGCGTGAAGTTCTTCTAGGGCCTCGATTAGGAACCTGTCCTCAACGATGGCCACCCACGTATCGGTCGTCACGTCTCGCAGCCCTTCTCCCAACACCCGCAGGGCAACCGCGTAAATGGCATGTGGAGTGCATCCAGCCTCCACCATTGACCTAACTTGGCCGGCGAGGGAGCTTTCGGTGAAACTCGAGGAAGGCCCTGCCTTGATCAACGCGCCAGTGCGTTTGCACGCCAACATGCACTTGCGCGTAGTATCGCCCGATAGCCCTGCGTTGACAGACTGGATTCCAGAGGCGCCCATGAATCCAGACCAGTTGCCTGCCTGGAACACGGTGGTCGAACTCTGTTGGCCGATGTACTTGCTCACCATAATCCCGAGGCCTATTATTGGTTTGGTGCCCATTACCAAGCGGCAGGCGTTCGTGACCATCGACGTCGAGACCCAATTTTTCTCGGGTTCGCTCGCGATGGACTTTTCTGCCGCTTCGGTCAGGTTCTTGGTGGTCGGGTTGGCGACCGCCGGCAACCACGCCAGCTCTGCGCTAGGGTCCTTGTTCCTGGTGGCGGACATCACCGCGGCCGAGGGAGTGCTGATGTAGAAGCTGCCGTTGGTTCCCCCGTGGCCGCAGTATTCCAGGATCTTGTTGGTGACCATGAAGTTAGCCAGCTCCAGTATGGTCTGAGGTTGGGCCTTAACGTAGTTGCTCTCCGCGTAGGCCTTAGAAACGCGCCTGATATAGTTAAGCGTTTTCCTGATCTCAGGAGTCAGGTGGCTCATGGGCATAGTGCCCCCGATGACCTTGTTCCAAAACTGGAAGACGTTGTTCTCCGGGCCAAATATCATCTCGTGATAGCGCTTGAGCAAAAAGCCTAGCGGGCCCCCCAATATGTTAATGTGTTTCACAGATGCCGGGCGGGAAAAGCTGTCCGCCATGCCTTGCATGCGCACTCCGCCGCGCCTCCCCTCGAACCCGTTGAACACGATCCGATTTTTTACCTTAAATTCCTTCAGCTTAAGCACTTGTCCGCGCGTGAGTGAGTACTCGTACTGCGCGACGGACTTCTCTGTGCTCGGCACGCTAGTATCCGGGGCGGTGACGCTCGACGCCGACACCACCACTGGCTCTTGGCGGCCCGACACAAACCCCTTGTCTAGCATGCCCATGAACGCCGAGCGCAGCGTAGGCATGGCCGCTGAACGAAACATCTTTGTCTCGGGCTGTCCCTTGTCGAACGTGGACGGCACCTGGCTCAGTATGAGATCCTGAAGGATGATTGACTTTGTTTGGGTGACCAAATGCGACAGCATAGGGCAGAACGAGGTCGAGTATGGGTTCAGAGACACGGCGAACGTGTGCGCCGACGATGCCAGGTGTTCCTTGTAGTGGTAACCCCTGGCGCCAGACAGGGCCGCGATGAACTTGGCGCACTCTTCGTCGACCATATTAGAGATCCTATCATAGGTGTCACAAAGGTCCTTGGCGCTCTGTATGTTCCTGGCATCTTCGCCCGTGTCGGCGCGCACGAGTCCCTCGGATACCAGAAACTGCATCACCCGCCCGCAGAGGCCGCGGTAAGTATCGTTCATGACGTTCCTGGCAGAGTCGCCTTCCCCGGCCCGCTTCATGTGAGAGTAAGGCGCGAAGTTGCCCAGCTGGTCACAATCCGTATACTCCGCATCGACGGCTCCGAAAACTGCCATAGGACCCCTGCGCGGGGCGCGCGGAGTGGGGAGTCGAGATCGGAGTCTGTGCAGCGTATGGCGAACGCAGTATTGGCGAGTGGTCTCGGTGCACCAACGACACTCCGCCGCCATAGTAGTCTCGGCCGCCACGAACTTCAGTGTATTTGCGCCGCCGCGGCAATCTGCTCCCAACTGGTACCGCGAACAGCGCTCTAGGTAAAACAGCGCGCGAGCAGTAAGCTCTGGGCTGAACCCGCAAGCGTACGCCAAGTGTTCTGGGCCATACTCGAACCCGCTGGCCGATGCCAGGGCGCAATCGCCTGTTCCGTCAGAAACTCTGTTCCCGGCGTAGTCGACGGTTGGGCAACCTAGCGTGTGAAGGCCGCAGGCAAAGAAAAACCTGGTCAGGTTAGAAGACGCGTGTTTGTCCCCTGGATCGGCGGCCGCCCCGCCATCTACAACCTCGCTCGCGTAGAGTGGGGAGTTGACCGCAAAAAAACCTGCTCCGACAATTCCCGCGAGCTCTGCCATGAACTTGCTGAGCGCCGCAGCTCGCTCATCCGGCGTCTTTGCGTCGCAGAACATGGGCCATTGGCAATACGGCGCGGAGGCGTTTCCTTCGAACTTATATGGCGCGCAGGACACCGATACGCGGGTCGTCAGGGCCAGGTCCGCCGCGAGGCTGCACGCCGCCCTGCGCTCGACGTCGGCCTGCGGCTTTTGCGCGGCGCTCTTTGCCTGTGGAGTCGCGGGTTGCGTGAACGTCTTGTCCGCAGCTAGAACGCATCCCTCAAAGTTCCCGTCGAAGGCCACAGCCGTAGCCGCCCGCGCCACGGCTTCCAAGTCGCGCGTGCGGAGGCTCTGTCCCTGCGGGGCGAGGACGGCTCCGTGCAGCACTCGATTTAGCGATTTGTTGTACAGAGGTTTCGGGTAGGCACACCCTTCTCCTATGTTGCGACTGTTCGTATCGAAGGGATTGCGGCAGAGGCGCAGCGCTATGTCTGGCATGTACATCTGTACCGGGTAGATGGGCACGCGGCGCACAAACTCAGAATTGATGTACACTGAATCCGCGCCGCCGAAGTGAAGGAAGGTGTTGCACATGTACACGGCCTCACAGAAGGGTTCCGCCACTACCAGATAGAGCATGGTGGTTTCTGGGTCCATATCCAGAGCCGCGCATATGGTCTCGCCGCTCGTCTCCTTGGCGTTGCTCACTGGCCCCCCGGGTGGCGGGCTCGAGAACCCAAACTTGGTTCTGGCTTCGTCGCATAGCGCGGTCAGTCCTGGGGCGAGCGACGTTGCATTGATTCGTTCGCCCCCGTAAAACACGTAGACGGAAGGCGAGAAGTGGCACGGCGAGAGTATAGCGCTCGCCGCGCCCCCTACCATGCCGGATGACTTGGTGGCGATGATGGCAGCTATGCTCGTGTTGAACGCCTCCTCGACGGTCAAGCCTGGGATGAGCGGGGCCACGGCCGTCGATGGCTGGTCGGAGCTCTTGGCGCAGAGCAGGCCCCACTCCTCCGGATCGATAGTCAGGTTGGACCTGGCGTACACGTACGCCATGGGCCCGACCGCATACTGCAGACTTTCTGTCTTACCTTGACGCGTAGTCTCGACACCTCCCGATTCCATGATTGGCGATAATAAGCGAGAGTGGCGCGTGGTTGGGTGCGCCGCCCGTAATGTGATTGAAGGTTAAGGGTATAGATGCCAAGACCGCCCCTGGGGGTTGTTGTCGTGAGTAGCTCTAACGGCCCCTCGAGCTCCAGAGCCCGACTAGGGTTATATAGCTCGTCAGGAAGGGCTGCGCGGGACGTCGTTGTCGCGCTACAATACTGCAGGACACTCCCCGCAGGCCATTTGACACGCCCTTCAGATGACATAAAAGTATACTCGTGCGGCTTCGCGGATGTCGCGGAGTGAGAATCGCAGACGCGTTGGCGGTTTCCGCTTTTGCGCCGTCGAAATCTTTGGCGGGAGGATAGTCTAGCCAGGGCCACTTCCGCGAGCTAGAGAGTGCTAGTGTTTAGTTGAACGGGCGCGAGCAGGTGTCGTGACTAGAGATGGCGGCGTTTGACAACCCAGTGTTCAACAAGACACTTACCCCCGTGGCGGGGGCAGGGCCCAATTTTCGCGCAACGTACTACACGAGCGTCACAGAATTTACGCACGTGTGCCCGCGGAGCCTTATCGACGGAGAACGGCTCGGCACGAGCGTGGGGAAGGTGGCCGATCCGCCTAGATTCACCGTCGACGATCGCACCGTGGATATGTTTTCCCACGACCATGGCGCGTGGCCAATGCGCATGGAGCATTGGCCAGGGACATCGGCCGAGCGGCGCAGGGACAAGAACGCGCTGCGCTTTCACGAGTTTCACGTGTACGACATCATCGAGGCGCACGAGACCGCGCAATCCTGCTCGGCGTGGCTGCACCCCCGCTTCATGGAGACGCTACGGCCGTCTGGCACCGTGGTGACGCTGCTGGGCATGTCTGCCTGCGGCAAGCGTGTGGCGGTGCACGTCTATGGGCAGCAACCGTACTTTTACGCCAAGAAATCTGAGATTGACGCGTCCATTGGGATTAGCACCCCTGGGGAGTTGGCGCACGCCATGGCGGCCTCGTTGCGCAGTGCCGCGTCGAGGCGCTCGACGTTCGTCGAGGCGACGGCCGAGAGCTTTGTGATAGACGTCGTGCAGCGCAGGGACATCTACTACTACGAATCGCGGGAGGAAGAATATTATCGCGTGAAATCGTGCAGTGCCAAGTACATCTCGTTCCTGTGCGATAACTTTTGCCGCGGGGTGAAAAAATACGAGGGGGGCATTGATGCCACGACGCGCTTCGCGGTGGACAACGAATTATTCACGTTCGGGTGGTACCGCTTCAAACCTTGCGCGGGTGCCATCCAGATCCGCGACGTTACCCGACACTCGACCTCCGCCAACGTGGAGGTCAACTGCACGGTGGAAAACCTCGAGGTTATTCGCGGCAGGGCCGACTGGCCCGACTACAAGCTCCTGTCGTTCGACATAGAGTGCAAGGCCGGCGGGGCGAACGACCTCGCGTTTCCCACAGCGGAGCGCATTGAAGACGTCGTAATCCAAATCTCCGCGGTCGTGTCGTCGCTTCTGACGCGCCGGGTGGAACACGAAATCTTGTTTTCTCTTGGTACGTGCCAACTGCCCGAGGACATTGCCGACCATGTCAAGGTATGCGAATGCGGGTCCGAGTTTGAGCTCCTGCTGTGTTTCATGACCTTCCTGAAACAGTTCTCGCCAGAGTTCGTTACGGGATACAACATTCTAGGGTTCGACTGGGGGTTCATGTATAATAAGATGGTAAACATTTACGGCATGCGGTTGGATGGGTACGGCAAGGCCAACGCTTGGGGCACGTTCAAGGTGCAAGACATGCCCCACAGCGGCCGCGGCAAGTTTCGGAACGTAAAGATTAACGGGATCGTGAACTTTGACATGTTCTCCATCATCTACCAGAAGATCAAGCTGTGCTCGTACAAGCTAAACAGCGTCGCGGAGACGGTGTTGGGGGAGAAGAAGCACGACCTCTCGTACAAGGACCTCCCGCGGCTGTTCGCGCTCGGCCCGGAGGAACGCGGCAAGATCGGCGCGTATTGCCTGCAGGACTCCCGTCTGGCGACGAAGCTGTTCTTCAAGCTGGTGCCGCACATGGAGCTCTCTGCCGTCGCGCAGCTCGCCTGCATAACCCTGACCCGCGCCGTATTCGACGGGCAGCAGGTGCGCGTCTTCACGTGCCTGCTGCAGAGGGCGAGGAAAATAGGAGTAGTGTTGCCAGAAAAGAGCGACCGCTTCACCTTCTCGGCGCACGCCGCCGGCGACCAGGACGACGGGGGGCGCTCGGTGGGGTACCAGGGGGCCAAGGTGCTCGACCCGGACGTCGGGTTCCACGTGAACCCAGTCATGGTGTTTGACTTTGCGAGCCTCTACCCGAGCATAATCCAGAGCAACAATTTGTGTTACAGCACCATGACACACAACCCCGCGGCTATAGCACACTTGGAGGAGGGCACGGACTACCTCCGCGTCGAGGTGCAGGGCCGCGTATTCTTTTTTGTGCGCGAGCACGTACGCCGCAGCCTTCTGGCGGAGCTGCTGACCGATTGGCTAAACATGCGCAAAGCGTTGCGCGCCCAAATCCCGCTGGCGGCGACTGAGGATGAGAAGGTCCTGCTCGACATGCAGCAGATAGCCATCAAGGTTATCTGCAATTCTGTATACGGCTTTACCGGCGTCATGAACGGCATGCTGCCGTGCCTCGAGGTTGCGGCAACTGTGACGGCCATAGGTAGGGACATGCTGCTCAAAACCAAGCAGTATATAGAGGAGAATTGGCGCGAATACTCCAACATAAGAGAACGCTTTTTCCCTGCGATGGCGCACGAGGGCGTGCCGCAATACTCCGTGGCCGTCATCTACGGGGACACCGACTCGGTGTTCGTTAGCTTCAAGGGGGTCCCGGTAGCCTGTTTGGTGGCCTCTGGGGACGCCATGGCCGCGGAGATCACCAACGCCCTATTTCGGCGGCCGGTGAAGCTAGAGTGCGAGAAAGTGTTTACCAAACTGTTGATGATCGCAAAAAAGAAGTACATTGGCGTCATACACACGGGCAAGATGATGATGAGGGGGGTGGATATGGTACGCAAGAGCAACTGCCGTTTTGTCAACGACACCGCCAAGGCGCTGCTCAACCTGGTTTTTTACGATGAGGACGTGGCCACGGCCGCGGCCAGTTCTGCCTTGGTCGATGTCTCTGCGCTGCCAAGAGGCCTGTCGAAGCTAGGCGCGCGCGTGCGGGAAGCGCACGCGGCGCTGAGCAGCCCGGCGCTGGACGTTCGCGACTTTGTCATGACATCCGAATTGAGCAAGGCCCCAAAGTACTACGCTAGCAGCAAACTCGCCCATCTGACCGTGTACCGGAAAAAGATCGCGCGGAACGAGGAACCCCCGCAGGTAAAGGATAGGATCGAGTACGTTATTATCGCCCCGGGGCAACGCATCCAAGGCGACCCGTTCCGCGAGAAGGAAACGGATCTGGTATCTAGCTTGGCGGAGGACCCTAACTGGGTTACGGCCCACAAACTGCGGCTTAACGCCGACTACTACTTCTCGGCGCTCCTGCAAACACTGAGCGTTACGTTCAACGCGGTTTTCGGTGACGCAAAGACTGCCCACATAGTTATGAGAAGCTTTATTCCAGACACGCTCCGCTACCCGGCAGCGGTGCGGAAGATACTCGCGGAGAACACTAAGACGTTAACGCCGATGTAGTCTTCGTTGTCGACGTCGCCTCTAGGCCGCCTAGACCTGCTTCGCGGTCGCCGGTGCTGCGGTCTGCTCGCGCCTCGACGCTGGCGGGCAATAGGTAGAGAACGTGGAATAAAGTCTCGAATAATCGTGCACCTTTTCCTCTGTTACCAGCACGTCGCAATAGCGGCGGTACACGTCCTCGGGATCCAATTTTACGCGCCGCGGTTCAGGAATCGCGGAACATCTGTCGCGCGTTACCACGAGCAGGAAGGCACCCTCGTGCACGTCGGCGTGCCACTTGTACCCCGGGCAATTGAATATGAGCTGCCTAATTAGCTTTGCCCCGAGGTGAAGGGGACTGCCGGGTTTAAACACGAAGTACATGGCGTACGCCGGGGAGCCGCCGTCGCCCCCTCCGTCCTCAGAGATGAGCACCCTGAAGTCGTGGGACACGCCGCCTTTAACCGTGTAGTACGCGTAGAACAGGGTGGACTGCTCGAGCAGGTGCTTTATCATCCGCAGCAGCCCCTCGTTCTCGTACGCACCGTTGCCGACGATCGAGTTTCCCGCGCATACGCGCAGCGACGTGACTAACTCCTTGAACTCCACGACGGAGCTGAGGTGGTGCATGAAGGCCAATTCGAGAGCCGGCAGCTCAGGAGGGGTCGTGGTGCTCCACCCGTAAGAACAAAGCGAGCAGCACCCGCCCATCTCGAGGGTGTAGCCCATCTCTGAGAGCGAGATGCAATCGCCCGGCGCGAACTTGGCGTTGATGTCGTAGGGAAGCGATATGTTTTCTTGCTGAATGACGGGCACGGTCATGGAGCGCAGTAGGGAGACGGTCTCCTCGGGCGAGACGGCGGTCATGCGGAAGAACGCGTCAAAAAATTGTCTCCGGTCGTCCGCGCCGAGCTTGGCGAGGGTGCCGCTAACGCGTCGTGTCGGCGCGCTCACGCTCGATCTTCGCCGAGAGGACCGTCGGTGCTCTAGACTACGGGAAATAACCCCGCCGTCGCGCCGCTTTAACAGTGTCAACCTGGCTTTGGCGCGAAAGAAGCTGCTGTTGCGCTTGAGGGCGACGTCAGACATAGCGCGTGAGTGCGTGTTCCAGCGCGATACAATTCAGTCCGTGGCGTTTCAGGTAGCTCTCGGCGCTCCTGATAAATGTGCTGAGGGCCGTGGGGCGCGGTGGCGCGAGCTGGTACGCCTTGAAAGCGAACGCTAGAATCCACACCCCTCTGCAGACACGTTCGGAAAAGTTCGGCCTAGCGGCTAGCTCCGCCTTATAAAGTTCTGCAGCTTCAGGGTCGCTGGGCGGGCTGCCCCACAACACGTCCGGGCTAATTCGTAGCGCGTTGATTGCGCAAAGCGGATCGCAAAAGAGATGCTTGTAGATTGCGTTGGGCCCGACGCTTTTGAGCAGCGTCAGCATGCGCCCGCCGTCGGCGGTATTAGCATACTCCTCGAACTGGTCTACTGAAGGCTGCACGCCGTCGAACAGGCTGGTGTTAGTGTCCTCTCTCCCGACCACCTTGCTCTTGAGCAAACGTATCGCCCGCCAGTAGTCCTCGGTAAGCATCAGGTTGCACAGCAGACATTCTCCGCCCGTGCCGCCCCTGCCGTTAGGATGAGGCAGTACGGATGCCAGGATAGGCCCCAAAGCCGCGGCGGGTTTCGCCGCCCGCCCCCAAAAGCGCGGCGGCTCTCGGCCCCTGTCGTTCTGCTCCGACATTATCACTTCCGCTACGCGGTCGTGGTACTCGCGTACTGTCGCTTGCCGCGCCGCTGCAATCTCGTGAATTGGACACTCGGTGGCGCCACTACTTTCGGCAACCCGAGCGGGCAGGCTCGCGGTACCTGCCATCAGCAGGGCCGTAAGGTCGGCGAACCGCCACTTCGAGGGGCATTGCATGGCCGCGCCCGCGGCGCATTGCGCCGCGGGGTATTCCGCTCTGTCCACTAGCTCGCGCTCGCGGGCAAAATCCTCTGCCTCCGCAACCTGCACGCACGTCATGGAAATGGCCCCGGCCGAGTCTGCGTCGGCAGCAGACCGTTTTAGCCCCCTGTGCCTCCGTTTACCGAAACATTCCAGCGGCCTCGCGTATTCTCGCCACTTCAGTAGCGCTACGGCGGTACTGCTCGTCTTGGGCGAGTTCCACGTCGAGTCTCCGGGGCCGCGAGTTGCAACCGTCGCGCCCCCCGCCCACGCCATTTGCTTTCCGTGCCCCGCGGGCGCGTGTCTGGCTTGCTGTCCCGCGGCGCCGCAGTTTGGTTGCCAGGATGAGCTTTTGGCCCCCTCGAATGATGTAACGGCGTACCTGGCTACAGACTGGACCAAGAATGAGTAGTTGTTTAGGTCGATCTTAGAGACCAGGCCTCCTTCCACTGGGGTAAAGCAGCCGTTGAGGAAGAAGTGCTTTTGCACGTCGGCCAAGAACAGGTTCCGACGGCCGAACTCCCCCACCATAGAAGCCCCATGCGCCGGGAGGTAGTGCTTGTCCATGATGAACGCAAACTCGAAGGCGGTGACGAAAGTCGTTGTCGCGCAGAGCGGCGCGGCTTGCGTTTTGTGGCACAGCAGCGCGTAATCCGCCATCCATTCCACTTTCAGGGGGAATTTCTTCCTGTACTCCGAAAGCACTTGACATACGCCGCATGCGCGATCTAGAGTATAGATATTCGCGATCATCTCGGCGAACGAGTCCGTCTCGTCGTGCCCGTCTCCGGCGCCGTCCTCGTCTTCGCCACAATCGCTGGGCTGCTGTTCCAGGTCAGGGATCTGAATCAAGTGCGCTGCGTAGAGCAATTCATCGCTGAGCTCGTCGTTCAAGGCTAGGAGAGACGCGTCGTACCCCGTGTAGGGCTTGAGCAGGGCCCCAGACTTCCATCCCTTAGTGAGCTCTACACGAACTTCCGCGTTAGACCGCGCGCACCACATGGCGTCACTTATTGGCGCCGGAACGGCGGCGAGACTGGATAGGGTAATCCCAGAGCAAGAGCTCGCTGAGCGACCCTTGTCCGAACTGTTCAGAGATTACGTCGAGTCTGCCCCAGAGCGGCGGTATGAAGTGTGGTTTTTTAACGTCACGCCACCTGAAATGGAGTTGGCGCTGCCCACCACCGACGCTAAACTAAACTATCTGGCGCACACCGCCAACCTCGCCTCGGCGGTAAGGTACGATTGCGCGGGGGATACGGACGGCGGCCGGTGCGTTCACGCTAGGCTGCTAGAGCGCCGCAGGGAGCGCTTCGCCAAGATTCTGAACAAGTTTCTCGACCTGCACCAGATTCTCGGCACGATCCAGCAGTAAGCGCGCGGCGTTTATGGCGAGCCTTAGAAGCGTCGCGCGGCCACCGGATCCCCGCGCGGATAATAAAGAAGTCGTTGTTGCGCGGCGCGCCGACTAGGGCGTGGGGTTGTTTTTTGCGCAGAAACGTGTCATTGGGTCTAGGAGGTGGATCGCGTGTACAAAAGGGGTTCTGGGGAGGCGGCGGTACGCTTATTCTGGCGCGAGGCAACGAAGAGAGCAGCAATGCGGAGTGACAAGTACAGCCAGCTAGTGAGCGTGGTCAACGCCGGCCTCGGCGCGTGCGGGACATCGGCCACGTTAGTGTATATCAGGAATAACGCCAGGGTCGCGCCGACTGGGGACATCATTACGCTCCCCGCGAGGCTCGACGGCCCCCCGATCCCGGCGGAATACATACTCGAGGCCATGACGAGCTTGCTTTCGATCCGCACGGCGTGGTTGCGCATCCAGAACACCGGGCAGGCCGTCATAGTCGCCGGGTGTTCCACGCAAAACTTTCACCACGGCGACGTGACCTGGGAGCCGCCCGCATCCACGGTCACGCTAACTACTGCCAAGTCACTCTGGGTAAGCGCGTCGGCGGTACGTGAGATGAAGGTTATACAGCGCATACGCACCGCGCCGCTAGCTGCCATGATGTTTATGTGTTTCTACCGCGGCGGCAAGAACGAGGTGACGGTGAGGTTCGCGTTCTACAAGTCGGACTCTGAACCCAACCTGCTAAAAATTTCGAAGTGCGTGTACGAGGCCATTGACGCGGAGGCAACTCGCAACTTGCCCAAGCCACGAGGGTTCGACACCCCGCCGTGCGCTGTGCTGGCGCAGCGTATGCGGCCTCTGGGCGCGGCTGAAGGCGGCGACCGCGAAACGTCGGCGCAGACTCATTCTCCCGCGGCCCAGGCGCAGCATGTCATGCAACATGCGACCGCCACGAAGAGCTGGGGCGCGCTAGGCCGCACGTTAAAGCACAAGAAAAACTTGGGATGGATACTTTTCACGTGCGCGTTGTCGCTCGCGGCGGCCTTCGTCACAGCGTATATTAAATGAGCCTGCGCCAAGCAACCCTGCATAATCACATTGTCCAGCGCACCAAGAGAAACTCTCCGTTCTTGCCAAGCAGCCGCAACCGTCCCTTCTGTTACGCCCGCGAGAAATAATAGCTCGCCGGAAACTATGTCCACTAGCAGCAGGCAACAGTCTCCAGCTGGTGGCGACGGAAGTACTGGAGGGGGGAGCGCGGCCCACTGCAGCGGACATGCGCCCGTGAACGCTCTTGTGGAATTCTTGCGCACCGCTCCGCGTACCCATACGCCGGAACAGCTCCAGGCCATCGCCAGATCATCTATCAACGACCTCAGCGAGGCCCTCAGGGCACTGCGCACCGATTTACCTAAAGGCGACCCCGTTAGAGGCTTCCTGAGAGCGAACACAACGCTCGCGCTGAGTCTGCTTAACCACGCTCCGCGGCTACGAGAGCAACTCAACATTCAGCCGGTGGCGGCGCGGCTGACTGGGCCTCAGGGCTTCTGGTCCTTTGGGATCAGACAGCGCAACAGGCCTCAGATCCTGCGGCCGCCGCAGCTGTCGAGGAAAAAGTGACCCGGCTTCTGGAACTGGGTGCGCTACCGCACAGTCTGGATACATAATAAAGATAAAATCAACCGAAAAAATTCCTTGTTCGTGGTGTCCGATTAATTAAGCATCATCTTTATTCTGTTTGTTTCTGTCAACAGTTCTGCGACGCCCGCTGACGCCGCGTCTTGTGCGTGCCGCATACCTCGCAAGATCAACCTGCAGGTAACGGCGAGCGATGTGTACATCTTGCTGCGCGTCTCCGGGTCTAGGGGGGCTAGGCTCTCACGGGGTTGGTCAGATTGATGGTCGTCGAGATCACTGGCGAGCGTCGCGCGGCTTTTGTCGAGGTGGCGGGCATCGTCCTCCGAGTCAATGCAGCTCTGCTCGCTTCTCGCGAAAAACTCCGCGGCCGCGCTGCCGCCGTCGCGCACCGCCTCGTTGATATCATTTACGTACGAAGTAATCGATTTTGCGTCTGCCCTGAGGCGCGACGATCGCATATCGAGCGCGGCGCCGTCGAGCTTCGGGTCTTTGCGGTTTCCAGCTTTATCATCCGAGTCGCTGTTGTCGTAAGGGGAGTATACTTCCCATAGGGGTTGCTGGGGCTCTGTGGAGGGGTCGCCCTGCCCGCCGCAGCTGTCGCTCTCCGACTTCTCCAGTTGTTTGTTCTTTATGTCCTTTTCTGGCGCTACGCGCGGCCCATCTGGGATCTTGCAATCGTCGGAGGCATCGGAGTAATCCCCTTGATCGCTGTCTAGATCTATTTCCCAACGAACGCCATCGTCCTTGCGCTCGTGCGACGAGTTCTCTTGTTTTTTTCTGGCGTCGTCTTGGACGACAGCGCATTCTTCATCTGTGCTCGGGGTAAGCTCGCCTTCGGAACATAATGGAGGCGCATCGCCGGTGTCGGTCGGCGGCGCATGATCATCGTTTGAGTCGGTATCGCCGCCAGAGTTTCTGTCTAGCTCAAGAATGGCAGTATCATTATCCGTGTCCGCCGGGGTGGGAAGCGAAGATGGCGTAGAGGGGGCAAGCGGAGACGCAGGATAATGCTGTGGCGGCGACGAGTCCCTCGTCGCCCGCGCTCGCTTGCTTTCGTCATCTGCAGCGGAGTCGTCTGATGTGTAGCCGTGGGTCGCGACCTCTACGTTGGTAGAGCGTCCGTCGTCAGCGGCGGGCGCATCTTCGTCTTCTTCAGACCAGTCTGTCCCGACTCCTGCCGAAGCATCTGTGTCCGCTATCACCCAATCGTTTATGGCAGAGATCGCATGGTCTGCCGCCGGCAAAGCGCCGCCCGTGCCATTATTGCTAGCAAGATCAAAGTCCTTCTCTTCTTGCGCCGCATGGTCGGTGTCATACGTGGGGAGACACACGTCGTAATTGGAATCCCATTGCCCGGCCACATCCTCTTCCCCTTCCTCTACGTCGCGCGCATCCTCTTCCTCCGCCGGATCGCCGTCGTCGCTGGAGGGGAGTCTTACCTGACGCGGGTCGACCACCGTCGTTATGCCATACTGCGCGTTAGGTGGCACTATTTCGCGCTGGTCAATGCCGTGATCCGCCTGTTTTCCTGGCGGCGGCGGCGAAGATGCTGGCGCGCGCGGCGGCGAGAGCTCATTGCCCCTTTCTCCTAAGCGGTCACATGCTACGTCCGCGGTACCGTTTTGGGCCTTTGGCGACTCGCCGCTGCGCGAGAACTTTTCTAACTTATCGACGCATGTCGCCTTCTTGAGAAACTCGGCGGTACGATCCGTACCGGATCGTTTCTTCCCCCCGAGGGTGGACCTTCGTTGCCTCCCCCTGCAGCTCCCGAATCCGTATGTCGCTTCGCCGTCTTCGCTGTCGTCATCAGACGACCCATGAGTACGATGCTTATGAACTGAGGCAGAAGCTTGGTGCTTTCGCCGCAGTCCCGACGAGGTCCTTCGAGGTTTAGTCTTGGGCAGTGATTTCCAATTGCCGCCTATTAATTCTGTAGATGGGCCACGAGGCTCGGCGCTTGGCACGGCTGGGGGTTCCGCCGCCTTGTCTGAAACTCCATGGGGGGTCTCGTGCTTGTGCCTATCGTCATCGGAGTCCCCGCGCGGCGGCCGTGGCTCAGCGGCCCCGGCGGACAGGCCGTCGTGCGGCGCCCGCTCGTCTCGCGAAAGAGGAGACTCGCGTGGTGGGCATTTCTGGCGTTTCTCAGTAGTTTTTGTTTCTGTAGGCGGCGCTGCTGCGCGACCTCGCGCAGCCGTCTGGTGCTCCGTCACGTTATTCTCTGTTTTCCTGTTCTTCCCCGAAGCCCTCTCTATTTTAGTGTTCCCCGCGCGCGCTGGTTGGGATATGTTTTGCCCGTGCGCGTCTATTTGGTTACGCTTCGAGCCCGCTGCCTTGGACAGAGCTTCTTCCTCTGATGGCGCGCTTCGCCGGCTGCCCGCGAAGGGGAACAAATTCCCCTCGCCCCTGTCGTACTCTGGCGGGGCCGGCGCGATATGCGCCGGATTGTCCAAGACTGGGACTTCGCCCCCCACGGTAGCGCTGAAGAACAGGTCTCCGCCTTCGATGTCCTTGGCGTCGATCTCGTCTGGGAACGCCTGACGGTCGGCCCGCCTGAGCGGCACCTCCTCGTAAGCGGCGTCGCGCCTCAAGGTCACGAAAAACTCAGAGGGTCGCGCTTTAGCGGGGATCAAGACTTGTGTGATCTGATTAGATGTGTTGGCCAAAAACAGGAATGGCTGCGCGTAGGATAACGGTTTACTGTGAAGGGCGGACGCCAGCTCCTCAACTTGCTGGAGGAGGCACGCGTTTTCTATTCGGTTCGGGTCAGCCAGCGCGATTTTCTTCAGGGCATCCGCGGCCGCCGCTGCGCTATCAGAGGCGCACGCGCGGTGGTCGGCGCAGAGGATGTCGGCAAACCGATTTCCGCGGCGCGCGTCAAACACGGAAGAACAGAGTAACAGGCCGCTCTCCCTGCTCAAGGCGGAGGTTTCGTAGGCGATGACCACTTTCGCTCCGAATAGTATCGACAAAAGTGCGACATCGAACGCGAGGAGCCTGCGCAAGTTGACGGCGTCTTCCTTGAGTAGGAACATTATCGATCCCCCGGCCGGGCCCAGAAGCTTGGCGCTCAGCGAATCGAGCGCAAGCCCCGCGGTCCCGCCGCTTGTAGCTACAGTATAGTTATCCACAGCGGCCGCCCGCCTCAGCATGAACCTAAGCATGGCGGCCGCCGCCGCTGATGCCGCGCCGCCGCTCCACTGGCCCTCAACTTCCCCCTCGCCCAGCTGCCAGTTCTCCCCCAAGTCCTCGTCTCGAGGCCCCAACAAGGCCCACATGGCCTCGAGCAAATTCGCGGGAATCGCGGTAGCGGCTAGCATCATCAGCGTCGCCGTAAACCCATCTGCGGCGTCTGCCGTTCCGCCGCATATCCGCTCGAGTCTCTCTGCGTTCTCCCGCGTGCCAGGTAGAGTTTTCCATGGCTCCAGCATCTTTCCCACGTAATGAGGGGCCTTGACGCTGTCCCAGTCGTGCCTGTCGATGGCAAAACACGCACCGTACGATTTGTCAAAGCGGCCCCGCGCGGCAGGCATGACGACTGGCATGTACTTCCTCGTATCGTCCGCTTTGGGGGGCTCGAGACACGAGACTCCTACGCGGTCTCTGACTGCCCGGGACAGTACCGCCTCTAGCGTCTTGTGCATGTACTCGACCTGTCTCAGCAGATCTAGTCGGCAAAAGTAAGTCAGGTGTGCGGGCTCGCAAGCAGCGAGCAAAATCAGCACGTCTTGGATGCTTAACGCAAACTTACGCTTTGCGCCGCGCGCCGCGCCGGCGGCTACCGCGCCGGACGTATTGGCTGCCTCGAACTTCTCGGGGGGCACGAACTGGCCGTGGCTGTCCACGGCCGTGTCCGCCGCGGAGCCGTACGTAGACGTGAGGGTCGCGTACGCCAGCGCGCAATACGTGGTGCAGGCCGCCACGGTCATGCTGAGCTGCTTACGGTCACGCATCGCGGGCCAGTGCCCTGTGGCGCAGAACGTGACGTACGATCCGAGCTCGGCGGTTATCATGGTGTCCGCGCCGCTCAGCCACGCGGCGGTGGCCGCGAGCGAGACGGCCGCGTGGCCGCGGCCCAAGAACTTCTCTACGCCCCTCTCATCGCGGGCATCGCGCAACACTAGGCCACCGAACTGGCCCGCCCCTAGCCTACTGCCGGCGGCCCACAACGCCGCGACTTTTTCCGACACCGTGGCGTAGCAAAGCTTGTACTCCAGGATCTGGTTGGCCTCGTCTACGACCGCTCGCCCCACAATACCAAGCGAGTGCGTAGTCACGGTCATCACAGATTTCCCAGAGCGCGCCATGTATGCGGTCACGCGAGCTGCGGTGAGCGCCGCGTCGGGCATGACGTACTCGGATTCGGGCGCGACCGGGGCGTATGGGATCGTCGAGATCTTGAGGCCCTCGTATGCGTGATACAGCCCTAAACGCAGCTCCACTAGTTTCCCCACGGCGGCGTGAAGGGCCAGGAACCACTTGGGGACGGGGTATTTTGCGATCGCGTAGGAGATCTCCTTCTGTAGTCTCTCTAGCCCTGGTTTCGCAAACTCTGTTTTGGCCGCTTCGTACAACGTGAGTAACCTACGCATGCCGGCCGAGGTGTCGTCGAGGGTCGTCCTGACGTCCTTGATTACCGCGGCGGCGTTCTCGAGCCCCTTCTCGTATGCCGCGGCAGCCGGCTCGCGCAGGAGCAGCAGCTTGATCCCCGCCTGCTCGTTTCCTTCGTCGCGCAGCTGGGCTCCCAAGGCCTCCGCAGAGGTCAGCAGGTTGTTGGCCGCGGCCTCGTACCGCCGCCAGCCGTCCTCAGACTCGTCCTTCTGCTTCCCCCCAGCCTCTTTCGCTGAAGCCAGCGCTAATTCGAAGGACTCGTACAGGTCTTTCAGTCGCTTCAGCTTGGCGTCGGCGTCGGCGCGTGCGCGGCAAAGTTTTTCTAGTCTCTCGGCGTACGCCGCGGTGGGGCCGACGCCGCCAGTTTCGCGCGCCATTTTGCTTCCGTCTATCGTCTTCGCCGCGAACTTCAGCCACTCCATTGTCTCGGCGCCGACTATCGCGGCCTCGTTCTCTGCCTCGGCTTCGGCCAGGCGGTCAGCGTAGATTTTGACCACGGCATCGAGCGTCTCGGCTCCGTTCAGGGCCGCCACCACGTCCTTTGGGGAGCGCGCCGCCAAGACGCTCTTGAGGGTCTTGAGGTTCCTGGACAGCTCCTGATCGTTTGCTTCGCGCTCGCGCAGCAATGACGATAGAAAATCCTTGACTCGCGCCTGCGACAGCTTCTTCGCCGCATCCACGTTGGCGATGGCGCGCTCCAGCTCACGGCGCGCCTCGGCGTACCCGTATTCCAGAGGTTCGAGATACGCGGTCTTCTCGAACTGTTTTTTCGACTCGAGTTTCAGGCCCCCGTGCAACTCCCGCATGGCCGTCAAAGCGTCGGGGTCGCGGTCTCCCCGTTCCAGGCGCTCCTTCGCCGCTTCCGGGTCTCGTATGCTTTCGGCGGCCCGCTCCTCGGCGCCGAGTTGCTCGAGCGCCGTTCGTTCTAGCGCGCCGACGCGCCCCGCGGTCTCGGCTAGCGCCGCGCGTATATCCAGAAAGAGTTCGTATGACCGCACGTAGAAGTCAAAGAACTCGGTGAGCTCGGATACTTGGAACAGCTTGCCGGCCACGGTCTGCACAAACGCGTGCATGTCTATATTCTTGTCGCTGGAACCAGCAGCGTCAAACGCTTCCACGATCTCCTCGCCTATCTCGCACAGTGCCTTCAGCTTGACCACCGAGATGCCGAACAGGTATTCGTAGGTGTCGGCCACTCCTGGGAAGGCGAAAATCCATTTGGCGACCCTGATCGACTCGAGCAGCTCCACCGGGCCGCGGGCATCGCCGGGCAGTGCCTGGCTCGCCTGCGCCGCGTACGGGTTGTTGGCGAAAAACGCACGCACCAGCCTGAGCCCTAGCTGAATCCTGCCGTCTATCACGGCGCGCGCTAACTTAATCAGGTCGTCGTTCACCGCATCTCTGCCCCCGTAGCATTCCCCCTCGTCGCGCGCCTGGTCCCATGCGTCGAGGGAGAACTCGCCGTCGTCCCTGTCGCGCTCTAGCAAGGTTCGGAGCCTGCTGCGCCAGGCGTGTTTTTTCAGTCCGATCGATTTCTGTCGTGACGCCTCGGCGAGCTCGACCAGCGCCCTCTCCAGAGCCACGTAATCCTGAGACGACAGTTCTTCCGCGTCTGTTAGCTCTAGCTCGCGCAACTCCCGTCGGGCCATCTCTACAAACTTGAGGGCGCGCTCCGCGGCCGCTTCGGGGTCGTCGGTATCCTTGGCGACGGTTTCCGAGACGATCGCGGCACGCTTCAACATGCCCGCGAGCGTCGTCCGGACTAGACCCGCCCTGTCGTCTATGAGGGCTTTCGCCCGCAACCCCTCCAGGGCCCTGGCCGCCGCGACAGCGAACTTGGGCCATTGACCTGCGCCCTCCGCTTCTACGATCACCCACTTGATCCGCTCTAGTGCGGAGATGGCCCTAGAACAAGAATCGGTGTTGCGCGTCGTGCGCGCGTCCTCTACGGCGTCCATCAGATCATCGTTGGCCTCGGAGAGAAAAATCCGAGATCCCGGTTCCAGCAAGCCGAGCCCGCTGCGCGGATCGATAAAATTGACCGCGCGAAGTAGCGGCGCGGACGTTCCGAGCAACTGCGCCCCGCGGAGCTCAGCGAAGTCGCGCTCGTAGTTCGCCAAGATCGCTTCGGCGTCAGCGCGAAGAACGCGTGCTACCTGCGTATCGGCCGCGACGATTCCCGCAACCGCGTCGTCGCTGAGCCCCGCGGCCGCCATGCTACGCCCTAGGCCCCGCAAACCCTGATATTTTTCCACCGGACGCAGCAGCGCCGCCGCGGCCTTCTTTATTTCCGCGTCGCGTTTCGTCGCCTCGTCCACGAGGCGCTTGGCCTCGTCTAGGTCACGTTGGCACGAGTCCACCAGCTTAGCCGCGCGGGCTTGCGCGGCCGCAAGCCGCGCCTTTTGTTCGGGGTCAGACTTCCCCGCCACCGCGGCTTTGGCGGACTCCAAGGCGTGCTTGGCGCACTCCAGCCTTACCCCGGGGTCGGCGACCATCGCCTCGGCCGCCTTGATCTCGGTCTCCAGCTCGGCGAGGGCCGTCGCGGAAAGGCCTACCTCGTGCGCACGCGTATTGATGCCATGTATCGCCGAGATCCATTTGGACGGCGAGGGCATGAACCCTGCCGCGTGGGCCCCGAAAAGCTGGAATGTCCAATGGTTCAAGTTTTCGTCCGAACTCAGGTCGGCCCCGGTTTCGATGAGGCCCTCCAGAATCCGCACCGGCTCGAGAGAGGACAACCGGCCCCAGTCGGGGGATGCGGACTCCCGCCTACCGGTCAGCCCCGCCAAGCTGTCCACGAGTGTGTCCGCGTACGCGATTCTGTCCAACCATGCTTTCATGTGGTCAAGCGCCGGAGATGCCAAAGCAAACCGCCCGATGGCGCTTTGCGTGCCAGAGGTGAACGCCGAGATGCTGTAATCGATCACGTTAGCGTACACTTTGAGCATCTTGCCGGCAGAGTCAGTTATCTTTTGGGCGTTGGCTTTCGCCTTGTCGTCTAGGATTTTGAGCTCAGAATAATCCTCCCTCGGGGGCATCGACGATGGCTCTGGGATGTCGATTCGTTCTCGTTTCGCGAGAGAAGCGGCCGCGGAGGCCTGCGAGGACCCCACGTCTACGCCGCGAGTGACGTCCCCCGCGATGTCGTCGATCTCGTCCCATACGCTGTGGGCGAACGCCAAGAGTTTCTCGTCGGCCCTCCGGGCCCTATCTTCTCGCTCGGCCTTGGCTCTGGTTTCCTTCTCAATCGCGTCCACGATTTCTGCCGCGCGCTCGACCAGCTCTAGTATCGGCGCGGTCGTTTCGTCAGGCCGCTCCACAACGGCCGTCTTCTCGAGAGAAAACGCCAACAGCTCTTTCTCCAAGGTGCCGTATGCGTCGGCGGGGTGCTCGCTAGATATCTCGTCAACTAGGGCTCCGAGTTTTGCCGAAATGGTCTTGGTGTCGGAGACGATCGCCGAGCTTACTTGTTGCACTTTGTGCACCAGCACCGCCGATACCCGATCGTCGCGCAGCTCTGTCAGCCGCAGCAGAGCCGCCTTCCGGGCCACTAACGCAAACAGATTCAGTCTCGTGTCGCCGATCAGGCTCGCCACGGCGCCGCGATCCGGCCGGTGTGCAAGCGCCGCCAGCACTGGGTCGAGCAGGAACCCCACTTCCGACTCGGCCTTGCGGATCGTGATTCCGTTTTCCACCAAGAACACCAGCAGCCTATCGGTGAGGCTGGCTACGCGGGTGCCGAGTATCGCGGCCCACAGCGCGTTGCCGCTGCCAAGACTGAGGCCCCCCGTCGGCGCCTCCGGCAGATACTTTAGCACCCCACGGAGCTTGTCTGACGGTTTCTCTGGAAGCCCGGCCAAGGCCGACGCCGCGGGCACGGCGATGACGTCTGCCGCGGCTCTAACTCCCTGTAGCCTCCACGGTGGTCTTTCGGCAAGCGCGCCGAGAGAGTCGCCTGGACCGCGCTGTTCTGTCCGCGCCGCCGCGGAGGGGGGTTCCGCGATAACGGACATCTTTTTCCCCTTGTTCGGTTTTTTTACCTTTACCGGCGAGAGGTTAGACAGCTTTTCGGTGCTGTCCAGCAGCGCCGGATTCTGCGATCTGGGCGTATGTCGTTTAGGGGGTTTGGGCCTGCCGGCGGGCAGGCCGTGCTCGCCCGAATCAGGTTTTTTCTTGGGGCTCGGCGCCGTGCCCCGCGCAAGGATCGCCCTGATAGATTTGGCCGCGAAACGATCTGCGCGCAGCGCCCCCATGGGCACCGGAAGCGCAGGGCTCACGACGGTTTCCGAGAACTGGTCCAGGAACACGAAGTCCGGCGGCTGGGAGATTGCCCGCAAGGCGGCGGAGATGACCTCGACGCGAAGCTCTGGACTTTCTTGCTCGATGTTCCAGCCGTCGGGGTACAGCCAAAGCAGAAACGTCAGCGTGACCACTATTCCGCTGCGGCGCTCTACGTAGTCCGCGATGAACCCCGTCAGACTAGTCGGGTTCGGCAGCCTACTCATGTACGCCGCGCCGCCCATCCATCCGTGAGGGTCAAACACGAACACCGGGTCGTGCCGGCCTCCGGTGAACGCGACGCCAAGCCCTCGGTTGCCTATGACCAACACCGCGGCGGCGCCCTCTCTGGCCATGGCCGCGGCCTTTTCGCCGAGCTGTTGCCCGTTAAGCATGAGTACCTTTTCTTCGTAGTCGAACGTCGAGTCGTATGGGATGTTACCGAACGTGGTCGTATGCAGCAGCAGCATGTCTGGCTCTTGCCCGCTGCCACGCCACAGCCGCGGCAGCTCCTGGCAATCTATCATGTTGTACCGCTTGACGCCGCCGGGTAGAGTCTCGCAGGCGACGGAGGTGCGGGTAATTTCCGCGCCCTGGTCAAGGATTGTGTCGAGCACGTTTTGACTCTGCACGGCCTGCGGGCCTGCGAGCTCGCATGCACGCAAAAAAGCGGCGGACGTCTCCACGCACATGGCGTAGCACATCTCCTCGTACATCGCGTCAAATTGGCTGCGCGAGGCAGCGGCCACTACCGTGCCAAGGCCCGGCGGCCACATCTTGCTGCTGCGTTCGCGGCTCGTGGGTACCCGCGCGCGCACCGGTAACCAATACCGAGACCTGCCCCTAGTTCACACGTGGCTCTCGCGTCTCTCCGTAGGCCGTTTGCCCGACCCTCAGAGAGATGCTGGGACGATGTGTGGTCCGCCGTCGGCCGGCGCACCCTTATATTTTACCTCCCGCTGTGCTCAGGAGAGCCCACTGGCCAAAGATTTCTTGCTTATTGCTTTCCCGCGAGATAACGATACGCCCTTCCCACGCGAACGCGCACCTATAAACGAGAACATCAAAGAGCGAGCGTCGCTGGTATGAATAAAGTGTTTTTATTGACAGGATTTGCCGCGCCCTCGCGCGCCGCCATGCCATCTTCAATACTCGTCCATCTCCTCAACTGCGCCATCCGCCATGCGGCTAAAAATCATATCTGATCGTTTTAGGATCTCCTCAGTAGGAATAACCAGCCCGGGAATAAGTTTCTCGTAGTCTCTGGGGGGCTGCCCCGAAAACGAGTACTCTGTCAATAGCGGCGCCTTGTTCGTCTTCTCCCACGATTTCACATCGCTAGAAGATGTGATGAGCGCACCGCCCGCATCGGCGGGCGGTGCGCCTCCGCGGCCAGCGAAGGACTTGGCGAGCTGCGGGCCTAGCATCTCTGCCAGGGCCAGATCGCGCTCTGCGTCGGACATGCGGTACTTTGTTTCGAGGTCCTGCCATCCTGACTCATCGCGATCTTTGGCTGTCTGCTGCACGACGCTCGCCTCTATCACGAACGCGACGGATCCAAGGCATCTATCAGGTCTTGCTGCTGCACTACCTGCTTGGCCAGACTCCGTTCTGCCTTGAGGAACAGTCGCCAAGCTTTTACGAAGGTCCTGATCCTTTTGAGTCCCGTGCCGGCGATGGCGCGGTACAGCGAGCGTGCCCTGACGACGACCGCGTTGCGGGCGTCGGCGATTTCCACAAGCTCCGCCGCCACCTGCTGGTACAGGCTCTCGCTGGGCTGCGCCGCGTTGCCGGCGCCGTCGCGGCCCGAGGCAAGCTGCCAATACGACTCCTCCAGATCCTGGGTTTCTCTTTTCGTGGCCTCCAGCTCCCTAACGGCCCGCTCCGTGTTGCGTATGGCGGCCTCGGTAAAATTGACCGTTTTCCACAGCCCCGACATTACTGACTCGTCCTCCCACGTTCCTAACACGGTCCCGCCTGGGCCAGCGGCGTCTATAGTTACTGCGTTCTTGTCGGACGCCGTCGCCCGACGCGAAAATAGATCGCGCGCGGAGAGCAGCCGCGACACCATATCCCGGACCGTCTTTGAAATCTCCTCGGCGCTCTTGGCAAGTGTCTTAGTCAGAACGCCCAAATCTCCCATCGCGGCGTTGGTGTACGCCTGGGCGAGCAACGGCGAGTGCTGCCTGGACGGAGCGGCGGCCTTGCGCAGGCCCCCGACGTAAGGCGGCGGAAGCGCCTGGAACGAGTACTCGCACGCCGCGTACAGATCCCCCATGGCCGTCTCCAGCGCCCGCGCTTGCTTTACTGTTACAGCGTCAACGCCGATCTTCCCTGTGACGAAGGGGTGGATGGCGGCCTGCAGCGCTATGACGCGGCGCCTATAGTGGGAACCGTCGGGCATGTTCCAAGAGAGCCCGAAATCCCGCAGCCACGAGAGAGCCTTATTGAGTCGCGCTAGCGCGTCGGCTTCGAAGGGTATCGCGGCGGCGCCTTCCATAACGTCACGTACGATCGCCGCCGCGAAGAGGGCGGAAAACGTAGCGCCCGCGCTCGCTGCGCCCGCCGGCGCGGTAGCGTATTCCACGACGGCTTTGGGTTCTTTCCCGCCTATCTGAAGCCCCTGCACCAGCGCGGCCAGCTCGTGAAACCCGAGGCCGGGCCGCCGCCCCGCCGAGTCCGTTTCGCGGCGCCCGGCGGCGGCAATCTCCATGCGCTGCCGTATGGCGGCGTCTCTCTCACTGAGCCACTGCTCGTTTTCATGGATTCCTCCGTAAAAGTCCGCGGTCAGCCTCTGTACGTAGTCCGACACGATCAGGTCGGAAAATTCCTCAGCGCCGGTTTCGACACTGTCTACCACGGCGGCCAGAGTGTCTCTGACCGTTCTGAACGCTTGGTGGGGCGGCTTCGGGGCAAAGGCTCTCAGCGAAATCAGGGCGTCGCTTATCGCCAGGCCCATCATGTCTAACAAGTACGCGTGGGCCTCGACGGTCTTCTTGAGTACCCTAGAATACTTTTCTGGGTAAAAAATGGTGTGCTGGTTGTAGGCGTAGAGGGAATGGGCCGCGAGGCCCACCACCGACGCGTAGATAACGGCCGCATAAAAGTCGTGTAGCGGGGTTCCCGGCGCCTGCGGCTCGAGAAAGGCTTCTGCTGCGAACAGATACCGTTCGCAGTTGGTCTTAGTAAAGCCGCGGAGCGCCAAAGAGCGGATAACCGCTTCCGTGCCCGACGAGGCGGCGAGATCGGGGAACTTTGCGATCGCGTCGATAGTATCTGTCGCGTACAGCGACAAGGCGCGCTCATACTCGGCGGGGATGTCGGTAGGCGGTTCGTGCAACATCTGCATCACGGCGGGCACGTTCATGGCTACGTGCTCCATGGGGACGGAAAACAGCGCGTCCACGCCGCACCGCCAAGCCATGCCCGCGCCGCGGGCGGCCTGCTGCTGCCGCCTCTTTGCGTCCCCAGCGGCATTTCTCAGTGCGGCGCCGCTGCCCTCCCACGTGGCCGACGGCTGCACTAACGCGAGCATGTTCCTGGTGCGCACGACCTCGGTGAAGAGCAACGACTCGCTCTGCGGGAGGACGGGCTGCTCGCTCTGGACTACCGGCGCCGCGGCCTGATCATAGACGAGGGACGACACCACTTCGTCGGTGAGGTTTAGATCGAACGCGGCGACGGCTTTCTGGGGTACCTTGCGGTAGGCAGGCTTTGTCTCGGGGTCGAAATACTCGGCGACCATAGTCAGTGCGGCCAGAACTGGCACCTTGCCATTTTCGTGTGGCCGCGTAGCGCATCGTAGCAACGCGTGGTAGGCGACGAGGCTCTGCAGTTTCCCCCCCAAATAATCCATGCCCTCTTGGACCATGACGTGGTCTATCAGCAGCGGGTACCTTTCCACCAGCGGCGCCAGAACCTCGGGCGGGTTTAGGACAGAGCCGGCGTCGTCTAACAATTGCTGCTCGGACATAGTGAGCACGACCGCGTTGCCGAACTGCGTCAGCCATCCGCCGATCAGGTCCTTGTACTCGGAGCATTGCGTGAACGGCGCGTTCAGCTCCGTCTTCGACGCGTTGTCGAAATCATCGACGAGCCTCAGGAAGGCTTCGCGTACGCGCTGTATCATGGAGAAGTTTTCGCCGGCCTGCCACGGCACGACTACCCGCCGCATTATTGCGCGCACGGCCAACCGAACCGCCACCTCGGCCACAGGAAAAGGGACTAACTTGCACGCCGCAAATACGCCTTTCGCCAGATGCGATCTCGCGGTCGTGGCCTCTAGGTCCTCGAGCGGCACATCGTCCCTAGACAGAAGCAGATCGGCCAGGAGAGACGTGAGCTCGGGGGCAGAGTTCCTCGTTGAACCCGACGATGTATCGCGCTTGGATGCGGAGGACAGCTCAGCGGCCAGCTGCGCCAGAGCGTTTTTGCAGGCACTTTTCGGCGCCATGATTTTACGCCCCTGTGGACTCTGATGGGCGCTAAAACGCAGAACTCCGCGTAGTAGTTGCGTGAACCTCGACTCTGGCCCGTTTGTGGCGCGTGTCGCGTATAAATCCTCTCCGCGGCGACCACCTGCGCCACAAAAGCGTACTGGCTCCGGGTTGCCCCTTCCTTATAGCCGCGCCGGCCTCTGCAATCTGTGTCTCGCCCCATTCGCCGCACATATCCATACACGCGTGCCACGCCGTTAGCTGGCCCTAGGAGCACGAGGAACCATGGCGAACATGAAACCGAATCTGACCGACCTATTCAGGTTGCGCGAACGCGCCGACGAGGGCGCCGCCCGGCGTGAGAACGACAGGCTATTGGGGCTGGGCAGCACCGTACCTCAGCTGCTCCGCCCAGTCTGGAGCGGCGCCCCGACGGTGACTGGGAACATCATTGGCGCCATCGTGAACCGCGGGAGCGCGGGCACCGAACTTCTCAGAACTGGCCCTGCCACGAATTCGGGCGGAGGCCGCATGGCAGCGCAGCAGCACGCATTCGGCGCGGACGACGCCGCCGGGGTGAAGGCCGCCCTGCTTGGGAGCATCGCCCCTACGGCGGACGCGCTTCGCGCCCAGCAAGTACTTACCACGCAAGTCACGGTGACGGATATGTGCAAGCCGGACGTAGAGGGCCCTGGTTCGCTGATGCTGTTTTTCCGCGGCGTCAGGCGTCTCCTTATCAAACTATCAGCAGAGACAATGGTCAGGAACGATCTGATTAACGAGCTCGAGACGGCGTTCATGATACTAAACCGCATCTGCGGACTGCCCCCTGTCGGGACTAATGGAATCAACAACTTCGAGGCGTCCCTGGTTTCCCTCAACGTGCTTGCTGCCGCGGCGGCGCCTCACTACCGCAATACCTGCGAGGTGGACGCCTTACGCACATTCGTGCTGGCAGGCGGCAAGGACTCGAAGCTGAACGAAAAACTAACGAACCTGGATCTCATATTGCAGGCCTCGGTCGAGTCCCGCAACTTCCCCCACTCCATCTTGTTCCCCGCCGGCGCGCTGACCGAGTCCGTCAACTCCACTAACGTGGCGTGCGTCAAGATGCTGATGAACGGCTCGGTGGAGCTGGAGGGCGGCCTGACGAGACCGTGCGGCTCGTTCAGGTTCCCCGCGTGCCTCTTCTTGGACCTGGACGATACTCGCCAGTGTGGGGTAGTGCCCAGGGGGGCAGATCGCGCCGATGGTTTGTTTTACGTGTATCTGCTGTTCCTGTACTCGACGGAGACGTGGCACCCGAGCTACGAGATCTACGTGGCGAAGAGCGCGCTTGGCGAGGCGGGCCTTCAGAGCATGCTGGACGAGAAGTTCGCGCGCAGGCGCGTCAACAACACCGTGGCCGCGGCGCCGCCGGCAGGCAATTTTTACGCCCGCGGGCGACAGCGCGAAGACGGAGACTGGAGGTGCTACATAGAAGACGCGTACAGGCGAGCAAGCGGCAACAACGCGGTGAATCCTCTCGAGCAAGGAGCGCGGCCCACCGACCTCCACATTTCTTTCGCGGGCGTTCCAGATAGAAACTCTGCCACGTACGCGGCGTTCTGCCAGCTCGGAGTTTCCCTCGGCCCCTGGTCATCGGCATGCCGCTACACCACAGTACAGAGACACGGACTCGGTCTCAAGTACGTGGAGCTGCCTGGGCTGTCGCTCAAAATTGGAACGTGGCGCGCATGTTACTAAATAAACAATAATACTTGTTAATTCCTTTTGGTTTCGTTTTGTGTCGGCCATCATTGTTTCCCCTGCGCGGGTGGGCCCCTTGTATCTATTTGTCAACAGCCGCCCTCGGCCCTGGTGAGCAGATAAAGGACACAGCGCGCCGCTTGGTCTGCTAGACGGTTCTGGTAGCCAAAATACCAAATACCAAACATCGACCAAGCGGTCTCACGAACAAGTTGTACTGCGTTTGACACGTTTGCGTGCAGCAGCCTATAACAATTATGAGCTCCGCGACAAGCCTCGTGCCCCCCGCCGCGCCCGATATGCGCGAGCATGAACTTGGCGAGTGCGCGGCATTCTACGCCGCCGAAACCCCGCAGCGGCTCTTCGAAAACTTGTTGCATCTAGAGAATGCCCTAAAGGCCCGTGGCTATGACACAGACTCCGCCGGTGCCCCGGCGCTAGGGCCAACCACTCTGACAATGGAGGCCATTGCCGACAGGATAACCTTGATCATCAACCGATTCAAGGCCGCGGTGCGCCTCGACTTGGAGCTGTACCGCCTGCTGGCGGAGCTCGTGCACATCCGCATCAGGACCAAGACGGTGTCCATGCAGGCCTGGATAGAGCTACGCGGGCTATCGCGCGAATGCGCGGAGTTCATCCTCGAGAGAAAGAATTTTGTATGCGAGCTAATGGAGCGGTTTGGTGAAGTGTATCCTACGCTTTCTCGCGTGGGGCTGCAGTCGGCCAGGAAGTTCGAGTCCATGTACCTTGGCAAGCTGAAGAACGGACGCCTAGAGAGCGTGGGCCAATTCTTCCTCCGCATAGCGGCCGAAGCCGCCCGCGGGGTCGCGAATAACGACGCGTTCGCGGCGGCGGTGTTCCGCGACGGCACGCGGGCGCCCGACGCAAACACCGTGTTTTGCCTGTTCTTCATGGCGCTCTGCAGGCAGGAGATCGTGCCCCCAACGCCGGTAATGCTATTTGCCGGCACAGAATCGCGATCCTACGCGAGCTGTTTCTTGCTCGACGTGCGCGGCCGCCACACGCGAGACGTGCTGACCTCCATCGCGGAAGAAATAATCCCTGTCATGCACAGCCACGGCGGCATAGGCCTGTACATGGACTGCGATAGCAATTGGGACGACAACTCCTCCGGCATGATGCTGGCGCTCAAGGCGCTAGACTCGATCATAGCCGCCAGCAATGCGGTCTCCGCGCGCCCTTCGGGGTTGTGCGTTTATGTCGAGCCGTGGCACCGCGACATCATGAAGATCCTGCGCTGCAGAGGCGTACTGGCCGGCAACGAGGAGACGCGGTGCGATAACACATTCTTTGCCCTGTGGATGCCAGATCTCTTCATGAAGCGCTTCGAGGCGAACGGGACTTGGACTTTGTTTGACGGCCGCGCCGCCCACCTGAGCGATCTCTACGGCGAGGAATTCGAGAAGGAGTACGAATTGCTGGAGCGCAAGAACGTAGGGATCGCAACCTATCCGGCAAGGGACGTGATGTTCGCGCTAATCAAGAGCGCGGTGTCCACTGGGACTCCGTTTGTAATGTTCAAGCACGCGGTCAACCGCAACTATTTCTTCGATATGGCTGGGCGCGCGATGAAGTGCTCGAACCTTTGCACTGAGATAGTGCACATGACTGACGACGAGTCGGTAGGCGTGTGCAACCTCACCAGCCTCAACCTGGCGGCGTTCGTGACGCGGCGCAATGCTTTGCCTGGGACACCCCCGATCGGCACGTTCGATTATTCTAGCTTCCGTGACGCGTGCGCCGTAGCGACGGTGTTCATCAACGCGCTCATGTCCTTGAGCAATCTCCCCATCAAGCGCGCGACAACCGGAAACGAGCGTCTGCGCTCGATCGGCATAGGTGTGCAAGGCTTCCACACGGCTTGCCTGCTTCAGGGATTCGGCCTCGACAGCGTCGAAGCCTGCCGGTTCAACGGTAAACTGTTCGAGGCGCTGGCCCTAACTACGTTTCAGACAAGCTGCCGCATTTGCGAACTAGGCATGAACCCGTTTCGCGGCTTTTCTGAGAGCAAGTACGCTAAGGGATGGCTGCACATGGACGGATGGCCCGCGCGGCATCTCTACTTCGACGGGTGGGATCGGCTACGTGAAAATATTAAGGCGTACGGTCTGTACAACTGCCAGCTGGTAGCGCTCATGCCCACCGCCAGCTCGTCTCAGCTCACAGAGGTCAGCGAGGGCATTCACCCCGTGTTCGGTAACATCTTCAGCAAGATCACTACAACCGGCGAAGACATCCAGCTCAACGTGGCTCTGATGGAGACGATAGAATGCCTGTATCCGAACAAGGCAGAGCGCCGTGATATACTGGAGCGGCTGCATAAAAACAAATGGTCGACGCGCGGTGCTTTTGGCGCGGCTCTGCCAAGCCAACACCCGCTGACCAAGTTCGACACAGCGTTTGAGGCCGACCAAGAACACCTACTGAGACTGAGCGCGGACAGGGCGCCGTTTGTTGACCACTCCCAGTCAACAACCTTGTACGTGGTCGAGGAAGATGACGGGGCAGTGCGGGCATCACGTGTCGCCCATCTGCTCACCACTGCATTTAAGTACGGCCTAAAGACCGGAATGTACTACTGCAAGGTCCGCAAAGCCACTGATAACGGTGTGTTCCTAGGCACGGACACCTGCCGCCGGGACGACCCTACTTGCCTGGCCTGCCAGTAAAATCGAGACTTGTGTTTCTATCGTAAGCTGCTATTTCGTCCTCCCGCCGCGGCCTAATCGGCACAAATAAAAAATCATGTCCGCCACCGAGTTCCTGGCGTCAGAGTACTACTACACAGGCGAGTGCCCCGACATGCGCGAGCTGCGCGATCTCAGCATAGCCAACAATTGGAACGAGTTCGAGCTGTGCTATGCGCGCGACGAGAAAGACGTCGACTGCCTGACGGAGGACGAGTGCGACTTCTACAAGTTCGTCTTCTGCTTCTTGGCTGCCGCGGACGACCTGGTCAATGTGAACCTCGATAACCTAGTCACCCTCTTCCCACAAAAGGACATTCAGCACTACTATGCTGAGCAGATCAGGATAGAAACCGTGCATTCACGCACATACAGCGCCGTGCAGCTGGTGTTCTTCCGCAACGATGCCATCGCCCGCGACCGTTATGTCCTAGAAGCAGTGAAGGACGGTGCCATACGGCGCAAGATTGACTGGCTCTCGCGCATTCAGAACGAGGGGGACGAGCTCACCCTGCCGGAAAAATATATCCTAATGATCCTGATCGAAGGGATATTTTTTGTGTCCTCGTTCGCCGCGATCTCGTACCTGCGGCGCCACAGTATCTTCCAGGTTACCTGCCAGTCAAACGACCTCATCAGTCGCGACGAGACAATCCACACAACGGCGTCGTGTTGCATTTACAACAACTGGTTGAAGGGCCACCCTAAGCCGTCCGTCAAGCGCATTCACCAGCTATTCAAGGAGGCAGTGGAAATAGAGTGCGACTTTCTGGTTGCGAGAGCGCCAAAGGCGGCCAGGCTGATCGACATCGACGCGATACAAAGCTTCGTCAGGTTCACCGCCAACAGATGGTTGTCAATGATAGGCGTGCCTACGATCTACGATGACCCCGCGCCTGACCCCACGTTCCCCCTGGCGCTCATGTCCCTCGAGAAGAACGTCAACTTCTTTGAGCACCGCAGCACCGCGTACAGCGGAAACCTAGTCAACGACTTGTAGGGCGCGGCGCGCGAAACTGTCTCCTGCTAGGTTTCCCAATTCCCCCTGACCCAGAAACAAAATAAAGGCGACAAAAAACCTAAACGAGTTGTTAACATAAGTTTATTTGCGTAGCTTTCCCATACGCGACATCTCGTAGCGGCGGCACTGGTTTTAACTTGCACTTTACTAGCATCTCGGCGCACCACTTGTTAGCCATGGTCGGCGCGTACTCGTGCAAGATACGATAAATCTCTACCGGGTCGAACGTCTCTTGACGAATTGGGACGCGCTTTATCAGCGTGTGTCTATTGTTGATGACCTTGCAGCCGATAAAGCTGTTCATGTAGGCCAAGAACTCTCTGTTCTTTTTCAACCTGGCCGCTGGTTCTTCGCGGCGCTGCGGCAGGCGCCGGCGCCGAGCTGGGGCGCAGTCAAATGGCCGCGCGTCAGATGGGAAACCGCACAATACGGACACGCCTTTCAGCTGCCCGTTGCCGCCAGGTCCCGCGCCCCACGCGGCTGCATCGGCCCTGCGCGGCGGCCGTCTTGTATAACGCGACCACGCGCCGTGTTCGTCCTCGTCGGCGCTTTGCTGGTCCGATGCGGACGACTCCTCGGAGGCCGCGGGCGGCTCATCGATCGCGGAGCCGCAACGATGCTCGAGAAGCTTTGCCGCGAACGAGTAAATAGTTTCTGGCGAGTGCAGGTTCGTGTGACAGTCGACGAACGTGTTCGCAAACTCCCGCTGCGTCATGTTCAGGTATTCCAGGACGTGCTTAGAGAACACGGCCACAGGGAAAGCGGGCGTGAGGTCAGTGATGACGTCGCAGCCCATAAAGACCATATCACTGTCGCTGGACCACACGTACATCACCGTTTTGGTGTGGAAAAGATTTGCGCAGCCGTAGTCGGCCTCCATGCCTTTCACGTACACGGTCGGGAACCCAGATGCGGTTATGAGGTCCCAGCATAACTTATAGTGCGGAGTCGCGCGCAGCGCCGTCTTTCGGCGCGAAGACTGGTGCGCCCCGCGGGCGCCGGAGGCCAGTCTGGGTGCGTTACCCGCGAGGCTGTGTGGCTGGTTCTCGTTCGCGCTCGCCTCCAGGTCGTCGCCGTCCGTAGGCGCGCGGTGGTCTATGTTGTGATAGTCGTGCTTGACTGGCCCCTTGAAGGCGCGCTTACGCCCCCCGTCTAGCACGAAAATAGGAAAGCACGACTTCTTGTTTAAGAGGGAGAATACCTGCATTATGCCACGCAAAGTCCGCTCTACCGGATCCATCATGTTGCCAGGGTCTAGCCTCCGCATAATCGGCGTGAGCACGTTCCAGGTATCCACCGCGATGGGGATGTACAAGCCTCGCTCCATCTGGATCGAGAGGTGAACGCTCAACTCGTGCTCACGAATGAAGCGCCTCATGCCCAGGATTCCCATTGTACGCGGACGGCGGCAAAGACCGCGCGCGGCGAGTAACGAAAGATATTAATCGGAGCTAGGGTGTCCCCCGCGGCGCCCAACGCAGAAGAGGTGGCGAAGAAAGGCTGTCGCGAGGCGCGACGACCGCGTGTCTCACGCAGATCGCCAGAGTGCGCACCCGACTGTTTGAGCAAAGATTCACTTCTAGCTTTATACGTCGACGCACGAAAGTTGGCCGCGCGGCGACTGCGCGCAGGCGCGTTGGTACCCGCTAACCACGTGTTCGCCTCGAGGGCGTGGCACATAGGGCGCCCGGCGAAAAAGGGAAATTGAGAAACAACACCGTCCGCCGGCAGAGGTTCGTCTCCATGACAGACATATAAGCGGCGTCTCGCATCGTTCGCGGCCACAAACAACTGGGCCTGCGATCTCGAGTGAGCGTGACGTGCGGACTTAGTGTGAAGTATTGGCCCCGTGCAATAGCGAGCGCAATGTCCTCAACTGCGAACTCGGCCGCCCACGAGCACGCAGAGAAGACCATCGAGGCCGATGCGGCCACCGGTGCGGCAGAAGATACCTCTGCCCAGCTTGGCGCGGAGCGCGGCGCAACTCGCTTCGACATCGTATTGGGGAAGCGTGGGTGCGAACTCGCCGCTCCAGTTTTGAGGGCGGTCAAGTGTTTGATCACCGGCGCGTTTCTTGTTATGCGCAAGTATAGCGTGGTCGTGTACTGCGCCACCGAGCGCGGCTTAGTATACGTGGACCTCGGCTGGACCATCTTCGATCAGTATGACTTCCTCCCAGGAGGGAGCGACGACCCCCTTCTATTCTCCGTCGCCACCCCGCAAAACGGATTCCTGTTAGACTTTTTGTGCGACCCACCGAAGAAGTGCGCGCAAGACCCGGTACTGAGCGCGCGCTTCTTGGTCACAGACAGCGACGACCCGGAAGAGGCGCGCGAGCTACTAAAGTTGATAGTAACCCGCGAGTCTGGGACGAGCACCAAAATCAAACGCGCGGCGCAGACGGATGAGCGAATCTACATGCCGACCGCGAACTCCGCTTGCCAGGTCGCCTTAGAACCGTACTCTCACACCGAGATAACCAAGTGGCTCGGCGCGCTTCCTAAAGACGCTGGGGTAAAGGTGAGCATATCCGATACGGCCTTGGGCCTGGAACGAATTGGGTGCGCGGCAGATAGTGTCTCGTTCAACGCTCAGTGGATGGACCGGCGTGCAGACCGCGTCACCTCTTGCGACATCCTGGCAAAGCTCACTGGAGTCGGCCCAGACGCCGGCAAGCGCTCCCTGTCCGCGCGGTCGGCGTTGAAGAAGCTAAAGGAGAACCGCGTGGTCGCGGTACACAGCGGCTCGGGCTGGGTCCACTCTGAATTAGGATGGCCTGAGTCGGTCAGGGTCCGTTCGGCCCAATCGCTCAAGAAGGCGCTGCAATGGCTCAAGATAGGCGCATGGGGGGTCCCTAACCTCGTGTTCTACAAGGACAAAGTCACAGGGCTCGGAGTCGAACTCTCTGGGAGGGGAGAGGAAGACCTGTGGGGCTGTATTCTGTTTTTCGACTCTGAGGAGATGGACGATCTCACGGCGCAGGAGTTCCAAGAACCGGAGGACTGCGCAGAAGCTGACTACGGCGCCGTATCCGAATCTGACGACGCGGCCGCAGAGACGCACCGCGGCGCAGACGGCATTGACGGCGCGGACGAAGAGGACAGTTGCCCCGATATGATGCTTATCTCCGCCACGACGCTAACGCAGCAGCCTGGCCGCAAGCGAGCACCCGGCGCCACACTACAACAGAGCGCGCAGCCATCGTCGCCAGCTACTCACCGAAAACAGAAGAGACCTGCCGGCGCCGCGCGTACCGGAGCGGGCGATACCGAGCAGAATTGCGTGCATGACGGCGAGGCTTCGCTCCGTGCGCCATGCCCTGCCTCGAATGACGACCAAGAGCCGGCAAATAAGCGCGGCAAGCGCTAACCCTATACGAGCAAACAATAAAGAATTTCTTCCCCAAACCTCACCCGCGCGTAATTATTTTTTATTTCTTTTTACTCCGCCTGTGCCCGGAAAGCCGGATGCGCGGAGCGGCATTATAAGCATAGCCAACAGATGGACAGCAACTAGATACACGCGGTATCGGGAGCACAGCGGATCAACAAAGCTGCTCCGTTCTTTGCCCGGCTTCCGCGACTTGCCAGATCGTATTCGCACATCATCTCTCGCGGAGATGCAGCGGACGGAACTAGAGGCCTCAGAATCTAAGTCAATACGTCGCGCGTGTCTCAGCGGGCTAGTGGTAGCCTACGCGTTCGTCGCGTGGTTAGCGTACCTGAACTACGTGATCGTGGTGGTTGCTCACATTATAGGATACGCCTCGACGGTGTTGGCACCGCGCTGGGTACGCGCCGCTGGCGTCTTGTTTACGCTATGCGCGCTTTGCGCGTCGCTTTTGCTGTGTCGCAGCAACGCAGCGCGTGTCCACGCGGTAGGCAAGCTCGCGGCGCCTCTTCTGTTAACCGCCGCGGCGGCCCTGTGCCTCGTCCCACTATGTGCCGGCGTCTCCGTAGTGATCGCGATGGTCGTGCTAACGGCCGTAGCGATATTCTTCAGTTCGGCGGTGATTTGCCATCAGATGCGCCCGCTGCTCCGCATGAGCCAGGGGGCGGTGTGGTTATTCCTCGATATGCTACTGCTTGACCTCGCGGTAATGGTCAATCTGAAACTCTCCGAGCAAACTAGCGTTCAACTCATCATGCTGTTCGGCATGGTGCCGACGGTTATGGCTTCTTTCGACCCTGCGGCCATGCTTATCGATACTACGATGTTTAAGAGGCAGGTGTGCGCGAAGTTCGGCACGGCCGAGCCCTACGTATGCGCTCAACGACGGATCTATATTCCCGGCCTGCAGATAGATAAGAACAAGTCAGCGGACGCCTGGCAAGAAGATCCAATGCAGGAGCGAGACAGTCAGCTTACCGGGGAGACGCTTAAGCTCGGCACGGCGGCGTGCGCTTGCCCCTTCTCCGTGGTTCTGGTTCTTTTCGCGGTAGACTACAAATGCATCGTCGAGACAGTGGTTCCGACCCTGGGGCTAGGCTGCGTGCAGGCGGCGGCGGGGGTGTCTTTGGGGTTTACGTTATTGGAGCTCACCGGACGTAACAGATACATACTAATCGCCGCGTGCGGGGTCATGTCGCTCGCCGCATTTGCGTGCGTAGCGTGCGCGCTGCTCTCTGTTCTGGTCACCTCAGTCGTGCTGATCATCGGGACGATTTTTGGCGCCATGCTAATCGCCCATGGGATGACGATTCTCAACGACCCGCGGCGCGCAGACGACGAGCGGCAGCTGGGCTTCTTCCTCGTAATGTTAGCACTCCTGCTCCTGACGTGCGGGCACCAACTAACGACAATTCGATACTGATCTGGCCGCACCGCGGCAAGGCCTTGCGGCCGAAATTGAAGTTCGCCGCGCCAGCGCATCAGCGGCGGCCTAGACGCCCACGCGCAACGGCCCATAAAAGCGCATAGTTCGCGCCGCGCCTGCCGCTGACAAATTCTCCCCATCCCCGCGACAGACACCATGAGGGCAGACGCGCCTCCGCGGCCTTGGCGCCCGTCGGCGTACACCTGCGCTACGTTGTTCCGTCGTGTCATCGTGACCGTACTATTGACATTGCTAGTGCGCAACGAGGCCCCTGCGGCGACGAAACATGCCCCTCCAACAGAACCCGCCCCATCAGACCATTTGACTTCGGCGGACATCGCCGGCTCAGGCCTGGTCTTTGCGTGCGCGTGGCCGACGTCTGCGGCGGACTCCACTCTCAAATGGGAGTTAGGGCGAAGCATCGGAGTCAAACAAACGGCTGGGCGGGCGGCCGAGTAACCCTATGTATTTCTGTACCGCAATAAAGATTCCCCGCTAGGGCATGTGCCGTAGCGGATAAGTGTATACGCTTGTGCTGCCTAGTTGTGGGTTGCTGGGTCTATCGAGGATGACGGGGCAAGCGCAGAGCAAGTATGCGCTATTGGGGGGGCGTATTTGTCACCGGGCTCGGCGCGAAGGCGGAATGCACTTTCTGGGGCCACGCAAACGCCACGCGCATATCCCCTCCCAACGAAGTCGCGATTGTCACGCCTTGAGGGCGAGCGAGGCCGCTCAGCGGAGATTAAAGAGGCGGCCGCAAAGAAGCCTATCCAGATCCGTGCCAGACAATGGCTCCGCGCGGGTCGGGTCGGTTGGAGGCGGTGGTGTTTGCGGTGATGGTTCTCTTTTGCTCTGGGACTTCTACCGCGACGACAGCTGCTGCCCCCGCCAGCTCTCCGGGCATCCAAACGTCTAGCCCTGCGCCCGGCACCGGATCGACGCGCCTGCCTGGCACACGTGCGTCTACTCAGCAGCTAACGATGAATTGCAGCGCCGGCGGCATTCTATATTCCGTTCTCGGCGGACCCTTCGCGCTCCGGTGCCGCCTGTCGCGAGCCCCGAAAGCAAACGAGACACTCTACGCGATGCTGGCGCCGCTACCGTCTAATACGATGGCCGCCGCCGACCGGCCGCACGGCAGTTTGAGTCACCTAGGCAACGGGCGCGCACCGCTTAGTACTATATACAGGTATAACGTTACGGCCAAGGCGGGAACGCTCGACCCCTCCGCGCAGAGATCTGGCCTGGCCGTAGCCATCGATACAGAGTCGTCTGGGGACCCCATCTCGTTCGTCATTTATTCCAATATGTCTACCAGAGCCCACATTGGCGAGTACATCTGGCGCATGCATGACGCCGGAGGGACAACCGCCGACTACGCGACGATCGTTCTGCTGGCTCGCCCGCCCATCGCCGCCAAGGCGCCATCGACCAATTTCTTCCTCGACGCCGACGTGGCCTCCGCCTTGGTGGTCGAAGCCAGCGGCGCCTACCCGCCGTCTACCCTCACTGGCGCGTGGTTTATCGACGGCAACCGGTCTGCCGAGAGCGCCGGGTTTGCCACGAACGTCAGGCAGATCATTACCTCGGACGGCGAGGTGGACGTGAAATGGTTCCTGATCAACACGAAAGACTCCCCGCCGCCGTCCGTAACTCCTCAGACCACCGTCACGTTCGTCGCGACTTGGACACCGCCTAAGGGTTTCGAGACAGTCTTCCCCGATGGCAAGGTTACGCTCACCAAGGTGCTGCGCCCGCTTTGGTTACGGAAACCGATCGTGCAGGTGAGCCGCTTCCCGCCAGGCTATCTGGTATGCAGAGCCTCGGACATTCTCTGCGACCACGGTGACCTGCAATGGTCTGCGGGTGGAAAAATCGTAAAGAGCGAGCACCAAGCGGCGCGCACCCGCATGCATCTCGGCAGTAAACTGTGCGCTCTAGTACAGATACTAGATATCCCCGAAGACACCTCCCTGCAACAAAGCGTGACATACACATGCACGCTGCGCGGATACGAACGTATCTACAACTGGTTGAATGGCACGATAGAACTCGACAACATGCCGCTGCGCCAGGGACGGCCGATGCTCATATGCCTCGCGGTGGTGATGGGGCTGTTCGTCTTGGGGTCGTTCCTGGCCGTGGTGATCAGCGCGTGCCTGTGGGGGTCTGGATAAGTCATCGCACGCCACGCGTACCGATTCTGGCGGCAAGAAGCACGAGACGTGCGCGCAGCATACCGTCTGCTTTCCCGCGAAACCAATTAAAGCATGGCGTCCAATACCCAATGACGAGTGTCTTTGTTATTCCCCGTGCCCCGTCTCGTTCCTAACGGCAACACGATAACACGCGAAAACTAAGTACATGGTTGTCAAACATGTTTATTGTATCTGTAGGGGGGCGCTTGATGAGGTCGTGTCGCTCAGGCTAGTCTGAAATTTACTATAGAGTCCAGAACGCGTAAGGCCGCAGAGATGTCGTCTTTGTCCCAAGGGTCTACGATGCGCAGGCGCGCCTCCTCTAGAGCGCGGACAAGATCTTCGCCGCCGAGGATTGTCCCCACGATCCGCGAAGGGCGGGACTCGAGGTATATGCACGCGAGGATCGCGGAAACTTTTTTGTCTGTCCTGGCCATGGCCCTCTTGAAGAGCGGCCGTGTCGTGGCCGCGCGTCCATCGTCCTCGGGGCCCAAGAACGCTCCCCCCCGGGCCGAGTTCAACAGAAAGCTGGTCTCGTGGACCAAAAGCTCGCTTGCCGCGCCGTACTGTTTGGGGGCGACGACGTTGCGCACCGCGGCGATGTTCTCGCTCTCGGCCTTGGCGGCGAAGCGGAGCACTTCGCACACCACCGCTGCCTTCTGCAGTATGGAGACGGCCAACTCTTCGATAAGCGCCATTTCGTCGCTTGGGGGGGCCTCGTTGGGTACGTCGATATTGTGCTTCGCGGCGTACTTGTTGCACAAGTCCTCCATGATGCAGAACTTGCTTTGTAGCCCGCCGAGCTCCAACAGATAGTTGACCGTAGCATAGATCATCTCGGGGCCAGGACGAAGCACAGACTTGCCCATTATCTCCGTCCACGGCCCAAGCTTCTCACACACGTCCCGCGCCTCTCCTTTCAAGACCGCGCGCAGGTTATCGGTGGGGTTCTTGTGTGCTAGACCCAGCCACGACAGCGGCCCCTTGCGGACCGCTAGCGCCACCTCGATAAGCGATACAACTTTCCATACGCGCAGATGAGAGACTTCACAGGGCTCGACGCGACAGTGGTCTCCCCCGCTCCAACCGGAGATGTGCCGCGCCTCCTCTTCCGCGCGGCCGGCATCGGTCTCTGTTTGCTGGCCGTCGCGCTCATCTCTGAACATCTTGATCTGTACGTGGCCTGCCATCTTGGTTACATTGCGACGTCGCCTGCGACGGTCGCCGCCGCGCCCCCGTGACGAAGGTACGGTGATAGTACTGAGGCCCCTGTTCCCCGTCACGATAACCGGCGTACGCGGGATAGACAATCTAAGCGGGCTCCGGCGCAGCTCTCCCATGCGAAGCAGATCTTCGATGTCTTTGGCAAGAAACTGCGGCACCTCGTATAGCTCCGCCTGCGTTAGATCTAGCGACGCCGAGTCTAGATGGTAGACGAACCCTGTAACAGAGTTAACTGCGCGAGGTTTGGCCAGGATGCGCAGCACTCCAGTTCCCTCGTCCACTTCTCCGAGGCGAAGCACGATCCCGTCTGGCACGGGAAACCCAACAAATAGTTTACTCAGGACGAGCCCCCTCACGTTCACATCAAACGTATTGACTAGGTCTTCAGGGGCCTCCCCCGACGCAGAACCGAGGTGGTGGGTGAAGAGATAATCTGCCCCCGGAGACCCCGCACCGCCCACGCTGGGTTCCGCCGCGGCCTCGCCACGCCCGCGGCGGTTCTGAAGTAACTCGGTGCTGACCAAGGCGCACATCACGGGAGAGCGCAACCTGTAGCCAAACATGGTAATGCTCATGTCGCGCCCGACGGTCCGCATGGAGAAGATGCAGCCCCCGTACACTACGTATATGCGGCCCGCAGTTTCATCGTGGTAGCGCACGGCCAAGCGACGCTCGTAGTTTTTCTCGACCCTCTCTACGCGCAGTTCCATTATTGTTTCCGGCCGCGCGTGTAGTACACGAAATGCGGTGGCGGCGGCTAGGTACGCGGCGGCAGAGATGCCCTCTGCGGCAGACAGCCCTCGCCGGTGAGTATAACCTCGTAGTACACGCCGTAGTTGTCACTCCTCGCCTCCACGCCGCATTCTTATCGGCCGAGCAACCTCGGCAGGTAACTCCTTAGTTTCGGCGCGGCACCACAACTCGTATGTTGCGGTGGAGCGTGCTATCTCTGCGAGAGGCGAGAAGGACTGCGCCTTGCTCATCATCTCCCGCGGCTTATTAAAACCAACTTTAGTGGACGCGCTACACTTGGAACAATGGCCGACGCTTCTGCGCCGGACAAGAAGAATGCGCCGACTAACGCGCTCAAGCCAGACCTCATAAAGATCGCGGTGGAAAGGGTGCTCGCGGCTATTGACACGGAGAACAACGAAGACCTTATTCTCGCGGCAGCTCGCGAGCCCCGGGAAGTGGTCGCAGCGCGCGCGCCGGACCTGTTTACTTCTGCGGCGTACAGCTGGAGCGAGGAGGACGAGCTAGGCACAAGAATGCGAGCGTCCTCCTTCTTCCCCGTAGCGTCTATGTTCGCGAAAATAATATGCTGCTTGTTCTTGCTATGGGCCAAGTCGTGCACCGGGCACGGCGCGATGGTTACTGGCCTCACCGCGTGCACCGGCGCGTATGCTATAGCCTCTTTGCTGTGTTCGTTCGTAGTGTACTATAACGTGCGCACAGACAACATGCCATTTGGGACGTACACGAAGCTGTTCCAGATTGCCGCGTGCATCGGGTGCGGCTGCTACGCTCTGGGCCTTACTATGGAGAAGCTGTTCGGCGACAGCGAAATGTATTTCGCGCTGTTCCCCGACGCAAAGAACAGCCCGCTTGTCGGAGCGACGGCAAAGGGTAGCGCGTTGATACTCCCGCAAGGATGCAGCGTTGCTCCGTACGTGCCCCTGGCGGTGTCCGTAGCGTATTGTGCGGCCGTCGTTTACGACATCGCGGATACCATATTCCCCCTCTTGTGGGTAAGAACGACCCTGAACGAATTTGCGGTCTTCTGAGTCACGTGCCGCAACGACGGGCAGCGCGGAGCTATAGATACAGACGGCACATTCGCCTCGGCAGCGATTGTTCATTCTCCCTTGCATCGACGTGATCGCCCGCGATCGCGGCCTTCGTATCTCGCGCCATCGACATAAGACATAGCGGGCCGCGCAGGACGGGAGGGCGGGAAGAGCCAGGCGCGGGACAAAGCGTATTTAACGTCCACGCGTAGCTACGAATAAACTTTCCCCCGAAGCCTAGCAATGGACGGACACGGTTGTTCTTCGTCGCAGGCCATGTGCCGCGGGGCATTCGGCAACGTCGCTACAAGGCCTGCCCCGTTCCCCAGGTCCGCCGCACCGTTTGTGGTGGCCGGCGAGTCCCTCGGCGCATTGCGAGACAAATGCCACGCGTACTTCTACGACAGTTTCAGCTCTTTCACTGGTGTAGATTGCTGCTACGGCTCCCGCTTCGACATCTTGCTCGGGTCTTACTTCAACACGATAACCCTCTCTCACTTCCTTGAGACTGGTCTCTCGATCGCATGTATTTGTGTCAAGTTCCCCGAGCTCAAATACGCGGAGGACGGGATAGTGCAGTTCGTCGTCGCGAACCCCATGATCGCTCGCAGCGACTGCGAGGTTCCGTCGCGTCCATCGTACACCTACGTGACAAAGAAGTGGTCGCGAACCACCCTCACGTCGTCGCTATCCATATGCGGGCCGGCCCTGGAACTCCTTACGGGCGACGCGCTAGACGGGACGGAGATCGCCAACTTCTCCCGCGCGAGGGCAATGAACCAACTCGCCCGCGACCTGAAGCTGACGTTGGATTCGTTCGAGCGCGGCACCGTGCACCACGTGCTGGGCATCCTGATCAGGAAAGCTCCGCCGATGCCGTTGCTGCAGCCGCTAATGGCCGCGATGGCCCGCGAGCGCGACATGAACGTTGTGGCTCGTGCGAACATCCTCTCAGCCATGAAAAACGCGGTGCGCGAGCACCTTTTCTTCATGGATAAGGAATCACGCGGAGACCCCCAAGACATTGCGCGGGGGCTGTTAAGCTTGATCAACTGCACCCTTCCTAGCGTTAGCGACACGCGCGTCACTCACGTGGGACCCGGAGGGAGGCCCATAGATGGCGTGCTTGTGACCACCGAGGCCGTGAAAGGCCTCGTAACGCAGGCGCTGACTCTGACCGCGTCTGAGGCCACCGTCCCGGCAATGTACGGAGAATTGTCCATCTCTGGCACCAACTTGGTGACCGCGCTGTTGATGGGCAAGGCCATCAGGAATTTCAACGAGGCCGCCAGGAACCTGCTAAACTTCGCCGACGGTAACGTGGACGTCTCAGATTTCCCAGATATTCCCCAAGACGGCGAAGATGCGCCGCGCACCATGAGCGTCAACATGAGCCTCGTCACGGTGGGCGACAGCCTGGTGGCCGTGGAAGCATTGGAGCGGATTTACGCCCGCACTGGAGTGCCATATCCTCTGGCAGGCAACGTAGACCTAACATTTTTCTTCCCTCTCGGGCTGTTCAAGCCACATAAGGACCGCTACGCGATCGGGGGTCTAATTTTGCCAGATACCGCCGAAGCGGCGGTAGACGGTCGCCTATTCCCCCCGACAGAGATGTTTTTCTTCGACAAGGACGAGCAGTTGCGCAGCGTGTCCTTCGAGAGCTCTCTAGGGACCGTGGCGCACCCAATCGCGCACGGCATAATGGAGACGCTGCAGGAGCTGAGCCAGGAGCAGTGGGTTCAGGCTCGCCCTCCAGCGCCCATGGACTTTACTATACAGCGAATGAGCCAGCAGCCCCCCCGCGCCCAGATGGTGGAATTTCTGACTGCCGTGGCGACCGCAGTCACGGCTCCACACCCAAGCGCTACGTTGATCAACCGCCGCAGCACCGACCAGTTTTTGAGTCACACTAACCCGTTCTTGCAATTGGAAGTGCACCCGTTTTACGACGTGTACCGCGTCGCGCAAGATCTGCAGACCCCCTCTGATGCCGCGCTGTTCGCGCCCGTAGAGCCGTCGACGCTCGCGGCGTCGCGGCGTCTCTGCAACGGGGACATTCCGCTGCCGCTGTCGTCGGCCGACTTCAGATCTTCTAGGGGGCGCCAGCTAGCGGCGTGTGGGGCAATGCTTTCCTCACAGGCGGCGGCCGCGATAGAGACCACGCTGTCCGATCCTAACTACCCAGTGGCTTTCTACGTGATCGAGGCATGCTTGCACGGGGACGAGACCCTGTTTCTGGAGTCGCAGCGCCTCGTGGCGCAATGCATAGAAAGCTACTGGGTTTCTGCCGGGGGTCTGGCCTTCGTCAACAGCTTCGCGATGATCATGTACATCACGCACAACCTGTCATCGCTGGTGAACCGCAACTGCCACGCGCTGTACGCCGAGATCGTCGCGGTACTGAACAGCATGCGCGCCGCGGTTTCGCGGTTTACCCAATCTGGCGACGCCCTGCTGCAGCACACACAAGAGGAACTAAACCACCTTCTGATGGATCCCGCCGTGTTCCCGCCCATACTGTACGATTGCGACCCTATCATCCGCGTTACGGGAGCGTACGCGGCCCGAAACATCACTATACGCACGCTCGGCGAGCGTGCCCCGGTAGTCTCAACGCGCGACTGGCCACCCCAGGCGGACTTTGGGGCCATCAACATCACCCTGAATCACGGCCCGCCGTACACTGCCCGCGGCCGCGCAGACGGTGGCGCGCACCACGACTCCGAATGGACCGTGCTCAACAAGATCTTCTACTACGCGCTGTTACCGGCACTGGCGCGCGGCAGATGCTGCAGCGTGGGCGTAGAGTTTGAGATGGTGTACAACCTGATTAACACGACGCGCTTGCCGGCAAACGCGGACGACCTGGCCGCGCCAGAGGCAAACCCTCTGCACGTCAACAATCTCGCCCCCGACTCATTCAACGCGCTACTGCACAACTCTGGCGTGGCCCTCGTGGATGCCGAGGCCTTGGTGGCTTTCATCGCCGCAGCGCGACTGCGTCAAGTAGCGCACACCCTGCCTCTCCGCGTCAGCTACTCCGCCGACCCGGGCTTCGCGACAATCGATAGCCCCAACACGGCCTTTACCGACGGAGTGCTCTACAACGGCCTCATAATGATGAATTACCCGCAGTACGACGCCACCCTCGTCGCGTCCCGATACTTCTACGCGCTCCCCGTAAATGGCTTCTACGCGAATCGCACGATCGTCGAAGCCACGCACCGCGGTGCGGTAAACCTCGGGGAGGTTCCAGAAGACCTGCCCCTGGTGCCCACGTTCCTCGGGGCCGAAGCGTACAGGTCAATACGGGCGCCATCTTACATGTATTGCGCCAAGCAGTGCGCGTCGGGCACAGCGTCGGCCGGCGCGGTTGCGTACGGGCTGATGGCCGGTTACTTCAAGACGTCGCCGGTGGCGCTAACGCACCAGCTCAAGAGCGGCCTGCACCCTGGGTTCGCGCTGACGGTAGCGCGCCAAGATCGCTTCTACGCAGACCAGATACTGTTTGCCCGCCGCCTGTCCGAATCGTACTACATGGGCGCCCCCACTACCGAAAGCAGGGCAGAGAATAACTCCCTGATGATAGACATCCACCAGCCGCGCAGCCACGTAGACATGGGGCTAGGATTCACGGCCAGCCGCATGCCCGCGAAGCTCAACACGGTTGTCACCGACATGGGCTCCCGCAGCCAGAACCTGTTCGACGCCCGCTACCCAGGGCAGTTCAGGTACCTCGAAGTCGCGGACTTCATCGCCTCTGAGATCACCGACGACGACTCGTTGGCCATGCCGCGCGCCAGACCGCCGCTAATGCTGCCATATGAGGCCCCGCCTCTACCGCCGTGTCTGGAGCGCGGCCAGCGCGCTACGTGCGAGTTTCTGATCACGCCCGTAACGGCAGATCTAAAGTATTTTTACGGCCCCGCCAATCCAAGAGGCCGAAGCAGCTGCGTGGCGTGCATGCCGCATGAGGACCCCAGCCGCGACAGCGTCGACCGCGCCATGTACGACCACACTACTCCGGATGCCGCGTTCCCTTCGAGGGCCACCAACAACCCTTGGGCGTCGCAGAGATTCTCTCTCGGCGACCGCATGTACAACGCTCGGCGCGGGTTTATTGTAACGAGCGACTTCTTCAGCCCCCTGGGCAAGTTCATGACGCCATCGCGCGTGGAGGACAAGAACAGGTGCCTGGCACGCCTGCTGCGAGAGTCGGCGACGGCGGTGAGCTCAGTGACCGGGAACACAGAATTCCAGTTCGTCGCGCCGGTCGGTTCAAACGAGCTGATAACCGACCCCTGCGCCATCTTCCAAGAGGCCTACCCTATTCTCTGCGCCAGCGATAAGGCCTTATTCGCGTCTTACGAGAACCCGCGCAAGGCCGTCGGTACTGGCGCCAGGGAAAACCATTTTGCCCAGTATTTGATTCATGACGCCTCGCCGCTATCCGGAGTGTTGAAGTGCAACGGAAAACTGTAACGCCCAGCAGGCCTGCGGCCCCACCCCAAACTTCCTGGCATTGCTAATAAAAGATACGACTCACTTGTAGCACGGCCACAATCGTCTCGTTTCACCTTTGTCGTTTTTTTCTGTTCCACATCCTTGCTATCTCCCGGGCCTTCCTGACGGCAAGCGCCGGCTAGGCCAAGGGCAGACTGCGCGAAACAGCATTGCCGAGACAGATCCGTAGCAACTAAAGAGCCGCCGCGCTACCATTTCGCCGCAGACAAAGAAAGGCGCGCTGGCGATAAAACCCATCGTGCAGAGAGCGGCAGGCGGCCTATTGATTGGCGCGGGCAGTGTCCGGCGAGCTTTTTTTCTCTAGTCGGTGCATAGACAATGGCTCACGCCACGTCCTCGGCGTACGAGGTTAAGATCACGCTGCCTGGGAACTTGACGCGAGATGAAGAAGACCGCTTGCGATGCTTGACAGGTACGATCTTGATGGCTCCGTCCCTGCGGCGGTGCTTGTTTCTGCACGACGTAGACAGAAACTCGTACTACGTCCATGGAAGTGAGCCCGACTACGCCACGTCTCTGGCCGCATACCGCCGGCGCTTTCCGCTGCTAGTGACCGCCGTGGGGCGCCAGGAGCTTTCTGCGGTGTCCCTGTCTATAGGCTGCCCCAAAGGCCTAAACTTCCGCAACACCGGCCCGTTTCAGCTGCTCAACGGCAGCAACGTGTCGCTCATTCCGCCCATCGGCGGCCGCTGGCGCGTAGAACTGTTGTCTTGCGGTTCTGTGATAGAGCCCGCGATGACTATTCCTACCGAGGTGGGCTCCGAGCTCCTCGGCAAGATCTTGGCCGGGATGACCTACGAGTTCTGCGCCAGAAACCAGATCCCAGCGGACAGGCCCGCCGAAGTGTACCGCGTGGCGTGCGATAACAAAGCTCTGGACCTGACGCAGGCGATCAGGGGGGGCGACTCTGACTTACAGGACACTATGAAAACATTATTCGCATCGGTGTTATTTGCGATGAACGAGGGGGTGCTTCAGGTAATGACGCTCATGCCAGCCCTGCTGGCAGGTGGGAACACCAATCCGTTCCTGAACGCTCTGCTACAGATGCAAAGCGCCACGCGCCTCTCGGCGCAGATCTTCAACCCGCCGACGCTGCCGGTACACGATCCGACCGGCGGCGCCCGCCGATACAACGTGTTCGACGCGTTCGCATCGTGGTTAACGATGTCTCACCGACTGGGAGAGCTGTTCCACATGAAACCCGCCCTGAAGGTCGTAATGTTTTACTCTGACGTCTCGGCCATCGACGAAGGCCAAACCGCCAACGCCATAGTGCCGTGAGCTATCAAAACGTTAATAAATTCATAGCGCGGCAGGTCGCGCCTTGCCCGCGGTAAAAAAATTGTCGAGTCTGGGCTGTGCTTTTTACTTTGGTTTATTATTCCCTAGCAAAGGCCGCTAGAGTCACCGTCTGCAAACTGCCCCTGACACCGTGTGGTATCCGGCAGGCGGCGCTCCCTCAAACGAGAGATACGCGGCCATTACGACCGCGACCAGCACGTCGTCGGCCAGCTTGCCGCCTTGTTTCCCGCTGTAGACCCTGTTCGCGTCACCGCTCGTGATGACGATCTCGAGGTTTTTTATCTGCTCGACAAGATATTCGCATGGGTCGTTCCCCAGAAGTACGGTATTCGAGACCAGTTCCTGAGACGCCATTATGTTGCCGGAGTTGAAGCGGCTAATGAAGAGGTCGAACGCCCTGCTCTTTTGCTTGTTGAGCAAGTAGAACGGATGGGCTACGGAGGACCCATGCTGCCGCGTATGTGCGAACACGAGCGAGAAGCCGAGGCGCTTCTGCAACGGCGCCAGCAGGTCGGCTAGTCGTAACGCGATGGCTGTCGCGGAGTCCTGGCTCGAGTTGCCCTCTACTGCGACTCTAACTTCTCTGAACACGCCGGGGTGCAGCAAACACGTGTACGCCACGCACAGGTTCGCGCACTGGGCTATCTCTGCCGCCGCCTCGCCGGTGAGGGCTTCCAAGTAGAAATGTTCCATCCCAAGCAGAACGGTGGCGCCGTTCAACTCTGTCACCAGGGCGATGCCCGTACCGGAGGCGCTGCGGTTGGCTGTGAAGGCTGGGTCAATGTACGCAGTCAAAACGCGCGAGAGGTTGTGCACGTTAGGCGAGTTTGAGGTCGAGGGGCGATAAACCAAAAACTGGTCCATGGCCCTAGAGGCGATGACGCTCCGCGCGGATAACGTGTTGCCCACCTGGCCTCCGGCTATCTCGTTCATGAACGAGTCTTTCACGAACAACTCGGCGGTGTTGCGCACACTGTGGTCCATAGTAACGTACACGGGCTTCTGCAGCACGTAGCAGGAACAGGTTGTCACGTTTTGCCTCTGCTGCACCTCCGGGAGGTGGTCGTCGCAAATGTAGGTTACTACGTTGAGCAACGAGTTGGAAGAGCCCTTGAGGTTATACAGCAAGCTGGTAGAGCTCTGCCCCGTGTTGGTGGAGGAAACGAAAAACAACTTGCAATTTGTTTGGTTGAGGAACCCCATGATGGTGTGCATCGCACCGGGCTTGATGAAATTGGCTTCGTCCACGAAGAGAAAGTTGAAATCCTGCCCACGCAGCCCCTGCGACCGGGCGACAATGGTCGAGGTAGCGGGGTGGTTGGCCGCGGCAGCGATGGGCGGGCGCGGCGACCATACACAAAAACAAAACGAGAAACGGGAAAACTTGGTCAGTATAAAATTACCCGCGCGCACGTATATAGCCCAAGCGCGACAAGGAAAAATAGCATAGCGACAAAGGCAAGGCCAGGCGGGGGAGTACAGAGTTAAGGAGTCTAGTACGCACGAGGGGCGGGTCATGGAGGCGCATTTCGTCGCTGCGGCGGCACACAGCGCAGCGTTCGGCGACCGAGTGGGAGGGGAAAGCCCGTATTTGAGCCACATTGTGCTATCTGAGCGATGCATGGTGAACTTTGGCGTCCCCACGTTCCTCCTGGCGAGCGGGAACAACTTCTATGCCGAGGTTCAAATCAGGTTTCACGGCTGCCTACAATGCACCCAGTGGCGGCGTGTGTTTTCTGTATACGCGCCATCCAGCGCCATAGACCGCATCTTGCTCCCAGACGTATCGTCTGGGAACTGCGGACGCTCTGCCCCGTTCCGCATCATGTACGACAGCGGAAACTCATGGGGGGGGCTGTTCATCAGCGTACCAGTTTTCTGCGATCCAGAAAAACTCACTTTTGACGGGTACACTGCGGTGGCGGTGCGCCTGGCCATCTGTGGATCCGCGGACGAGTTCTACGAGATGCTATTCACATACGACGAGCTAGCTCAGCCGCAGACCAGGTTTTACGCCGACGCGGGCAGGTTTGATGCGCTGGCCCTGCAGATCTGCGAGTATCACATCCCTGCCGCGTGGCCCTCGCGCCGCAAAGAGGAGTTCCTGAACCTACGCGGCCGCCTCCTGGAGCTTATTGCCGCACGCGGGAGTACGCGGCAGCTCGATAAGGTCCTCCGCGCCGACAGCTATATTACTCACGAACAGCCCCTGGTCCCCGACCCCCCTAAAGAGGACGAGGCCGCCAGTGAAGCCAAGAAGAAGGAAGCGGACGACGCCATGAAGAAGCTCAAGGACGCAGCCGCCAAGGTAGCGTCTTCCGACGCAAACCGCCAACGGGAGCCGGGGGATCGTGAGCAAGGAGTGTCGGCGGCTCTACTATCTACATGTTCAGGAATGCCAGGGGATCACCACGCGCCGCAGCACGCGGCCGTAGCGGGGGCAGTCAAGGCAGTGGCTAGTGGCCTCAACTCGATCGTTAGAGGGCTGTCTGCTGCGGGAGGGGCCGCGGCGACCTCGGCTTCTCAGCTCGCCGACATCCGCTACACCGACGCACTACTGGCGGGACTAGAACCTCCAGGACGCAACCGCGGAGAACCAAGGCCCCAGCGCCGCGTGCCCGACCTAGAAAGCGTCGTCATGGACGATGGGCAGTCGCGCCACGATCGTGTAATACCAGCAAGCGGGCTAGGTGGCGCCAGGGCCCCGGCTTCAGTGGAGGAATGCCTCAAGGCGCTGTGCGCAATAATATCCGACCCCGGCACTCCCCCGCAATCCGCGTGGACCTTTGGGCCTATATCGATAGTAACGCACTCCTGTTACAACTCCGGATCCCCCATCTTAATCGTTACATACTCCGACGGCGGCAGGCGCGCCTACCCGCCCATCGTATCTGGAATAACCGCGCTGTCTGAGGCGCTGCTGGCGGCCGGCGCGTCGTTCCCTTCGGACCTGAACGAAGACGAAAAGGCGGAACTACTGCGCAAAGCTCCTTGTTTCGCGCGCCCCATGGCAGCGGATGAGGCGCGCGAGTACCAGAAACTATTTTCTGTAGACAGCGAACAGGTATTCCTGTTTGGCCTGCAAGCTCGCGTTACAACTGCCATGATCACCGCGCTTACCGTGGCAGTAGCGCGGGCCACAGATCAGGCGGCAGACAACCTGTTGCTAAACCAGATAGTAAGTTATGACCTTGCGGTGCGCGACGACGATGACCTGCCCGGCGGCCGCGGCCAAAGAGATCGACTCGCCGTGGCACAGTACGATGGCGACAGGGCCGCGGGCCACTGGCCCGCTAAGCTGGCGAGCCAGGCGGCGGACCTTATTGCCTGGTTCTGCGTAAACCTGCAGACGGAAAGCTTCGCCACATTCGCGCGCAGCGGAGTGTGGAAAGCGATTCTAACCAGCCTGGTGGCGGAAGATACCCTTCATCGGCTGCCGTTTCTCGCGCCGTTCCACTCGGATCCAGCGATATACATGTTTGACTACTTTCGCTTTGGCGCCGGCAACATGTCCCGCGTGACTGGCGACCCCAACGTAATACGCTTCAAGCCCGCGCTCAGAACTGGCCTAATGGACTGCGAGTTCATCTCTGGAGCAGCGTCCCCTGCGCATCCATGGGCGGTTCATAAATTCCTTCCAGGTCAATTCCACTCCTATTTGTGCGTGGGGTTAAACTCGGAACTAGAAGGCCTGCTTATCTTTCCAGGAGGGTTCGGACTCAGATTCGATCTAGGCGAGACCCTCGACGAAGTGTGGGACAAAAATTTAGATCGCGCAGTGCTCGACCGCTACAGCCGCCTGGCCAATATTAGTGGAGGCCCTCCGCGCGCAGACCGCGGCGCGGACTGCGCGATCGCTGACGTGGGATGCGCGTATCCGTATCTAAAATCGGCACCTCGTGCGCCGAGCGACTTCTCAACGACGTCAACGTCTGGGCACGAGTCCGTAACGATCCTCTATTGACCATCCTTACCGCCAAGATGCCTCTCCGGAAAGAATACCGTCGGTGGTTCGATGGCATCGAGGAAGACAAGCCCGCCGCCGGCGCGGATACGTCATCGCTGAGGATATACCTGTACCTAACCAAGCCCAAACGTAGCCGCGGCGGGCGCCGCAACGTTCACATAACGGCCGTGGTCAACGGCGCCCATGCGTTTTGTCTTTTGTCTCGCATGGGCGCCGAGAAAAGCCCACTAGGGGGGGAGACATTCTGCATACGCGTTTCTAAGTCCAAGCTGTGCCCCACCCCTCTCGAAGATCTGCCCGACCCCCGCAACGAGCCGGTGCCTTCACAAATCCTCCCCGCCGACTACACGAGCCTAACATCTAAGGCGATCCCCCCGCTGGATCCCGAATGGTGCGTATGTTTATCTCCGGGCGCTTGGTGGCACTACCCGACCGAGACGGTGTTTTTCTTTCACTTGAAGGACATAATGAAGAGCATCTGCCCCGCGGGCTGGAATTCCATGACATTCTGCGCGATACTGACTGCCTTTCTCGACCCCAAGCCACGCAACTGCGACCTGCGCCGAGATACGCGAAGGCGCCACGTCGATCAATTCGGAAATACGGACGGCCCGGGCGCAGAGCTATTCTGCCCCTGCAAGGTGCCGTGCCATAACGAAGACGGGCCGCGCAGGACACCCCTGCGCCCGCGTGGCGAACAAAACCTACTGAAGCTGTTATTTGTCGGCCATGTGGAAACCGTTACACAGTTACAACACGCATGCGAGCCAGGATACATCCCCGGGGACGTGTCTCGCGTGATCCGAGGCAATGGGGCCGACGGGCGGCGCGTGCCGCCAAACTGCCAGGCGTGGGACTTGCTCAAATTCACGCAATTCGCCAGCCGCAGTTTGCTCTGCGGTTGCCCGGAGATGCGGCGCATCGTAGACGACGCCGCCGACTCGTCTTGGCTACGGAGCGGAGAGTAATAGAAAGTTAAGCGGTGCACCATGGCTGCAAAAATAAAAAGCTAATTCTGATACCCGCCCATTCGCGTCGTCTATACCACAGCGCGCTTTAGCGGCTACCCCGTACAATAATTGGCGTATACTCACGTTTGTGTTTTGGCTGGACGCGAACACAATTGAGCTTCTCGCGCCGTTCTTGAATGAGAACGCTATCGTCTCTCCCTTGATCTGGTGGACTCTGTCCTCTCCGTACCACCTACATAGGCGCGCGTAGATTTCCTCGAACACGGGCTTGGTGGCCTTCCTCAGGTGGGCGGTGTAGCCTATCCTGAGGCCCTCGAAGCATGACACCAATAGGGAAATGAGGGGAACGAGAAACCAGGTCTTGCCGTGCCGCCTGGGCACCAAAAACACGCTGGTACGTTGCTTAAAGTGGTGCAGCGCCGGAGACGAGAAAAGAGGGGTGTTGAACACTTCCGCTAGGTAGCGGTCCATCCGTTCGGTTGACTCATCATCTAGAGTGATGCAGGCCGCGAAGTAGGTGGCGTGCATAAGTATCATTTTCTGGAATAACTCTAGGCGACCTTCGCGCGGCCTGTATCCGTTGCGGCTACTGTTGCCGCGGTTTAGGCGCCGGCGCTTGTTGCTCCCCGGCGACACGTAGTACGCCCCCCGCCCGGCGCCGGTAGTTCCCTTGAAGGAGGTTTTGAGCAGAGCGGCAAACCTGAACACAAAATCGCTGAGTTGTGCGAACTCGTCCGAGCAGATCATATCGGAATAACCAGCCATGACTCCATCGTAGACGCGCTCGTGCGCCTCGGCGTCCGCGTTGCTGTACTGCGCGAAAGCGAGCTCGTCGAGCGCGCCGCGCAGCCCGCCAAGCATTGAGTCTGGCCGCGGCGGTGCCATCTCCCCATCGGAAGCGCCCGAATCGTTAGCGAGATTCTTGTATTCCGCGCCAACCTTGAGCCTAGCGGCTTCCAGCGAGTCGGCCACCAACGTCTCGTAGAGCGCCTCCGAAGCTGCGAACGCAAACATGCACGACGCCGCGCAACAGGAGTGCAGGGACCCTACGGGGGGGATGCAAGCTTGGAATCGTTGTGACACGTCAACGGCAAATTGGAACCCAGTCACGCGGCGTGGCTCTGGTTGTGCGGCAAGTTCAAAACCGTCGCGCGCGGCGTTAGCGCACCCCCGGTTTAGTTCCTCGTGTCCGCCTCTTAACAGCGGTCCGGTTGCGGACGGGGTCTCAGACGCGGCTGATCCTTCGTAGCGTGCAAACCGCTTGTCCGCAGCTTTTTTCCTTAGGGATTCGAAGTACTTTTTGGCCAAGTCCGCCGACTCCCTGCCAAACATGGCGCTCTACGACGTCGACTGCAGAGACACTAGGCGCGAGCGGAGGATACAAGCCAGAACCAAGATCATGGAGTACATTAAGGGAAGTGCCTATAAAGCGAGCGTGCTAGAGATGACATCAGCAGGGGTCAGCCCTTCCCACCCTGCGTTCAGACACGCGTTTACTAAAGCTACGGAGCACGAAGAGGCGGCAAAAATCGCCGCGCAAGTCGATAAGCGCATGGTCTCCGTGAGGCGGAAAATAGCTCGCATCACGGCGGTCGTTAACGGCCAGCGCGAGTTGGCCTCTGAGCTCAAGGGCTACAGGCGGTATCTAAGCTCCGGTTTCCTCGATACGTTTGCCGCCGAGGCGGACAAGCTCTACGAGGACGAGATATCTCTCGAGTGTGCCGAAGCAGAACTCTCTCAGCACCTTCCGGCGGGAGAGGACTACGACGAAGGGGAAAACGAACTCTTGGTGCGATGGCAACTAGAGGGCGCCCCGGTGCCAAGCAGGTCGCCGATCACTCCGTATCGGACGGGGGAGAGCAGCGGCGTATCCCCCAAAAGCCCCCAGGGCCCGAGCGATGCGACGTGTGTTCGGCAGTGAGCGCTGCGGGCGCCGCCGCGGATCTGATAGACGTAGCGCCGCTGGAAGAGGACCTGACCAAGGAGCCCCAGCAGATCGTAGTGACTATCATGTCCAACGACCCCGCCAAGGTTTGCCTCAAAGTGGACCCGGCGCTTCACTACCGTAACGTAGAGCTAGAACCGTACCGCTTCCTCGGCCGCGGCGGCTACGGCTCAGTATTCTACAGCCGCAGAGCAAACGTTGCCGTGAAAGCGCTGACTCATGGCGCCTCGTTTCGGTGGGAGCTTGCTGTCTCCCTAATAGTAAGCAGCGCCGCCAGGCGCCAAGAGCTGTCCGACATCGCCAAGCACTTCCTTCAGATCTACGCGTTCTCCTCTGTGGAGAAGATAATCGTAATGGAATACATACGTCACGATCTCCGCACCTACTTGGACGAACACTGCAAGCCCGTCACCCAATCCGCGCTAGATGCTCTAGTCAGAGAATTCCGCGGCCTCGCGAAGGCTCTCGCTTTCTTCCACATCGAATGCGGGCTGGCGCATCTGGACGTCAAACAAAACAACATCCTAGTAAACTGCGACCCGCGCACCGGGGATCCAGTACGCATGGTGCTGGCCGACTTCAGCCTCGCGGCAATTAACGGCAACTCGTTCCTGAATAAGTGTTGCATGGTGTGCCCCGGCCGCCCCGGGGTTACCGGGGTACACATCATAGACACGGAGGACGCAGTAAACTCGCTCCCCTCCAACAACATACTCTTGTTCCGCATGTCTAGGCGCCCTCCGGAGTTCTTATTGGACTACTGCAACGGCGTCGGGCCGCGCTGCGGAGAGGTTATGGGCGCAATGACCACGTTCGCAATGGACGTGTTCGCGCTGGGCAGCGTGGTACATGAAGTATTACTGCTTTGCCTCTCCAGGGTGCTGGGGAGAGATCCGTTCCCTCACATGACATGCACTGACGAGCCCATGGACCATAAGACGATACTGAGCCTATTGGCTTATCGCCTGGCGCTTACGGACTATCTGAGCCAGTCGTGGAGCTCGGCGGGATTTGTCAACCCGGCCGGCACGCGCGAGGGCATCTCCTCAGCGCTACAGTGGGAATGCATGCGCGACATGTTTCTGGCCTCTGCGGAGGCATGGACGCGAACAGTGCGCCGCAAGATGAACGGCGCCCGCAGCCCCAGTATGTTTGCCGACATATTAGACCTCAGCATACTCTTATGTCACTTCGACCCGGACGTCAGACGAACGGTGTCGGCGCTAGCTTAGAGGGAGCCGCTAAGAGGCGACCGATGCCCACGAACGTCATATAGTTCATTCCGCCCAACAGGATATGGGGAGGACGCGCGAGAGAACCCACAGGCCGAGACCTGCGCCTACTACTATAAAGCACCGGGCAGCGTGCAATAAAAACGTGACATTGCAACACATCGTCTCTGTTATTCTTTTGGGGCAAGCGGTAGCGGGGTTCTGTCTTCCTCGCATATCTCATCTAGAAGCACCGAGATGTCTTCCACGCGGCACGGCGGCAACTTTCAGTTGGAGCTCGCAGCCGGAACTCTACTTCCTAAGGAAATGCCGGGCATTAACGCGTTTACGTTCTACGACTACCTACTCGATCTAGCGCAAAGCGGGGCCTCCCCCGAGTCGGTGTTATCCGTCGAACCCATATACCACAGGTTGGCGTATATTAGCCGTCTGGTGGCGTGGATAGACGCCTCTGGGTTCTCGCACGGGACCTTGCCGCGCCTGTTTCTATCTACAGAGCCACCCACCGCTGAGCAGATCAAGTCCAACCTCAGCCCCTCGGATATAGAACAAATTTTGTTCTTCGTGGAGTCCGAAACGAAACAACAAGTGGGCTGCGACCTATGGAAGGTATTGCGCCAATTCCTCCTAACGGCGTCGACGCTCAAGTGGGTAAAGAACCGTCCGTGCTCTAAGCCCGACTGGTTTAAGGTTAACGAGTTCCGCAACGGCGGAGCGGGGTATGCCAGGCAAGCGATGGCTATTACATTTGGGCTAACCAACGAAAGCTGCGCGCGGAAGCTAATTATGACTTACGTGAGCGGGGATCTACACCGGCACCAGAACGACTCAGGAGAATTTTTCAGGTTAGACGTAGGGGAGAGCGACGAGGACGCGTTTTCTTGCGGCCTACTCTTGGACAAGCGCAGCGGCATGCTGGGCGCTTCGATGGACATGGCCGTTATGCGGAAAGACCCGGAGACGGCGGCCGTGGCAGAAATAGACGTCTTCGAGATCAAATGCAGAGCTAAATACACGTTCTGCCCAGAAAACCTAATGCACCCGCTGTCCGCTTGCTACGAACGCATGTTGGACTCGCCCGGCGAGGAGACCATACGGGACTTCTTGTTTGGGATACGCGCCCCTGGCGTAGAGTATTTCCCCCCCGACTCCGTGCCTTCGGCGGCAGAAGCGCTACTGACGTGCGCCAAGGGCTGGGCGAGTCCGGACGCTAAAGCGTCGACGCGAGACCGCGGTTCTCTCATAGAGAAACGTCATCTACAGCTGAACCGCGAAGTGCGATCCACGGTATATTTGTTCGGCGAACCGTGCCTGAAAACCAATAGCATTAGACCCATAGTGTGGCCGTCCGGGGGAACTAGCTGCGAGTTGCCTATATTTATCAATCCCAAACACCAGAACTTTAAGCAGATTTTTGTCCAGACGTACGTTCTCGCGGACTACTACCCCGACGCCAAGATCTCACAATACCTGGTGACTTTCATCGGACGATCCAGGCGCGCCAACGAGTTCGGTCGCGTGCTGCGCTTGGACGGCGGGCGAGAAGACCTCGCAGAACCGATATCTCTAGATCACATACACGCGATTCCAATACTGCTGATTAAAACTCCGGTGGTTATCGATCGAGACCATTTCAGCGATCTGAGCTCGCTTGGAAAGGAAGCGTTCGAATTTTCTGTCAAAGAAACATGGGGCAATGCTGCGGATGCCGCTGCTGCGCCCCGTATTGGTCGTGGTTGTGCTGCGAAGAAGCCGGGCCCAACAGAATTACTCTGCGCTCCGGAGAGTACGCAACACTGATGGGTGAAAGTTTCGACGCCTTCAGCTTGGATGAGGACATGCCTATGGAGACGAACGAGAAACGTAAGGACGGCCGAGATCGCGGGACAAGGGCGCAAAGCGCCGTCGTTGTACAGCCTGTGGCGGCTTCCCGTCACAAATAATGATAACGCATCTGCGTCAATAAAGCGAATATTGGTTTTCGTGATACGACCCTTGCGCTTTTTTGTGTGTATAGAACACAGCGCGTGCTACAGAGACATCCAAGCGGCGTGCTGTAGTTAACACCGGGGGCACGGGGTCTAGTAATACGTGGGCCCAAGCCATGCGCGCCGCAAATCTCTTACGATGGTAAGTATTGACATTTCATACACCATAGCTAGACCACTCGTTCGTGCAATTATCGCCACGCGGCTTTTATTAGCAATCACTCTCCGCGTCTCTAGCAGTTCCTCTTCGCGCAAGCGGCGGCGCCCGTGCGCCTAATACTTCATGTTCTCGTAGATGACGTCTTCTGCCTCCCCATGCCTGGAGCGCCGAGGGGATTGGCGATACGGGTCGTCCTCATAAGCGTCCACTGGCACCGCGTCGTAGTATCGTTTGTGCACGCGGGGGCCATTTCTCTCACGCCTGGCCCTGTTCTTCACAGTCTGGGCCACGGAGGCGACCTGTTGCAGGAATTTGCTCTGCGCGGCCTTGTGAAATTTGTACGACCGAACGGCCCTGAGAACTGCCAGGGCCAAAACAATCACTGAGAATGCCCCCAGTATGCCGGCGGCGACGGGCTTCCAGCTCGCGTACATGATTTCATCGAGAGTTTCTGCGTAGCTTAGCGCCGACGTGCCAGCTATGCCCAGCGCGATAATCATGCCCAGGTGCGGCCCGAGCAACACGTGTACGTATCTCGAGACGACCAGCTCGATCATCATCAGGTACACGAGGCCCAGCACTATGAATACCACCAGCGCGCCGGTTGTCGCTTTAGGGATCGACACGCCAAAGTTCAGCACCATAATCACCGCCCCAAGCATCACGAGCATGAGGTGCCAAACGCCGAACACTACGCAGAACAGGTTTAACACGACGGCCTTGAAGGCCGTGATGACTGCATGCACGTCCTTGCAGACGGTCTTGAGCTGGGAATTGAACGTGGCGTAGTTCTCTGGGCTCTTGCCGCCCGACGCGAACGATAACATGAACACGAGTCCAGCGATGAAGATTCCGACGAACGCAACCGCAGCGAGCGTCAGCTGCCGGTAGGACAGCATCAGCACGAACACTTGCCACGCCCACGCAGTTATCGACAATGTCACCAGCGAAGTCATTGTTGCCACCGCAGAAGACAGCTCAGAGGCTCCGTAGGACGAGTCGAAGTTACACATCTTGACGCGAACTCCACCGAGCAGCAGGTACACCGCGACCACCAACCACACGAACACGGCGGAGAACACTACAAACAGGGTGGACGGCGAGGACATAAAGAAGATCTTTACGCCGTCCCGCCTGGCCGGTGTCATCCCGTGGCCCATCAGATCTCCGCCGAAGCTGCTTTCCCCTACCGTACCCACAAAACACGGGAAACCGGTCGTGGAGCTTAGCGACGCAAATGACGAAACGAGCGTAAGCAAAACGAGCACGATGTAACAGGCGGCCTCTACCATCCACATGCGCCAGGAAATACGCTCTAAGCGCGATTCCTGGCCTCCGTAATAATAGTTACCCATGGCCGCGACACGTTAAGTCGACCCTGATCGCCTCGCGAGATAGGGCCGCACAGAACTAGCTCGATTTAGGTTGCCTGTTTTTTTATCTAGTCTGGCGATGTGCAGCGAAACGGGCACAGGCGTGCCAGAGCGCAATGGCTGCGCCGATTCCTTCTCTCCAAGTGTAATGATCGCGCGCAAACTGTACGGTTGCGACCTTTGCGAACGCTTATTAACTAATCCTCGTATGGCGGGAATGAGCCTCGACCGGCAACACGGGCACCCAATTACGTTCCCGCTTCCGATACGAACCAAACCAGTTCTGGTGGCTCGGGCGCCTATGGGCTCGGGGAAGACAACGGCGCTAATTGACTGGCTCACCGCCTTCTTGGACTCTGAGGACAAGAGTGCAGTGATCGTTTCATGCCGACGGAGCTTTACTAATAGCCTCTCGCGGCGCTTTCAACGAGACGGTTTGACCGGTTTTACCACATACCTCGACAGCGACCAATATGTGCTGACAGAGGCCGCGCACCGTAGGCTGCTCGTCCAGCTGGAGAGCCTGCAGAGGATTTCTGACTCACTGCTGGACCGCTACGACGTGCTAGTGGTAGACGAAGTCATGTCTATCGTGGCGCAATTCTTTTCCCCCACCATGCGGCGCCTCCGTCTAGTCGATTCCATGTTCACGAGCCTGCTGCGGCGCTGCAGACACGTAATCGCCATGGACGCCACTGTCAACGCGACGCTGGTGGAACTCTTGGCCGAGCTGCGCGGAGCGGAAAACGTGCACGTGGTGGTAAGCGATTTTGTCTCTCGCGGGTTCGCGAACCGCGAGTGCGTGGTCATGAGCTCGCTTGGTGCGGCGCTACCGGCAAGCATGGTGCGCTACGCGCCCCCTGCGGGCGACGAGTCCCGCGAAGCGTCCGCGTCGCAGCCGCCGCCCCATGACTCTTCTAACGAGCCATGCGCGCCGGAGATAACCGACGCCGACATAGAAAGCACTGAGGGTTCATTCTTCCACGAACTCCATGTCAGGCTCTTGCAGGGAGAGAACGTGTGCGTGTTTTCGTCAACCCTCGCGTTCTCACGTATAGTGGCCTTCTTCTGCGCGGAGGTCCTAAGCCCCGACGCCGTGCTGCTACTGAACTCTACCTCGCCACCGGTCGACACCTCTGACTGGAGCCGCTACAAAGTAGTCGTGTACACGACGGTGGTGACCGTAGGCCTGAGCTTCGACGATTCTCACTTCCACACCATGTTCGCGTTCGTCAAACCGAGCATCCACGGGCCGGACATGATGGCTGTGTACCAGGCCATGGGTCGCGTGCGCAGTCTGATCCGCGACAGGCTGTTCATGTACATGGACGTGTCGAGCGCTAACGAAGGGCCCACGTTCACGCCGATGTTACTCAACGCGGAGATCGGATCGGCCACGGCGTGGCCCCCTGAAATCCTAATTCCGGCCAATACCATGTGTTTGCGGTTCAAGGATCGTTGCAGCAGCGCGTTGCTAGACCACCATAGAGCGCTATTCTCGCGCTTCAAGACAAAACATTACTTAGAACGAAGCACGTTAACCAGCGCCAACGACAGTTTCAGTCTGCTGCACACCCTGCTCGCCAACAACAAGATCGCGGTTCGGATGCGCGGAGACCGACCTGACGCGCCTGCCTCCGCGATTCTGGTGGAGGACTTTGGGCGGTTTCTATCTCGTCTGAGGACCGACGCGTTTAGCAACAGGCGGTTCCTGCGTCGCATAACCTACGCCATCGAGGAGGCGGCATCCGCTATGCGCGAACGCGTGGCGCTGCGCAACCCTACGGCCGAAGAAACCGTCATGATGTTGGCCGAGAATCAAGCCGCAAGAAGCTGCATGGAGAGGTTTTTCGGCCTCAGGGGGGCGGTCGACGATTACGGCGAGCCCATCATCGCGCTCATGAAAGACATGGGCGACGTCCCCCTGGTGGCCGCCCGCCTAGTAAACGCGGCCGTCATAGAGGCCGGGTGCGCCTGCAGCGCCGGAGAATGGTATGTGGTCGACCTCGCCGCAGAGCACGCGTCGCACGGGTCATCGGAATTCGACAAGTGGATGAACTACTATCTAGACGAACCTCTTGTCTCCCTGAAGCGCGGTCGGCCGGAGGAGGTGCAAATTCCCATCCAACCCGGCATCCGAGGACGCACCGCGCTCTTGCGCGCATGCGTTAATGTCGCGCGGCAGATAGGCTGGCGCCCGACAACCTGGAACGACGACGCAGAGCTGGAAGCCGCCGATGTCGAACGAGCAATGGCCACGGCGATAGAGGCGGGACTTGGCAAGTTCGCGCTGGAGTACATGAGACTGAACTTTACGGAACCCTCCTGGCTCACCGGGCCTATAAGGAACCTACAGCGTTTTCTCGGTGCGCGCAAGCGCCATGCCGCCCACGGGATCGGGCCGAGTGAGCAGCGGAAGGAATCCCCTGAAATTTGCATCTTCAGAACTCTATGGGCGGAGCTGTTTGGAGTACGGATCCTAAAGAGTCAACGTACCTTTCCGGGAACCACCCGCGTGAAAAACCTACGCAAGGAACATCTGAAGGCCTTGCTAGATCGCATCGAAGTGCGGTATCCTGAAAGCTCGACACACAAACAACTCTACGGTCTCCTTAGAGAGAACCAGTACCGATTCAGCAACTCCCCAAAGCTCCTATTGCGAACGCCAGATTGGATGCGGCAGCTTTCCGGGAACAGGCCTCAGGCCGAACAGGCGCCATAGCGGGAGTGGCAAAGCGGTAAGCTTATCGTACGATTCATCCGCGCCATGGCCGCCGGTGCCGCCGTCTCTGGCGCTGACGACCGTTTGCAGCGCACCGGCCATCTCTGGTCAGTTTCCCTCTACTGCTTTGACGTGAATCGCGAGGAGCTAGACGACGCGAAGCCGTATGTATGGGCGCTGTTCGAGCTCGGATACTACGATTACGACCTCGGCGCCAACGAAGCGCTGTATGCCGCGGTCGAGTTCTCTCACGCGGAACTTTCGAAGACCGGGGGCATATTCCCCCCAATAGGCAAAATCCAAGTGTACGACTGCGAGCAGGCCGCGGAGCAAACGTTTAGAGCCATGGCCATGAAACCGCTCTGCGAAAACCTTGGGGATATCATGGCGCCTTCTGTGGCCAACCATCACGCCATCAAGGTGTTCACCGGGCGGCTGCTGCACGAGGTGCGCGTAAAGCTGAAACTTCCAGGGTTCTACGAGCCGGCGGAGTTTTCCGTTTCGCGCGCCAGTGGACTTTTGACGTCCGCATCGCGAATCGGCTGCGCCCCACCGAAGGTTAACACGGCACCCACGTTCGCGGGGCTAAACGCCTCTGTATCTTTCGATGCGGATGCGATCGCTGAGTGCCGCTAGCTCAGGATACAATGGAGACCCCCGCGGGCTAGGGCTCGAGCGCCTCAAGACCGTGGTGCGTGGGAAATTGAGGCCGTCGGGGTCCGAGATTGAATGGCTATGGCCGTCAGATCAGAACAACACGGCGTCTCCCGCCGGCGCAAAGACAGACCAGCCTACGTCCGCGCCCAGGTTTTTCCTTACGCGCGAAGCAACGGTATTTGGCCCGTCGTGGAAGCCCGCCTCTCGACAGATAGTAGCTTCGGTTCTGCCGGTAACTGGGGAAATGGTTATGGTATCGGCGGAACGGTTCTCGTGCATGGCCCTGTTCGCCGTGTTCCTAAAACTATACCGCGGATTCTACATGAAACCCGTCGCCCCGTGCGCCACGCACGTACGCCGCCCCATAATGCTCGCCCAGTTCCCGGTCTTCGACAGTAGGCCTAGCCATGGCCCCCAGGAGCAATCTGGCAGCCACGAGCCGCTAGCTAGGGCCGCCGCGCAGCGCAGGACAAAGCATAACTTCCTATTCATGCCGGGGTTTCCTTGCTTGGCGTGCGTGCCAATCTCGGCCTCCGCGGAAAGGCACGACAGAGCAATGGCAGCTTGTCGCGCGGCGAGCCTTACCGAACACCTGTGGCCCGCGTATGGCATCAGAGCGCTGCACATGCTAAACAGAACGCCTGCAGCGGCGTCTATTACTCGAGCGGTCGCGAGGCGCTCGCGCCTGCTGACGGCGGATTTAACGCGATCCTTAGAAACATTCCCCGCCGGCACCATCACCTGTGCCGCCGGCGCGCCGATGATATTTTCTGACTGCCGCTTGGCGCGGTTAGATTTCTCCGCGTTCTACCCGTGTCTGTACGCCGCCTACGTCGGCAAGCACCGCGGGCTCACGAAGATCCTGCACGAGCGGCTTCGGAGGCGCGCTGGTTCGGAGGACCTGAAACCCGCTTTGGTGACCATGTTTGGGGGGCTCCGCCACGTCGACGCGAACGGCTATCGGTTCGTCGTAGGTGCGTCCAACATTATCGCGAAGGCGGTGGAGCAGACCGCAAACCGCATGGGCTTTGGGGTCGCGGCGTACGTGAAGGACGGTTTCTGGGGCGCGTTCGACTCGTCTTCGAAGACTACGGCAGAGGAACTCCGCGCGGAGTGCGAAAAAGCGGCCAACGCGACACTCGCGCGCCTAGTGGTCGACAAGGATGGTGCGGGGGAGCCGCCTGTTTCCCTCGTCCTACGGCTAGAGGGCGTCTACACAGACGGGCTGCTTATTAACGCAAACAAATATTGGCTGTTTAATTCGGAATCTGGGGACTCGTTCATCTGCGGGGTCATGGGCGGGCACGAACGCAGCGGCTTAAGCCGAGAAACTACTGCCGCGGCTGACGATATACTGAAAAAAATAAAAGCATCCGCCAAGAGCATAGACGACGTGGAGGCCATCGCCAGGAGCCGCATAGACGCCTGGATATATGCGATTTTTGGGCACCGCGGCGATGTGGAATTTTGGGCGGAACAAACCCCAGGCGACAAAGATTTCCTCATTCCTGAGGAAATTCGCACAACGACTGTAGGGAAGTTAGAAGCCGCGGACTCCTGTCTAGGCGGCGAGCTGAGCTACGTGTTCATCCCCAAAAACACTCAGGATACCGGGGCCGCCAAAACTAAAGGCGGCGGCGCGCGCGGTTGGCATTCGGCGCCAGCCGCGGCTTTCCCATGTTCCCTAGTCGAGGACGTGTTCTGTATCAAGATAAACTACGAAGCCCACCTGCTACCTAGGCTTGAGGGGCTTCTTGCGTGGAGCCGTATCTACGCGTGGCTTCAGTTCAGAAACCAAATCCCCCTCGCCGACGATGAGGACGAATCGACCACCCAAGCCAAGGAAACCGCGCGCATAGACTACAACTACGGCGACGTGTCTTTTCTATTTGCGTAGACCGCCGACGCGGCCCGGCTATGGCCAAAATACACAGCACAATAAAGTTCACTACGATATAGTCTAGCTGACAAAGTTCGGCAAATCGCTTTATTGTTTCTACCGGGTCACTTGTATACGTGGTACATAGCGTACGCGTTCTTCCGCTTCAGCGGCGTGTTCCACCATAGCCGCAAGACGCGGCTGTAATAGTTGCCGTTCTCGTAGACGCGGTTCAGGGTGGATTTGCGGGCCTCGAGCATTATCTGAACGTCCGAGTGCCCCGGCTCTGGCATGTTGATGACAGTAATAGTGTGCGTATCGTATAGGCCCCGGATGAGCTCCTCGAGACCCTCGCTCTCTACGCTCATGAGGGGCTTGGCGACTCCGTAGTGAGGCAAAATGAGCTCTCGATCGAATGCCGGAAGGTCGTGCATTGCCATTAGCGTGTTCAGGAGCCACTCGCAGCCGTTCGCCAGCAGCGCCGCGACCTTCGCGTGGAAGGTGATCTTCCGCTTCAGCTTGTCTAGAGCGGCTTTGAGCATCACGCAGTGAGACAGCGTGACGTCTTCCTCAGCTACGTTCTCGAGATACATGCACAACACGCACAAAGAAAAATCCACCGAGGTGTTGGGCTGAATGACGTACATTCGGTCGATGAGTTCCGTCCACGTGAGCGCCACGCTTCCCACCCTGTCCTCGGCGCCGGTGAGGACAGAAAACACGAAGCCCAAGTGATTATCCATCTCCAGGTACGCGTCGAAGTAATCTTCCATCGTCATGGACGTGCCCGACACTAGCTCAAGCTCCATCTCCGACCCGTCGCGCCCCACGAGAATCGCGCTGACCGAGTCGGCGGCGAACACTACTGGCATGCCCGGCGCAGTCCTTATCTCGAAGAAGAACCGAGGGATGACATGGGCGACGACGGCCCTTACCAGCTCGGCGGTGGGCATCCCCCGCGCCAGCATGTTCGCGAACTCGTAGCGCGTGGGGAGATTAGCGGAGTTGCCGCATTCCTCTGCGTCCTCGTCCGCTTCGCTGATCCTCTCTAGTGGGGTACGGCGTCGTGCGCCACCACCGTGGCACACTGCGTCGCACGTCTCTTTCGCCCAATTGGCCATGGTCCTCGCCCCGCTCCCACTCGACACGTTGGCGCGCGGGGCCGCCTCGACACAGGCCTCTATTGGCGAGGTCCCACTTTTTTCTCGTGTCGTCTCCCGGCCAGGGCGCGGTTTCCGCACCGTCGATGTAGTCGGCACCGACCCCGGCGCGCTCGAACTCTCCACTGACATCTTGCGGTTCGCGCAGGAACGGTTCTTGGCGTATCTTGCGAATCGCGCACGCGTTGCGCACGTCGGCAAGATATGTGGTCTTCAAGTCGCGCAAGTAGGCATCCACGCGCGACTTCTTAAACAGAGACTCGCACAGCTCCTCCTCCGATTTATAAGCCTCGTCGTCAGCGACGAGGAACCCGAGCCGCGTGGCTTTCAGCACCCTGTGGAAAAACGGCCCTACTATTAGGCTGATGGAGCTGTTGCTGTACGAGATTGACACCTCATCGCCCTGGTTGTTCGTGACTCGATGCATCTTAAACACGCGGAGCAGCTCCCGCTCCCACAACGCAGACAAGCGTGACTCCTCCTCCAGATACGGGGGGACGTACCGCGAGAAAAAACTATTTGCCACATATTGATCTTCTGTCATCTCCCCGCTCAGGTCCACCTTGTTCATAGTAACGCTCTCTGGCAGATTGCCTAGCGATAGCAGGGTGTCTCCCATCTCCCACCGCGCGTCCTTTTCGTCTAATACTCGCCACGCGTCGGGCGCGTCGTACCGCGAGCTTCCATTGCTGTTGTCTCTAGCCGCGGCGCTAGTTAGCGCTCCGATGCGTCTCCTCGACTCCGTCAACTCTTTGGCGATGTGCGCGTTGCGCCTAGTCAAGTCGGCGTTGGCGCTCTTTAGGTCCGACACGGCCTTGAACAAGTTGTTTACTACTTTGCCCACGCTAGTGTTTACCGCGTCGCGCATCACGCTTGCCACGCCGTCCTTAGGCTGGTTGGGCTGCCCCTGCTGGCCAAGCAGCCCCTGGGCAGACTTCCCGTTGCCCCCGAAGCCCGCGCGGCCAGGATCTAGCGAAAACGTCTTGTCTATGGCCGGTCCGCCGCTTTCGCGGAGATACGCGTCCACTACCTCGGCCACGTCCCCCACCTTCCGCATATTTTGCATGTCGATGATGAACTTGATGAGCTTTGCCGCGGCAGATTGCCCGGCCTCCTCGGCCCCCTCGCCGAGCGCCTTGTCCACCAGCTTAGACACTCCCGCTGGGTCCGCGGCCACCTTATCTTCCCTCCGCGCGACTAGAACGCTTACTGGGGCAGTGTTGGCTAACTGGCACAGTTTGGCGTGCTCGCGCACCGCCTGAGTTCGCAGCACCGCCGCGTAGAGGCGCTGCATCGGCGAGTCAAACACTATGCCTCTCTCTGTCAACATGGGGTCCCATGCCACCACGCAGCCCCCTCGCTCGCGCGTGTGCACGTCGTATGCGCGCAGCTCCCGCGTAGCACTGTGCATGATTACCACGGTCCTGTCATAGTTCATAACGCGAGCGGCGCGAAAGCATCGCTCCAGGCAGCCTAACATATCGTACCCTCGCCGTGTGATGGCCGGTGCGAGTCGCAAACGATTCTGCATAGAAAGATCCCACTCGGTATCGGCCACGAATCTCTCCGTGCCCTTCCCCGCCGAGTCATCGGCCACATCTCCTTCCCGTATCACCGGCACGATTCCAAGGCATGTCAGCCAATCCACGTAGCGCGCGTAGGCAGCCGTGCCATCCGCACCGCCCATTCCATCGATGCAGTACTCTGCCACGCGGCGCACGAAATCCAGCAGCAAGTTCCGGAGTAGGAAAGACCAGGTTTCGGTAGCGTTTTCTGCTACGCGCACGGCGTCGGCAGGCTCGAGCCAGTACTTCTCGGCCAGGTCGCCCGGGGCAAAACCTCTGGCAGATATGTGAGCTCGCCAGTCATCCGCTAGGTCCTCAAACGCTACTCCGTCGAGTATGTTCCTGAGAACCGACGCCTGGACCTGCCTGATTACGGTGGAGGTCGCGCGTACCGCATTGTAGATGCCGTGGCCGGGTGAGTAGGCGGGGGCCCCGAGCAGAACTTCCCTAAAGCCCATCGTTCGCTGTGTAGGATGAATAAGGAGCCACTCGCCGCCGTCGTTTCCAGTAGAGAGCGTGGGGTCTATAATCTCCAGCGTCTCCATCACCGGAGGCCTCCTGCTCGCTTCGCGGCCTTCGCCGAAGCGGAGGTTTTGTGCGAACGAGCACCCGCCTTCCATACTCAGGACTCCCGCTTCGGGCCTAGCGTTCGGGTCTGAGCGGGGTCGCTCCGCGCGCGACGTCCGCAATAGCTACAGCGACGATGGCCGAAGACAGGGGAACACGGTTATGGCAGTTTCCTGACCACGTGTATCTTAATTTTACGGCGATGCACGGTATCCAACACGTCGTCGACCGGATTTCCAGCCTCGCCGAAGAGTCGGTGACGCCCGCGGAGCGCCCACCCCTCTCCTGGTTCGAAGCGGTGGCTCGCGCGGACTCGCCGGACGAAGTGCCGCCGCGCGAGCTCCCCTTCAGAGTATATTTAATTACTGGCAACGCCGGCTCCGGCAAAAGCACCTGTATACAAGCCCTTACGGAGATGCTCAACTGCGTTACCACCGGGTCTACGCGAGTGGCAGCGCTAAACGTGTTTACCAAGCTCTCTTCGGCCTACACCTCCCCGGCCATACAAACCATCTTTCACGACTTTGGGTTCAAGGGTTCGCACGTCCAGGCCGTGCTCGGCAAGTTCAAGTACCCCAAGCAGCCCGACCCAAAGTCGCTAGTCGACGCGCAGATGTCAGATCTGTACTACTACTGGGACGTGCTTAAGGACATCGCCAACAAGGTCGTGGAGGGCGGCCTGCCGGAAACCATGCGCGTTCTGCTATCGTTAGAGCTTAAGTCTGGCAAGCCCTTCACAGACGCTGCGCCCTTCCTGTCGGCGGCGACACCCGCCCTCATACGAAGTAACGTGGTTCTTATCGACGAGGCGGGAGTCTTGGGCAAGCACATCCTAACCGCCGTGGTGTTCTCGTGGTGGCTGCACAACGCGCTGTGGCAGACACGTAGGTACGCCGAGGGGAAGGTACCAGTGATCGTGTGCATAGGGTCCCCCACGCAAACAGATGCGATGGAGAGTGTGTTCGAGCACAGCACGTTGCGCCACCTAGTGTCTAACAAGACAAACATTCTCAGCCACCTTATCCGTTCTAGCGAGATGGCGGAGAGAATGAACCTTAACCGCAACTGGACCATATTCATAAACAACAAGAGGTGTACCGAGCAGGATTTCGGCAACGTGCTTAAGGCCTTCGAGTTCGGGCTTCCCATGAACGAAGGCCACGCGCGATTCCTCGACCAGTTCGTGGTGTCGGAATCATATATCAAAGATCCCTCCAAGCTGCCCGGATGGACGCGCCTGTTCGCGTCACACGACGACGTAAAGGTCTATATGTCACGTCTACACGCAAACCTGCGCGCGCGCCGATCCGACAAGTTCAAGGTGTTTGTGTTGCCCATCTATACGGTGGTCAGTTTGGAGGCCTTTGACAAGTACAAGGAACTCACAGGGCAGACCTCGTTGACCATGGAAAAATGGCTCACTGCTAACGCCTCCCGGCTCGGTAACTACTCACAGAGCCGCGACTTGGACGTTACTACGCCGCGGTTCGAGTACGGTACCGCCGACGGCAAGAAATTTGCGCTCATCACCACGGACGCGTCGCATGTGCTTAACAGCCAGATATCTGTGACCAAGCGGGTGAAGAAGCTCGTGTTCGGCTTCGAGGGCAGCTTTGGGGATTTTGCCGCGGTCCTGTCCGAGGACACCTTCTTCAAGAAGCACGGCGAAGACCACGTAGAGTTTGCATACCGCTTCATAGCCGCGCTTCTATTTTCCGGCATGATCGCGTTCTACGACTTCTTGCGCACCGAAGGGCTGCCGCAGGACAAGGTCGACGCCGCGTACTCGCGGCTCCAGGCCGTAACCGCCGACCTGTTAGCCGCTACGCACGAGCAACTCGGAATCGCCGCCGCGGCAGGTGCACAAACTGGGAGCGGGGCCCGCCGGTCACGCAACGCAGACGCGTTCGCGTTTGATGACGACGCGTCAGAAGAAGTCACCGATGCCGAGCTCGACGACCTGTTCGGAGCCATGACGGACAATTCGATGGACGCCTTTTACCTGAACTACGAAAAGCTCCCTGCCGACGCGCACGGGCAAGAGATTTTCTTCCACTTTGACATGCTGAAACGCCTGTTCTCTGAGCGCTACGATGCTCTGTCGGGGTTGTTTGGGAAGACATTTACTTCCGCCCCTTTCCGTACCTTCGTAGGGCAGGCCTCGTTCAACGGCTCCAACGCTTTTGTGTCGAGCTTCAGCGGCGGCATCCTCTCCTTCACTAGCCAAACTGACGCGTATACGCTGCGCGGCGTCACCAGGGCCCCGGTGCCGTGTTTTGTTGATGAGCTTTTCCGCGGCCGCGACTGGGCCGCGGCGATCTTACGCGAGACGGACATGCCTCGCGTAGTGGTGTCTGACTCCATGGGCTTTGTCTCTGTGATAAATCACAACATGTCCACGTTCGTCGACAACGTGTCTGGCGAGGAGCTCCAAATGGCGGCAACTGTTGACCATGGGATAAGCTCCAACTTAGCGATGACTATTACCCGCTCCCAGGGGCTAGGACTAGATCGCGTCGCAATCTGCTTCGCTACGAGTCAGCTCAAACTTAACACCGCGTACGTGGCCATGTCTCGTGTCACAAGTTGCAGGTACCTGCGCATGAATGTAAACCCGCTACGCACTCACTACGAAGATACGCGGCGAGTGAGCGCGCACATTCTAGCAGCGCTGCGCTGCAAGGACGTTAAACTAGTGTACTGACTTCACAGAGCGGGGTCGGACCGACCCCGCGGTCGTGCCACGGTCGCGCGAGTGCCAACCGCGACCCTCGTACACGACGTTATTGCCCCCCCACAGGCGTAAATAAAAACGAATTACAGTAAATTTGCGTTCCGGCAACAGTAGCTGTCACTCGCCAACTGCCGCGCACTCGTGCATGACCTGTCGCGTTTCCAGGTAGCGCGGGCGTGAGCGCTTGAGCATGATTTTCATCAGCTACGTGATGGTCGGGGTGCAAGGCTTGGGCAGAGGCGCCTCGCACGAATACGAGCAAACCGTATACTCGTGCGACGGCGGCATGCGATTTATCTGCGTCGGAAATAAAATGTACCGCCACCCGCTGCCCCCAGGGAAAGTGGTGGTAATTCACAACCCAGTAGGAACGATGATCACGGTGGATTGCGAGGAAGAGTTCTGCGCCTACTGCTTGGAGCGCAGCGGCCCGCACAAGTGCCCATCGGGCGAGACTCTGGCCTTCCAATTTTCCGCGTGCCGCTTTCTCGGACGTGAAGGCACCGGCGAGAGATGGAGCAGCGGAAACATCACCATGATGAATTTTCTCGGCGTGGCCCACCTTACGGTCACCGTGTACGAAACTCCTGAAGTGGTCGCCTCACACGGCGTACCGCTCCTCTCTGAGTTACGAGCCGCTTCATCAGCATCGCCGGCCGCCTCATCTCCCGCGAGCGACCGCGACGAGCAGACTCGCGCCCAGATCTCCTCGCCCCCCGTGCCAGCGGAATACCCAACCGACGCCGGCTTGCCCACCTCCCCGGCCTACGCGTTTTCGCCATCTGCTATGGACTTAATGGAACAATGTTGTGCGGACGACGAAGGCGACGGGGGCGCGCGGGACGACGCGGAAACTTTACTTAACGAAGACATCGTCAGCCTTGCCGCGCAACGCGCGGGGCTACTGATGTCCGCTTCGCCACAGACTCAAACGCCGCTGTTCATGTAATAACAAAAATGCCCCCACCCGCTCCTGGCCGCCGCCCGACGCCCCAGTCTACCGGCTGCGCCCCAAAATAAACTTGCTTACGAATGACACATGCGCGTTGTCGTGATTCTGTTAATCAATGTAGCTCAGATCTTTATTTCAGCACATGCAAGCCTGCGGATCCGGGTACGTGGTTTTTTTGTCTAATCGATGGCGCGATTGCCTACTTTTCTTCTCGGCCCGGCACAGACGAACGAGCACGCTAGCTTTCCAGACGCCTCCGTTCTCGGGCAACGTGTGAGGGGTCGTCGCAGTAGTCCGGCGTTTGAGCATGAGCCGCGCGCGTGCAGAACCCGCGCGGCCGCGAGTATTGCGCTATGAAAACAGCAGCCCCGCGGGGAAATGCCTCGACAGCTTCTGGCACACGTGTGCCAAGTTGTCCCTGGGAATGAACACAGGGCTGTGCGCTACGAATTCGTGGAAAAACACGGGCACGCTGGACCGGGTCTCGCCGTCCTCCGCCTGCGTAAAGTACTTCCTAGATTTACGCGACGTGATGATATCCCGCAGCCTAGCGCGAACTTGAGGCGCGTGCCGGCGCTTGCAAAACAGAAACATCTGCAGGCTCTTCTGCGCCTTATGCGCCCCGGCGAAAGCCGAGGTCTTCGTGCAGGCCATCGGCACCCTATCCAGCGATGCGTACAAGTCCTTGCGTATGTTGTCCGTGAGCTGGCGCCTGCCGAGCTCGCCAAACGAGAAAATCATGAACACGTTATCGAACCCGCACGAGTCTGGAGGCTCGTGCTCCTCTTGCCCGCCAGAACATATGTACGCGCCGTTCGCGCGAGTCTCCCCCAACGCGTCCCCGCGAGCCATATCTGGCACGAGGCCTTCGTCACAGAAATCTACCGCGGATGCCTCGATACTCTCCGCGTCGGGCAAACAGGCGAGGCGCAGCACATCGGTGACAGGTGGTATTTCCGCATCCATAAACACTCGAGGTAAAAGACACCGTACTCTGTCTCGTGTATGTCTGGACACAAGGTCGACGCGACACGTAGCTTTATTGACAACTGGGGGCCAGAGCCCTCCTCATAACTGTACACGAAACTGCTAACACCACGCCTCGACGCGGGCAGTTCCCCGCTGCCATCATGGCAATCTCCACACCACAGCCTGCAGCCCCCCCTCTTCGAGGAACTTGTTGGCCTCGATGAAGTGCCGGCAGTCGAAAGGGCGCCGCGTACTGGTCGAAGGGTGCGAGTACTCTAAGCGCAAGTGTTTGCTTGGCAACTTTGGAACAAATGTCTTCGCGTCGTACCCCCAAAGCATTACGGCCATCCGCGGGTTGTCGTTGGCCAAAGTCTTTATGACTCCGAAGGTCAGCTTGTCCCAGCCCATAGACACGTGGGACCGCGGGAGGCCGCGTTCCACCGTGAGGTGTCTGTTCAGAAGCAGGACTCCCTGCTTGGCCCACGCGATGAGCGAGCCGCTAGACGGAGTCGGGAACCCGTCCCCGTAGCAGTCCTTGAGAGCCGCGAACACGCGGCGCAGGCTAGGAGGTACGCGGCGCCCGACAGGGACGCTGAACGCCAGGCCGTGTGCGTCGCCCTCTGTCGGGTATGGGTCTTGGCCGACGATTATTACTTTCACCTCGTGCGGGGCGCAGTAACGCGCCCAAGCGAAGATCTGGTCCTGCGACGGAAGGACGTTGCCGCTCTTCTTGGCGCCATTGTAAGATTGCAATGTCTTGGCGAACCGTTGGGTCTCGACCAGTGGGGCCAGGATGTTCTTCCACGAGTCGGGGATGCCGAATTCTTCGGCCACGCGGTCCCACGACGGTGCCGGGAGCTCCGCCGTGACATCCGTTACCCCGCCGCAGATGAGTTTCGGGGGAGGCATGAATCTGGGCTTCTTGCGCGCCGGAGCGGCCTGCTTGAATATTTTATCGGCAAAGTTAGGGTCTTCTGTAGGGCCTGCCGTCGCGGGAGACCTCTTCGTCGGCTCTCGCTGAGCCCGCGGCAGGTCGCTGGGGGCGTCTGGCCGCGGGGGCGACGATCGGGGCGGTTGAGTTAATCGCGGTATCGGGGATACCGCGGGTCCTGGAATCGGCAAAACTACTTCGCGGTCTTCGGTGGGGTCGTTGGGGGCTACGGAGGCGGCGTCGATGCGCAGCTCGGCGACCCCTAAACGCCCCCAGGCGCGGTCTTCTCCGGTCGCAACACGTTCGTCGTTGGCCATCTTACTAGCGGTCCGCCGGCGTGCTCGGCGATCAGCCTAGACACCACGAACTTGACTTCGCCACGAGGGTTGCCCTGTAGCGCCAATACCAGTATTCTGCAGAGGTAGTATGGATTCACGCGCACCGCCGTCCCGCTTTTATACCACAGAATGGCTTCCGGGGGAGAGCATTGCGGCTTGAAGATGATCGTTAATAAGTCTTCGAACATACTGCCGCCTGGCGTATACTCAGGCCCATACAACGTGACGGCAGCCTCGTGCTCAAACGACGTCATGCACCGCATCGAAACTAGCTGCTCGGCTCCGTCGATGAGCCGCCCGATGGTGTCGCTTGCATTGGCGGCGCGCAGACTCGAAGTCTTGGGGGCGGTCTGCGCGGCGCATGACGAGTACAGCGCGATCAGCGCGGCGGCCCAGACCGCAATAGCCGCTCCGGCGCCCATCGCTGTCTGTGTGCTAGATACGGCACGACCGCGCGCTGCAGATCTTCTCATGGACTACTGTTTGTTGTTGTTTTCCCCCGGGATCGCGCCACGTGCTTCACTGCGCTTGGCGCCTAGCCGCCGCGTCGTCAGTTATCTTCTGGTAAATCTCTCCCCTCGCCCCGGCGATGCGGAGAACGAGACCGCGGTCTCGTGCCACCTATCGTACGCGTGCGCGATGCCGCTCTCCGCGTGCGACTGAGAAGCGTGCGCGGGTCGTCCCTTCTTTGCAACCAAAGGACGGGCGGGAACGTCTCGTCTTCGGACGAGGACGTGTCGTCTATGACTATTACGCTATCGGGGCTGTCGCGGCGCGCAGGGCGCCGCCCTCCATCGTTTGCCGCGCCTTCTCCTCGTTCATCATCCTCCTCCCTTTCGCCTCGTCTCGGGCGCGGCGCGTCTGCGGTCGCTCCCCTAATCCTGGCGTCTCGTCTTTCCTCGAAATCGCCGTCGGACTCGCTATCTTCTGATACAGACGTCACGTCCACCTGAATATCATCGTTCTCGTACGATCGCCGCCTCTCGTCCGCCTCGCTGTTACTGCCAGACCGTTCGCTGCCGCGCTCTCCTGCCTCCGCGTCGTGGCGCCTGTCTGGTTCTTCGCCCCACGCGGACGAGTGATCGGTGACGTCCGACTCGTAATCCATCCCGTCGTCGTTGTTCTGCTCGGACTGCGCGGCATCCTCGTCGCCGTCCATCCTGCCGCCGTCCTCGTCGCTCTCGTCGCCGTTCTCGCCAGGCTCGCCCTCTTCGTACCGCCGCTCTACCACGAAGGGAGTCACGCGCGCAACGGGCCCGCGGTTCGCTTGCGCCGGATCTCTCCTCCCGCCCCCAGACGACGACGGGCCCGCCTCCCCAGGCTGCAGATCTCTCGACGGCACCCGGACGGACACTTCGCCGACCTGGTTGGAGAAATGGAGGTTTGCCGCGGCGACCGCGGCGTCGGCAACGATCGCCGCGGGCACCTTTGGGCGCACGAAGTAGCCCATGGTGGATCGCTGTATCCGCGTAGGCCGAGTGGGGTACATGAACTCTATGCCGTGGCCGCCCATGTCTGGCGGCTCGTCGAACTTGGCGCACCAGTCTAAGGCGCGGCGCAAGAAGGCCAGGAAGGAATTGACCATCTCGCCGGAGCTGCCGAACTCGAACACCTCGTCGTCACCCAGCACGGCGTTTGACGTCTCGGTGATGTACTCGCGCGCGTCGTAGCGGTACGAGTACACGACGGGCAGGTTTTTCAGCACCCCTACCAGCATCTTGAACGCCAGCTGCACGTAGTAGTAGTACCGCTCGGCCATCTTCCCCATCATCATCATCTCCAGCATCGCGGCCTTAACCACCATCAAGAAGTCGTCCACCGGGTGCATAATGCCATCTCTGGCCACCTCCATAGTCGGCGGTTCTGCGTTCAGCAAGCTTCGCACCACGCTTCTCTCCCGCTCGGTGATCTCATCCGCGCGGCGTGACGCGCCGAACAGCACTTGGGCGACTTCGCCGCGCTTGAAGGGGAACAGCTCTGGGGAGGGGGGGGGGGAAGAGATCGTTAGGTCGGTTACAAGGTTAGATACGCGCTCGCGCGGCTTACCTGCCCTCCCGCTCGTAATCGCCGCTATCCCGCCCCCTCCCCAGTCTTCGGGCAAGCTCCCCGTTAGTACTCACCTGTAACGATCCTCCACATCTCCTTCTTGAGTCGGCCGTCGATGTTCTCCGTATGGCCCACCTCGACCCTGCCCAAGTCCGCCTCGCGTTCTGCGTCCTCATCACCGTTCGGGCGGTAGGGCCTGACCACCGCGTACTTGGCCCTCGACGTCGAGGCGACGGCCGCGCTCATCGTCTCCGGCGCCCCCTTTGCCGCGCTCGTTCCGTCTCTTCCCCGCGGCAGCCCCCTTCTTTATAACCGCAGGTTGCGCGCCACGCTATATCGCGACAGAAACTGCGCCCCGCACCCACGGCGAGTCTCCGTAAACTGTTCTCCCCCACGCTCCAGCACCTCGCACTTATCGGCGCACGCGGGCCGCTCGAGTTTCCTTTTCCCGCTCCCCGGCGGCCGCCTTAACGCCGGCGCGCAGCGCGCCGACCGTACACCTACGACCTCGCCGGCGCGCTTCCGAGCCTCGAAATCGTAGCCCCCGATCGCTTTCCGTGCCTGGCGCCACAGCGAGGCGGGCCGCTCGACATCCAGAACCCGACATCTGGGCACCCGAGCCCTTCCTCGGTCTCCCACCTCCCACCCCCCAAATCGCGGCAATGGCGACAACCGCCAACCGTTGCCCGACTTCCCCCCTCTCTGGCGGTCGCGTCCTGGAGTTGCGGACTACCAGAGACGTAGGCTTCGCGCCCCTCTGCCCTAGCGTCTCGTACCTATGCGCGGTCGTACTATTCAGAAAACGAGCAAGGGGTCCCCCCGCTCCTCCCTCCTCCCTCCGTGGCCCAGGCCGACCGATCAGACCCGCGGCGTTCCCTCCCCTATGCCCGAGCGCATCCTTACTTAGTCCGCCCGCCAGCCCCGCCGTAGCCCCCCCCCCCCCCGCCGGCCCGCGTCGCAGGCAGCGCGATAGAGGCTCACGCGCCCCCCCCTCCCCGCTCCACCCGTGCTTAGGTGTCCAGGCACCGCGCGTACGAGAGAGACAGAGAGAGTGATATTTCTGCTACACGCGAGAGGTCTCCCCCCGCGCGCGAGAGGTTTCTGCTACCCCCTTTTCTCTCTCTTTCCCCGAGACCCCGGGGGGGGGGTTAAGGGGGGGGGCAAAAAAACGGCCTTTCCCCCTCCGAGGCGTTGCCGCGCCCGGACGTACGACTGGGTGTACGGCCCCGTGTCGCGGGCCGCTGGGGGGAAGGTCGGAGAGGGCTCGTCGGGGGGGCTCGAGGACTTAGAGGAAGCCCCTGGGGCGGCAGGTGGGCCTCCCCCCTCGCGGACCGGCGGGAACCGGTTTTACCTATTCCGCCGGCCGTAACTGGCCACCCGGGTCGCTCGGCACGTGTCCATCCAAGGTGGGCGGGGAGAACCTCTCGCAGCTCTACCTCTCGCGCTCTCTCTCTCTGACGGACGGGCGCACGGGACGATCCGGCCGCCAGTCTGCCGGCGCGCGATGGGGGTACGCAGCGGACCGGGCGTCCGCGGCCATGGCTGCGGGGTTGCACAACATCCCGCACGGTGAATCTGATTTCGGCCGGTATTTTTTTCTTGTTTGCTCTAGGTGGGACTAGGTGAGTCGGGCGATGTACGGCGATCCCTAAACCCAGCGAGCGGGGACACGCAGACCTGAGCCCGGTGTCTACGTCACCCCCTTTTCGCGGATCCGGGAGTGGCGAGGACAGAGGGGGAAATAAGCGGGGATGAGGAAAGGGCCTCCGCGGGAGCCAGCACCGGCCATCGCCGGCGGGGTTAAAAAAACTACAGATAAAAAAACACACACGCCGCTGGCTGCGCCGTTTTTTGGGGCCCCGCGGCGTTGACCGCGCCGGCAATAGGCGGGCCCCGGCCGGACTACGGTACGCTATGGGAGGTTCTGGGCCAGGGATACGGGACGCCGGTGGGCGCGGCTCCAACCTGCCATCTCTTTCCGGGCGTTACGCCAGCGCCTTTTGTTCTCTCGTGCGGTCTCAGCGCACACCCTGCCAGGTGCCCGTAGGCAGGGATGTCGTCATCCATTCTTCTTACCTGCCATAAATACCCTCCTCGTGCCGGAAAGACACGGAGGAGGGGGAGGAGGGGGAAATGGTCCTGCCTTACTGACGCGACATCGCTGATTTTTTTTCTTGTCTTGTCCAGGGTGACTCATGAACCTGACTCGTGGCAGAAAGCTACAGACCCCGCCGCGACTGCGGGATCCCATCCTCCGGCAAGAGTCTGTGCGCGGCCGTTGCCCCCCCCCCCGAGCTCCCATATGCACTTCCTTTCCCATCTTATGCTCGCCTTCCCCGGTCGTCTCAGTCAGCATCGCTATCGCGGCATGAAACCCTGCAAGCAAGCATGAAACCCTGCAAGCGTGAACCCCAACGAGCATGTATCCATGCAAGCATGGACCCCTACGAGCATGAAACCCTGCGAGCATTAACCCATGCGAGCATAGACCCCTGCGGGCATGAGATCATTGCGAGCCTAAACCCCTGCGAGCATGTAATCCTATTTTTCCCCTTCCACTCCCCCACGACGCGCGGAACACTTGCCGAAACGCATTAATAACAACCCAATGACGGGCACATCGTTCTAATAAATTAATAATAAACTTTATTTTTTATTAACCGCGCGTCACCTCTCTGTCCCACCCCTAACCCTGGCACCGAGTGGCCGTCGCCCGCAGGAGCCCGGCGCCGGCCTGCCTAGGAAGAAAGCGGAGGCCGCGGACACGTCCGTGTGCCCGTTCTTCCCGGAGCTGGGCCTTCGCGGCTGCTTCGACGATGGTCGGCGGGCCTCGCGCGACTTCAGCGCGGGGGGCGACTTCCCGAGACGGGGGTTGCTGTACTCGGGGTACTCCGAGTCTTCAGAGTCCTCCGCCCGCGAGGTCTCCAAAGGAGAAGGCGCGAGCCGAGCAGGCGGGGCGGAGTCTTCTGTCTCCGTCTCGTCTACAGAGTCCTCTGGCCCCGACCGCGAGGGCAGCGTGGTGGCGGAGGAGGGAGTCCAGATAGGCCGCCCGCGGCCGGGCCCGTCTTCTAGGTTTAACGGCGCGTCCCCCGGCGCCGTACCGTCTGGGGAGTGGTCGGCCCTCGACCGCTGCCTGGGAGCCCACCTAAACGGGTTGGCGGAGGGCCGGTCGCGCTCGCGCCGTCGCCCGCTGCGGCTGCGATCGACCGGGGCGCGGCGCGGCGGGGAGGGCGACGGCGAGAGCGACGGAGTCGCCGAGCGAGACGGACGGGAAGACGGCGAGGAAGATGACGAGGACGACGACGAGGAAGAGGAAGAGGAGGACCGGCCGGCGCTAATCATCCAGCGCCCCCCGCAGTTTGCAGCGCCGCTGCGTCTCCTAACTGGCACGCTGTCTCGCCGCGACTGGCGGCGGCCGAGGACCCGTTCGGGCGATTCCCGGCCCCCTTCGTAGTCGTAGCCGTCGTCATCGTCCTGGCGGCAACCGAAACGGCGACCCTCCGCGTCGCGACGGCGCGGGGAAGGGCTTATTTCGCAGGACCCCCTGCGTAGTTCCAACAGCAGCTGCCGGTTCAGCTCTTGCTGTCGCTCCAGGAGCCGCAGCGCCACGTCCCTGGGCGACGGGGAGTGAGGGGCTTCCGAACGGCGGGCCGACGGGCAATACTGGCCTTGGCGAGGGTCTTTCGCTCCGCTCCGTCTGGGGGCGGCGAGGGCTTCTCCGGAACGCGGGGTCGGTGCGCGGGGGAGGGACGTAGGGCCGCGCCCGCGCTGCTCGCAAAGCGCCACGAGGGTCTCGGGGGCGATGGGCTTGCCGCCGCACGCGGCGGGGGGCAGGGGATCCTCGCCGTCCGCCTCGTCGAACCGCGACGCGGCGGCGTCCAGCATCTCTCGTGCCACTTCCTCCGCGTAACGCCAGGAGGCGCGAAGAATTACCGCCGCGGGGGGCCGCGAGGGCGGGCGCGCTGACATTCGTCGCGATGGCCGCCGTCTCGACGATGGGCGGCCGTCTCGGCGGCGAGACGAGGAGGACGGCGATCGATCGTGGGATGCGGACGAGGAAGACGACGAGGAGCGGGGCCTCTTGCCGCCGGGGCGCTGCGGGCCCTTGGTCGACCGCCGCCGATCTGCGTGGCGGTCCGCGAGTTCGGGCCCGGGCGGGGCCGCAGGAGGAAATACGACCGCAGACTCGCAGCCGAGGTCGCCGTGGCCCCACCCGGGGTCGAGTTCTCTGGCTACACGGGCGACTTTTCTCAGGGTGGCCGCCGTCAAGAAGGGTAGAGGAACGTCCTGGCCGCGCCGGCCGGCTTTACCGCCAAGCAGGGCGGCACATGCCTCCTCGCCCACCAGGGGCTTGGCGGGCCGATGCATCAGGAGACGATGGGCGACGGGATCTCCCGACAGCGGGGCTGTTGCACGGGCGGCGTCGCGGCACGACGGGGCCGAGGGTGTCCCCTCTGCCAAACACGGCCGCTTGTCGCGATGCTTGCCGCCCACGCCGCGGTGTGGGGAAGCGGAGGGTCCGAGGGACGGGAGGTTTGCCACGCAAGCTTCGCTAGGCGGCGCCACGCGAAGGTAGATCAGTCCCGGCTTGCCGCGCGGGAACCGCGGGGCGGCGGCAGAGAGCACGTCCTTATCGTCCCTGGCGTCCACCACAGCGCAGGCCTGCCCCTGGCGGCTGAGCGCGCGTCGCAGCATGCTTTCCACCGCCCCGGCAAAACCGATGTCTCCGGCGCTGAGCAGCGCAGTGCCCCCTTCGCCGACGTCGTCATCGTCTGAGGCCTCTGGCTGCGCGATTCTGGGCGGGAAACAGTCGCGCGAGGGTCGCGAGCGGAGGGGGGACTGGGCGTCCGCGGAGGGGGAGGGGTGGTCTTCGGCGTCGCGCCAAGTCTCGGGATCACAAGCCGAGCCGGGAACGCAGGCCCTCCCCGCCAGCGCCGCGGCGGCGTAGGCGCGTTCTCGAAAATCGCCGGGCCGCTTCTCGGACACGAGCACGATCAGGGAATACCTGCGTCGGGGCGAGTGGCGCCGCGTCCACGACAGCAGCTGGTCCAGACGCCGCTGCCCGCCGAGCCGGCGTCCGGGGGTGGACCGCCGCGCGAACTCGGCCAGTCCGACTGGGTCGTTGGCGAACGCCCTGGTCCATCCGTCGTCGCTCTGCAGGTGTTCCGCCAGGCGGCACAGAGTAGGCTCGGCCACGCTGCGAGGAAGATAGGGGTCTCCGGGGACCGCGGAGGCGAGCGACGAAGATGCGAACGAGGAGGAGGAAGGCAACTGTCGTGGCGGTGACGCGTCACCGACTCGGCACGGTGCCCGCGCATCGTCGTCGTTCTCGTCCGCGCCGGGGTCGCCGCGGAGTACGTCACCGGGACGAGGCACGTACCCTTCTGGCAGGGGTCGCAAGGCGGCCAGCCCGTCCGGGGAGGGGTCCTCTACGCCTGGGGGCGAGCTGGGACCTACGTAGGAAATTACGACGGGGGCGTCGCCGTCGTCGTCGGTGCCGGCCTCGTCGGACAAGAGATCTCCTGTCGTGTCTCGCGCCGCGGCGAGGCGAAGCTCTTCTTCCGCGGCCTCGGGTACGTTTAGAGCGCCGGGAGGCGAGTCGCGGCCGGACGGCGGGGCGGCGGCTGACCCGTGGGGCGGGCGACTGGCGGGAGTACGGGGAGACGAAGCGGTCGCTCGTCCCGGGCGGCCTCGCGGATGATTCACACCGGCGCTCGATTGCTTGCCAGGGGCCAGCAGGGCGTACGCGGCATCTGTCTCGGCGTCGCCGCTCTCGCCGGAGGAGGTCCTAACCGCCCCGCCGCCCAGCATCACGGCCAGGGCCCGCCAACCCTCGTCGGCCTCCGCGAAGGCGTAACGAACGTCGCCGCCGTCCGGGACTGACGTCACCGACAGCACCGCGGACAGCGCCTGGCTCAGTTCCTCCAGATCGGCGACCGGAGCCGCTATCGGGCCGCGCGACGCTAGGTGTCCCCACAGCGCGGCGGTAGTCGCACGCATGCTGCGTTCCCACGAGTACAGAGCGCGCGGGCAACGCCTGGCGGCGGAAAACAAATCCTCTCTCCGTTCCGTGACGCCGCGCAAGAAAAAAGCTGGGAGACCCACGCGACCGTCGTGCACCACCGAGGCGCCCACGGCGTTCAATAGTCCGGCGGCGGTGGCCGCCACTCGCCTGGCCGCGGTTATCGCCCTATCGAGGGGGAGGGCGAGTTCTCTAGACCTCTCGTCTGCGGGGGGGTCTTGCTCGGCTCTAATGTCATTCAAGGCTCGGAACCCCTCGCGCAGGGCAGCGGCGCATTCGCGGATGGGAGACGTGGGCCAAGGGGAGTCGTCGGCCCCGACGGGCGGGGAGGCTCCGGGGAAAACCAACGGCGCGAAGGCGAGTCTCAAGCAGGACAGCAGGTAGGTCTTTTGGCTCGCGTCGTAGCGGCGGCAGACCCGGATGACGTCCATCAGGTGCGGGAGGGCGAGGGCCGCGCGCCCGTCGCGCATCGCGTGCACGATGTGGGGCACGCCGGTCGCCATGGCCGTGCGAGACGCGTCCTTTGACCCCCCGCCGCGGCCGCCGCGAGACTTGCCGCCTCCGTCGCGGTCGTCGCCGCCGTCGGGAGGCAAACAGATCTTGCACAGGTTCTTTTCCGTTTTGTTGAGCCGCGAGCCCCCGTAGCTGTGCGATACGCGGGACAGGGGCTGCAGCATGAACTCGGCGACCAGCCGCTCGTGCTGCTCCACGGCCATGCCGAACTCCTCCACGTACACTCTCGCGGCGGCGTCGCTGGCGGAGAACTCCTCGGCGGCGCGGCGAACGTCGGGGTGCGCGGCCATCGAGGGCCGGTAGCCGGTCTTGCCGTAGTACACGTAATCGGCGGCAGGGGGCTTCGGCAGGAGCGCCTCGTCCACGGTGATGCGCCCCCCAGGGGCCGACAGGTCAACGGCGAGCGCGTGGGAAATTATGCCCACGGCCACGCGGGGGCACATGTCCGGAAGCTCCGGCAGAGATCCTGGCGCCAGCAGCGAGGCCGAGACGGCCGCCTCGCCCTCGTCCTGCCCACCACCTTGGGCGGGCCACTCTTCGCTCAGCCACAGGTTGAGCATCTTCCACAAGGGAGCCAGGGATGGGTGCGGCGGCTCAGAGGGGACGGTCAGGGTGTTGCCGGAGGCGGCGGCGACTATGGCGCCAGCGCGCAACCTCTGTCGTGCGGGCTTGTTTCTCGGCGCGTGTTGCTGTTGCCTTGGCTGCTGCCGTTGCGCGAAAGACTCGAACGGCTCGGCGCAGGCAGATACGTCGACCACCAATACATCTTCGTCGTCGCTGTCGGTCTCCTCCTCGGCGTGGCCCGCGGCGGCTCCTCTCCAGTACCCCCTTTTCGTATTCTGCGCGCAAGCGGCGACGGCGCCGGCCGGCGCCGTCGCGCTGCGGGGAACTGAGGTTTCGGTTTCCAACGCGCCGTTAGCGCCGGCCGACTGAGCCGACGAAACGTGGTCGCGGCCAGGTCCATCCGCGCACGGGTCGGGTTCCCCGTCGTTGTCTGGGACAACGCGAGACACGGCGATCGCCTTCTTTCTCATGCCGCGCGAGGACTTGGCGGAGGTCGGCGCCAGGACGAAGACGGCGGGGCCTAGCGACGGGAAAGGCGAACTCTGGGAACGAGCCGCGGGAGATCCCGCGTCTTCGTCCTCCGCCTCGTCAGACTCGGCTATCGCCCTCGCGTTGATCTCCGCCAACTCCTGGGACGTAAAAAATTCCTGGGCGCAGGGGAGGGATTCGTATTCCTCTTCGTCGTCGTTACGCTCCGCGTCCGGAGAACGTCGTGCGGCCTCCTTTCGTTCCTCTACGGCAGCGATAGCGACGACGTCCGCCCTCTCCTCGCCTACGCACGAGGACGGCCTACCCGCTTCCGCCACGTGCGGCTCCGCCCCTAAACCTCGCGGGCTCTGGTCTGCGCGCATGCGGTCTGCTCTTTCGCCCAACCACGAAACGCCGCCTGCCGGCTCGGAGGGCTCGGCCTCCATGGGCTCGTCCGTCGTGTAGCAAGACGCGTCCGTTTCGCACCTGTCCGCCATCCCGTCCTCGGAAACGGGCTCTCCGCGTCGGCAGTCGGGCACTGAGCGAGGGGGCGCTGGGATTTCTTGAATCATGGCCATCAAATCGGCTAACGCCTGCCCATACACGTACGAGCTACCGCTAGATTGTGGGGGCGGCGTCGGCGCCCCAGATGCGGCGTCGGAGGTCTCCTCGCCGGAGTACTGGGGGGACGTAACGCTGCCGCGAGACGAGCCGGAGGGGCTACTGGAAGACAGCCACCACGAAGGTCCGTGCACGGGCCGCCATTGCGGGGCCGGCAGAGGCGCCCGCCACGACGGCGCCACCGCGCCCTCCGCCTCTTCACCCACGTCGCGGCCGCAGTCGGGCACGGGCGGCGTAAACAGGGACAACGAAGCGTCCATCGGAACGGGCTGAGGAGACGCCGAGGTCGGGTCTGAGAACGCGAATAGGTCTTGCGAATGCTCAGGGAGAATGCTCGAGCAGAACCCCGGGGACACGGAGACGCGGCCATCGGCCGAAGCCGCAGCAGCTCCCCCCTCTTCGCTGGCGTGTTGGTTCAGGAACGCCAACAAGGCGCCCGTGGGCGACGGGGGCACCTGCGCCGCGGCGTCGCCGTCGTCCCCTAGGGTTTGAGGGGGCGACCGTCGCTGATGCTTACCGGCGCCGGACGCGGCGCGTTGAAGCTGCCGGAGCTGTTGTTGTCGAGGTTGATGCCAGAACATGGCGCCGGCGCAACTGGTTTCAGCTCGAGTTCGTCGCTCGTCTTCCTTTGCGGAAGCCGAAGAAGAGCTGGCTCCGCGCGAGTTAGTTCCTAGTTATCGTCCTTCTACGAATCGCCTTACCGCTAGTTTGTATGTGTTTTTTCCTTCCCTGGCAGGTTCTGAGGTATCGGGCAGAGCGGCCGGTGGGATTCGATGATATTATTTTTCGTGACGAGCAGAATCGCGAGAGAAACAAAAGGGGAGTACCTGAGAATCTTTCTCTTTCTATCTCAAGCGAGACTAGGCCTACCCTCTCCGGTGAGCCGGGGAGGACCGAATCGCCTCTCTGGGGAGAGGCGAACGGCGGGCGTCGGCCAGGACGGCCAGCGCTCCTCTTCGAGCGCCGCTCGCGGCACGGAACACGACAAACGTCGCGAGCGTCGCTCTAAGTACTCGCTCGGCCCACAGATTACGACACTGACACGAAACAGAGGCTGGGGGGAACAATCGCCCGCTCCTTGGTTGACCGCAATGGCTCGCGGAAACGAATATCGAGAAAAAACAACTCGTTTGTTCGTGGCCCGTCCTACCACTCGACGCGCATGACACGGATGCGGTCTAGACTCACCCACGAGCCTAGCGTTGAGGACCCGACGCGCTGAGGACGAGCGATGCCAGCTGGGGCCGAATATGGGTCTTCGGTGACCGCGATTGGCTATAAACAAGGGTTAGAGCCCTCCAGAGACCCCCGTCCCCTTCATCTCTGGCCTAAATGTGACGCAGACACGCCCCCACACCCCGAACAAAACAATAGAAACAGGCAATTCCGTCCGGGGTTTTTTTTCTAGGCCCCGCTTCCCTCACGTACCCCGCCAACGCCCAACCGCATCCTGCTTACTTGCGCGTCGATGTTCCCCATACCAGAGCGATCAGGGAATTTCCCGACCACCTCCAACGCCCCGGGACACTAACAGATTCCTCACTCGCAGGCAATCCCCCGCCCCCATTAGCGAGAGTACACGTGGAGGAAGAACTCCTGGGTGGGGTCTCGAACGTACTCTGCCGACCTCGCGTCAGCGAGTCAGCCAGCGTCAGGCGCGGCGCCCTCGAGGGGCCCTCGAACTTACTCTTCGACGCGTCGCCCGCGCCTCGCTACAGAAGCCGGGTTCGTCTATCGCTCAAAGTACAGGCGACGCGAACTGCGCTGAGCAGGCCAGATCTGGTCGTTGGGGGGGGCAGTGCAGATCGTCTAGCGAGGCCTTGGGGGAGGCGGGCTCGCGCCTCGACGCTGTTTCGCGCCGCTGAGCCATTGTGCCCGCCGCGGCAAACTGCGGGCTTCCTTCTTCTCGGTTCTGGTTTGTGGCGACGAGTTCCTTGGAAACGGCAAAATATTTACGCGGCCGGCTACATGGGCCGCCGCACGTTCGCGAGAGGGTCAAGCGGCCCCTATCGGGCGCGGTCCCGGCGCGCCACGGCCTTCCCAGCCCTGGCGGCAGAAAGGCGGCGCTATCTCGCGCTAGGTTCGAAGCAGAGACGCCGGCGAGGGACTGCCGGACCCGTGCGGCGATGCCGAGCCCAACGAGCCCTCGACGAGCCCCGTAGCCCGCGCCGTTCGGAACCCAGGCTAGAAAATAGGTTTAGGCCCGAAGCCTTCCGGCAACTGTTACAGGCCTAGTTCGAAAACCGTAAGCGATAGCCGATCGCTTTCTTCGCGGGTCGAGTCAGCCTCCGCCCCAGATTCATACCCGCCACCCGCTTGGTCCCAGCCCTCGTCCCAGAGAAACAACACCAAACGAGCAGGTAGGGTCCAAACGCGCCGCGGGTGACCCGAACGACGCGGTATTTTATTTTATTGACCAGGAGATACCCTCCCGAGGGATTAGCTCGCCTACCGGGCGCAGCGACGCGCACTGAGCAAGCGCGGAACGAGGAAAATGCTCCCCCTTTTTTTACACGCGAGCAGCTGTCCGGGCGACGACGGGGAGGGATCGTCGAGCGGGATCGTGGCAGCAGCCTTCCTTTTTTCGACCCTGTCCGAAGCGGATCGCCGCCGATAGGCCGGATCCCGGTCGGAACCTGCTACGAATCGATTTCGGTACTCGCCGAGCGGGTCCTGTGCGGCGCCGCCCTCAGGGGCGCGGATCGCGCGTTCGCCGCTGCTTCCTCGTTCCTTCCTGGTAGGGCCCCGTTTAAGCACCTGCAATAAAAAAATTACTCTGGGGAGAAAACCTGTGGTTAGTCATGAGTCATATATATATACACAACATGTGCATCAACGGTATACACATCGACAGTATGCGCGTCAGCGAGCAAGCAAGCGGGGAAACGAGCGGCGACCCTGGACCAACAAAACCATAAAAATAAACGCAGTTGTTCTTCTTCCCCACTACCTTGGGGCAATCCGACCAGCGCCCGATGGCGATATGCGCGAGCCCGCGTGTCTCCGCAGTTTTTATGCTGCTGCGAGGGGCCGTGGGGAATTCCCGGTGCCCGGTCATTGGTCGGCTGGATGGCGTGATTCTCGACAGCCAACCACCGCGGGACCGACGATGACGAAGCACGGGGGCTATCGTCGGTCCCGAGCGCTTCAGTGGAATCCGCAGCATGGCAGCGGTCCGGAATACCCCGGAGAGACCCAAGAGTGCGAAAGTGACGTAGGCGGGTGCCGCCCCCTCAATGCAAATGAGGTCACATGGTACGAATCCTGCCCCATGATTGGTTTAAGGGCCCTCTTAAGTACACATTCGCACCCTCGTACATATATATATATTAGTATATACTATATATATATGTACAGGGGTGCGAATGTTTGTTTAAGGGGCCTCTAGGCCAATCAGGGGCCGGGATTCGTACCATGTGACATCATTTGCATGGACGGGGTGGCACCCACCTACGTCACTTTCGCACTCTTGAACATTTTCCGGACCGTTCTGGCGAGGAACTGCCATCTGGGGCATGCGGTGGCAGTTCCTCGCCTATCCTGCAGAGGGAGTGGCGTTCCAGCACAAAGTCGCGGCGGACGCCGGCCGCCGGCATCCTCGCCAGAACAGCCCCGAAGCACCCCCCGAAGCACTCAAGGGTGCGAAAGTGACGTAGTGGGGTGCCACCCAGCGTATGCTAATGAAGTCACATGGTGCGATTCAGAGCCCGCGATTGGCCTAGAGGCCGCTTAAGTACACATTCGCACCCCTGTACATATATATAGTATATACTATTATATATATATGTACAGGGGTGCGAATGTGTACTTAAGCGGCCTCTAGGCCAATGGGATGATCGGATTAGTACCATGTGACATAATTTGCATCGATGGGGCGGCGCCCCCCTACGTCACTTTCGCACTCTTGGGTCTCTCCGGGCGCCTGGCTCGCACTCCGGGGCAGCCCGAGGCGGTTCCGCAGCATCCCTATCGATGGCGCTGTAGCGCGCATCGGACACGCGGCCCGTCGCCGCCACTCGCGAGCTCAGAGCCGAGCCGCGAGGGCCGTGGGAAAATGCCCGCAGATTTTCCCACGGTCGCCGCTGGGGTGAAAGTCCACTTGCCTGACGAGGTCGCGCCCATGTCTTGCCGCGCGCGGCACGGCAGAGTACGCGTCACGACCTGCGGCGGCGACCGCCGCCCTTAGGCGAAGCGCCCGCGAACCATCCCGGTGCGAGCCAAAGGCGCCCCTGCTCTTACACGACGCGAACAAGTACGCCCCGCGCGCGACCTTTGGCGGGCAGCCCCGCCGAGAGCCCTGCCTCGCGCAGTTCGCGTCACATATTCCTCCTAGCCCCGAGGCATGGTCGCAGGGCGATGCGCGCCGCCTCGCCAGAGAGCAGACTCGCCCCACCTCTGGCGCCTCCACGTCGGGAATGGCCGTCCGCCCCCACCCCAACGGCCCTCCCCGCCCGAGCCTGGAGCCGCCTGACCTTCCTCGTGACTGGGCGCACCATCCACGCCCATCGGCGACGCTCTCGTCGGAGGGCGGTCCCGTCGAGCTATAAGATCTCCCGCCCCGAGGCGGCCCGCTACGTGCTTGGAGGCGCGGTGCGGTCTAAAGGCCCGGCAGGCGTCAGCGAGTTCTTGCGTGGCCGGTGAACTAGATAACGTGCGCTAGAGGTCGTCCTCGCTGCATCTAGCCGGTAGGAGCGGGGGGCGTTCGCCGCGAAGATACCGCTGAGGGGGGACACGGCCCACATCAGCTTTCAGCTCTCTCTGGAGGGCCGCAGCCCCCCGTCCCACTCGCTCGCCCTCCGGCCCCCGTCACACGAAACCTAGAACCGCACGGGTCCGTCGCGGACCACGCCCGGGACCGGATCCTAGGACCGCGGCCCGGGAGGAGGAGAAGAGGGAGGCTCGCTCGCCTGCCGTCCGCAACGCAGCCGCACGACCGCTAGGCGGCACCGTCGCCCAGAGAGATGATCTCCCGCGAAACAGAGCCGTTCTCCGGGTCCTTCCGCGCCAGACGGTTCGGGGTCGCCGATGACGACCCGGACGGACCGTCGAGCCGCCCGGCCTCGCAGTCCTCCCCCGACGCGTCCCCGATCGAGACGCCGTTGCCTACCGGGCGGCGCGCCGCCGCCGACGACGACGCGAGCCCGTTCGAGCACGAGGCGGAAACCGAGGAGTACGAAGAGGTGTCGGAGGACGAGGGCGACGAGGGGAGAGAATTTTCGGGCGGGGAGACCTTGGGCTCCGAGGATTCCGAACGGAGCGCGGACTCGTCTGAACCGCACACCTCCGACGAGGAGTTCGTAGTGGTCGACGACGACGACGACGACGACGACCTACGCGCTGCGCGCGGATCCGTCGCCGCCGCCGTCGCCGGGCTGCTTCTCCCGAGAAGCAGGTGGTCCTCTACCGACTCGGAGGACGACGAGGGTTCGCGCCAGCGAGGCGGGTCGTGGAGCTCCCCGGAGGACGGCCGCGCGGAGCAGGAGGAGAGGGGCGCGAGGATGAACGTCGGGGCCGAGCCGGGGCCCGCGGCTCCCCCGAGACCTCCTCCGCCGCAGCTCTCCGCACCGGCGCGCGACCGCCGCCGCCGAGACGCGACGCGGCGGCGCCGAAGGGGCTCCTGCGGGGACTCGGGGGACAGCTCGGGAGAGGTCGACTTCCGCGACGGCGAAGGAGGAGAAAGAGGAAGAGGGGGAGGAGGAAGAGGAGAGCGGCGCGGGCGGGACCGGGGAAGGGCGGAACGAAGACGGGACCGGCGATCGCGGTCGGGACGCGGGCAGGGGCGGCGGTAACGAAGGGAGGAAAAAACGCGAGGGGAAGGGAAAGGGAGGGGAGGGGAGGGGGAGACCTGGAAAGACAAACAATAAAAAATCGAGACGGCGGGAAAGATACGAGTAGGAGTGTTTTCACTTCTCGCCCACCCAAGCCGATTCCCCCATTTGCCTAACCTCCGCAGCACATCTGCGGCGCTCTACACACATCAACGTTGCCAGCGGCCAGGGACGCGGACATTGGCATGCTGTGAGCGAAGGCTGCCCTGCGTTAATGGACAACGCATGAGGCTGGCAGTAGGGCGTTTCGCCGCCATGCCATGCGACCATTGTCGCGACTTCACTTTCCTCGCGGTTCTCTCCCACTTTGCCCCTACTCCGGTTCCAGCGCCGAGGCGGAAGCATATCAACGCCTACGTGGCGTGCGAGCCGCGAGCGAGCTGTGGTGCGAGCTGCACGATCTAGCTGAGCACCTGCTGCCGATCGTCTCTAAGCGCGGGAGGCGACCGGATGACGAGGCTGGACGCTCCCTGATGCTACGCAACGCGGCGGACCGACTGCGGGCCTCGTTCGTCCGCGCCGTAGAGCTTTCGAAGCCAAGCGCCGACGCGCAAGACAAAGGACGCAGCGACGGGGCTGGCGATAAACAAAAGGGCGGTGACGCTGCGAGAGACGGTGGCGAGATGGCGGGTCTTTCGCAGCTTCTCTTCTTGCCTAGCCCTGCGCTGCACCGCCCCCCAATCCGCGTGGGGCCGACCGAGGACTGCTTGAACAGTGACATGACCTCCTCCGATGCGGCGGTGCCGCACGCTTACGGCTCAAGCTCCAGCTCATCGGACGAAGCCGGCGTACCCGGCAGACGTCGTAGCCGCAGGAGGCGCTGTGTCCATGCATGGCGCAAAGAAAACGTCGAGGCACGCGCCCGCGCACAGTCCAACAATCTGCGCGCCGCAGTCTCCGCTGTGCTCCTCGACCGCTGGCTCCCCATCGGTGACGCACGCAACACTTGCACGCCACCTGGGGAGCTAGAGGAACGCCTGCTCGCCGCGGTCCTTGCCGCCGCGCACTGGTGCTGCCTCTGGCACGACAGCCCTTGCGGCGCTGGGAGCCTATACGCAGACATCTACGCCGAGGACATCTTTGCTACAGGCGCGCCTCAGCGGTAAGCAACTATGGCTCCACCTCAAGGGACGCGCGATGGGGAAAAACATACCTCCAGGCCGCTCGTTCGTTAGTTTATTATTTTATTTTGACTTGGTTTTTTTTTGGGGGGTGGGAGGAGGATAATATTGGGGGCGTGAAGATGCTTAGTTTGGCAGCAGTTCATGAAACCTAGCCCGCGCGGGCCGTTTACGATTTCTTCGTTGCCTGGCAATGGGTACCATGGGCTCAGGCGCCCTTGTTTTTTAGTAGGCAGGCCACACTGACGAAAGATGTCCTGCTGTCAGGCTGGGAGACGTACAAAGTTTTCGGCGCAGGCAACTAGAGCCCCATAAGACATAACCGCGCGAGCCAAAGGTGGGCCGTTCGTCGATCCTATACCCCGGTACACGGGCGATAGTATCCGCATTCCATATTATCCCACTCAGAGCTAAAGCCAGTCGGGCACGCCCATGCTAATCCTTATTACGGGGCCCCGCATGCGCGGAAGTAACAACACCACAGAGCAGACACAGGACGGCTCAGTAGGTCGCATGATAATAGGCAGCGCTACGGGATCGTCGGATTCTGTCATCTTCGGGGACGCATTGAGCAGTTCACGGCCCGCGGCATCTGACAAGACCGGGAGCTCTATAGGCAGACTGCCGCTGGAATCTATACACGCCGCTACGTTTATTCGGGCAGGGGACATCGCGCAGGCAAGTCGTGCCGATACCGACTAGACGTAGGCGCGCGGCACATGGGTATGAAACAACGTCTACCTGTCCTAACCGTGACGCCCGGGGAAGTTTGTAAGTTGTGCCGTACCGGAAAGAGCGTCTGATTATATATACCCGCAATAATGACTAGGAAACGGTTTTTATGTCCGTCTGTCTGCCGTTCAAGAGCCGCCCGCACTGGCGAATCAAAGCGCAGACGATTACATAGCCACGATAGGCGCCGGTGCGCAATAACGCCTGACTTTGACGAAGACGGTCGCATGGCGCACATCGCGAATCCTCGCCCCAATCCTTTGGAGTGTGCAGAAGCGAGCCAGAAAGTAATCATGGCGCCTTCTCGGTCAGATACCACGGGCGCGCACCGTTGTTTGGAAGACGCGGCGCCCGTTGGCGAACTGCTCGTCCCCAGGAGCTCGGCCGATCTGCACGAAAGCCAACGCGGGCAGCCATCCGGTGCGACCGACTCGCAAGCTTCGACGCTGGAGACGGAGTCTGCCCCTCCGTCGGCAGACAGTTCTTCGTCCGCAAAACTACAACGGGACGACGAATTTCTCGCCAAGTACAGAGTGATCGGCACCCTCCCGGCGGGGTCATTCGGTAAAATTTTAGTGTGCGCATTGAGAGCGAGCGTCGGCGAGGCAGAGGCCAGCCGCGTACCTCGGTCCGAGCGCCGCGTGGCCAAACGAGTTCGCGCGACCAGCCGCCTAGCCATCTACCTCGAAAACGAGATCCTGGCGCTGCAGTACATGAACCACGAAAACATACTAAAAGTCGAGGAGGTACTGCGCTCCGAGGCGTACACGTACATGATCACCAGAAAGTACGACTATGATCTGTACTCGTTCATGTACGACGGCGACCTCCAATGGAAGGATAGGCCGTTGCTGTGGCAAACGAGAGCTATAATGAAGCAGCTGCTTTGCGCGGTAGAGTACATGCACGATAAACTCCTAATGCATCGTGATATTAAGCTTGAGAACGTGTTCTTGAACGGCGACGGGACAATAGTGCTCGGGGACCTAGGGACCGCGATGACTTTCGAGAAGCCGCGCGTCGCTCGCGACTACGGGTGGGTCGGGACGGTAACCACGAACTCGCCTGAAATGCTCGCGGGAGATGGCTATTGCGAGATCACGGACCTCTGGAGCTGCGGGCTGATAATGTTAGACATGCTTAGCAAGGACTTGCTTCCCCTAAACGGCAATACCAAGAAGCCGGGGAAACAGCTGCGGCGGATTATCAGATCACTGTCTGTCTGCGACGAGGAATTCCCCGACCCCCCGTGCAAGCTGTTTGATTACATCGACTCCGCCGAGTATACGCACACGCCGATGTCCGTGCCTCCGCTGATCAGACGCATGGGCCTCCCGGCGGACTTCGAGTACCCTCTCGTGAAAATGTTAACGTTCGATTGGCACAGGCGGCCGGGGGCGAGCGAATTACTCGCACTGCCGCTCTTTTCGTCTACTATAACAGAGGAGAGACTGTTTGTCTGGGGGCTCAAGAGCGGCGCGGCCCACTTCTCCTCGTGGAAGCCCGCGTGCAGGATCGAGTCGGATACCGCCGCGTTGTCGCTAACGATGAGCGACGACGACGAATAACGACGCGGGGAGCGCATGCGCCCCGACAAACAATAAAATTCTTTTACTAGCGTCAATGTATCGCGTGTGTCTTTACACCACTCACTCCTACGTTGCGAGTAACGGGAGGGCCGAGGTGGCGACGGACACGGCTCATGGGTTAGCGGCGAAATTGGGTTGCGCGGCCGTCGTTACCGTCCCAGCGCAGTTGGGAATCCCGTGTCCGAAAGACCGCGGGGAGAGATATTATACGGGCGCTGGGCGCTGCCGGCGCGAATAGCGCTGTGGAGCGATGGCGACCGACAACGCCCGTCCGCGGTCTCGTAGTCTGAGGCGGAAGAGCATGGGCGCTGAGGCCGCGCTCAGAGACGGCGCCGCGCAGCCTGCCGCGGCGCACAAGACTAAGGTCATAGCTAGGTCCGAGACCGGAGACGACGCGGACGAAGACGCGGGAGCCGATCGCGATCCAGGAACGCGCCGCGGAATCGACCCGTGGAAGCTGGAACCAGCGAATGACCCGTTCGCGTCAAACAAGGAGTATGGTGGGAAGTGGGGCGCCAACGGCCCCGCCGACAGTGCCGCGAAAGTCCTCGCCGCGGCCTGGGACATCATGGCCCTGGTAGACGCGGAAGAGGTCGCTAAAGAACAAGAGACCTTCGAGGCGAAGACCAGCCCAGTGAGTCCTTTCGGCGCGTGGCCGGGCGGACAAAGCTGGCGGACGCTTGGCGATTACAGCCACGCGCCGATACTGTACCCGTCTGCCGAGGTTATCGAAGCAGACGCGCTCAAAGTGGGCGCGTACGTGAGCCGCGTCGTGCAGTGCAGCCGCTTCGTGGCGGACAAGAAGGCGCAGCGCCCCACTGTGCGGAGTCTGCAGTCTTTCTTGGAGGCGGCGTTTTGGCGCGTTATGCAAAACGCGTACAGCACATGCCTGAGGCTTAGGCCAAAGCTGACCGCCGTGAGCAGATCCAGGCGAAGCGGTGCCAATTGGCGCAAACCATCTCCGTCCGACCCTAACTGGTACGCGGTCTCGAACCAATTTTTATGGCGGGGCATGCGCGTCCCGTCCCTTCTGCTGCCCCCAGACGTGCCGATTGAGGAAAACGCGGAGCGCGGCCCCACCGCCGCCGTGTTCCGCAACGCCGGCCCGGCGCTATTCATTTGGCCATGGGCCAGAGCTCCCCTGGACGAGCGCGACAAGCGCCTTGTCCGCGCCGCCTTATGGGCGCTTGACATCCTAGACGCGGCCATCCTAGCCTCGTTCCCGTACGCCTGGCGCCCCCACGTCGGCGACAAGCAGTTCGAGGAGGCCCTGGACTGCTTGGCCGAGTACTTCGGCCTGGCGGTGCTCCTGACGGAAACCGTGCTAGCCGCCCTCCTCGACCACACGCTCGCGTTCATGAAGTCTCTGGGGGCCGGCAACTACGACGACTTCGAGGAAGACCGCTTCGCGGACCCAGGGAAAAACAAGTATCTCATGGGCGTGGAGGGGGTCTCGTTAACTCGCCTCAACTCTGCCGGCACTGCCCTGGCCACCGTGTGCGCCAACACGTACGCGGCCCTCAGATGCTTGCCTTCCGTGGCCACGTCCTCGCTCACGGCCAACTACTCGGCCGAGACACGGCGAGCCCGCAAGCCTACCAGGGAAGACCTGTTCTCGCTTCTGCAGCACGAAGCCCTGTTCTACACCATCTGGTTGCAGCGCATGGCTACGCACCTAGACTTCTGCAGTAACGTGCTGGTGGAAAGCGCCAAGAAAGGGAAACAAGAGTTTCCGATTCGGCGCAGCGCCCTGGTACGGCACATGTGGCTTCAGAAGCTCTTGTCCCCTTTGGTGGTGCCGGTATCGTTGCGCGACTTCGCGGCCGCGAAAAAAGAAGCCGTGGCGGATGCCAAGATAGAAACCTACGTGAAGTCCGTGCAGTCGACGAACAAGGACCCAAAAGGCACAATCAGATTCATCGCCTCGGATAACGTGAAGACCCTAATGGCCAGTTACGAAAAATACAATCCGATCCTGGACGAACCCATGATCGCGTCTCGTGCCTTCGATGACGTTATTAGTGGTTACGGCGGTCGAACCGCAGGTGGCCAGAACCGTGGGGATTAAGCATGCGCTGCGCGGTGACCAATCGGGCCACTGAATTCCAAGCTTTCGTTTTCAGTTGTCGATAAGGGCTTCTTGGTATAAATAACGGTGAGGTTGTCATTCGTGGCTCACTCTAGCCAGGGCAACGGGAAAGTGGAAGTCGGCCGCCAAATAGGCCCTCACGAGTTATCCGCCGCGGAACAAGCCAGTCGCTATGGGCCATAGCGGCGAGAACGTGCTTTGCGTCGCGCTGCTCGCGATCTACCTCGCCGCCGGGGGAGCCGCGAAGCCGGTCATGCCAGAGCGGCGGGGATATGCCCCGCCGTTCACTGCGGCCCCTTCAACGCTCGGCACCGTGGATGTAACCGCGTGCGGCGGGATTACCCTACCGACTAAGGTTGACTTCCGCGGCAGCGGTGGGGTGCAAGTCATCGTCAGGTGGTTCTTCGGAGCACCAATTGACGACAACACTACAGATCTGTGTTGGGTGCCGCTTCACAGCTACCAGGCCGACGGTTGCCACTTCCCGGCAGACGACGACTTCAACATTTCAACGTGCTGTGCCCATGGCACGCTGTTCGTGTCCCCAGATTCAGATTATAGCAGCTATCTAACAGGCAACGGCGACCTCCGGGTGTACCCAGGAACCATGGACGCGGGGATCTATGCCTTCTATGTCCGGATCGGAGACGACCATTTCGTCGGCGCGTGGGACCTTCGAGTCAAACATTCCAAGTATTGCCACGGCGATTACGGCATGAAGGTCCAGGTTCAGAGTCTGCCAGAATCCTCAGAGGAACGCGTCGTGGCTACAGACAGCGATAGCGGGAGCTGCGAGGACGATGAGAAGGAAGAGAAATCCGACTGCGAATTCCCAGAAATCGCCGTTCCCCAAACTTGGTCTAAGGTCTGCACCGCGACGTGGGGCGAACACGGCAGCAGATTGTTCGTGTGGCCCGCGTGCCTCGGAACTCATCAGGAGAGCATAGAAGGCGCCCATACCGCCATGCCGGTCCTGTACTATGGCTCTAAGCCAATCGCCAGCGAGCAAAAGTAGACCGCGAGACGACTGCCCTCTGCAAGAAGATCCGCACTAGCTCCCATCCGCGGTAGCGCGTAGCGTTCCGCTCCAGTTCTCGCAGTTTAAGCGGCCCAAATAAATTCGAATATTCGTATTTTCGTGTTATGTTGTTTATTTTCGTTTTGGGGAATACGGAACCGCGGCGGGAGGGAAAAATATTTTAGGGTGGCCATGTCGGCGGCGGTATAACTCGTTCGCGAGAGATTGCGGAGCGACTGGAGAGAATCGCCTCGGGGCAGACCCCGCTGGCCGCGATGTTGTGGCCCGCCGCACTCGTGGCGATGTTTGCGCTCGCTGCACGCGCGCGCGAAATAGACAACGTGACCTGCTCCGTCGTCTACGGCTCCAACGTGGCCAGAATAAGTAAAGATTATTGGCTCGCCCAGGAAGGCTCGTTAGTGAGCTTCATGACCTTCGAGAACGACGACCCAGTTTATTTCTTTATGGGCCGAGCATTAGGGACCGGGGCCTCCGGCGGCAAATACTTGTATCGCGTAACGCGAGACAACAACACAAATGTCAGCCACGTGCAAACTTCATTGTTTATCCCAGAGCACTTCAACGGCGGCATATTGCTAGACATGGGGTCGAACTATACCCACGACGCTGAGACCGACCCGGAGTTTCTAAATGCACGCTATCTGGTGGTGAATGACACAGAGGACAGCGTGCGAGAAGAGACCCTCGGGCCCTGCCCGGAGATGCTGCGAACCCTCGACGTGTCAGGGAGGACGACGTTGCTGTACCCCTCTCGCTACCTACACGCTCGCGACAGGATGCAGGTAGAGAAGACCATGGACACCGCAAAGTGTGTGTCGACTTCCGTCAACCTAGATGCGACGGTGGTCTTCAGCGTTGACTTCCCGTTCAGCGAGCGGGCGATTCTTCGCGTAACGCAAACTTTCTACCCCGACGACCGCCCCCAAAAGCACTTGCTATACCTGGCGAGCCAGGGAGGCAAGACCGTACACTACTCTGAGGTCTCGGCGACGGTGACGCCGCTTCCAGGGGGCAACGCCAGTTTTAACGTAACGATAGAGTTCACCGATCAGCCCGACGATACCACAATCCATCTCTGGGTCTCCCCTAAAGGCATCAACGACGACCCGGACGCCGTCAGCGCTTACTACATCTTAAACTCTCTGTCGTCGTACGACGACCCGTACGCGCACGAGGAAATCTCCTGCGATAGCGTTTACCAAAATATTGTAATGGTCCTAGGTAGCGTAGTGAATATTACTAGCCCAGACCCATTGCCCCGCGCGCCAGACTACAGCTATCCTACCGACGACCCTGCTGGCGAGACAACGGAATCTGCTGTTACCTGGTTAGAGGCGACCGCCCAGACCGCCGACGAGGCGACGACTCCACTTGCCGCGCACGCCACAGATGGATACGAACCAACCACGGCCGCCGCAACCTTAAGCACTACCGAAGACCTCACTCAAGAGACGTCTACCCCAACCGTAACTACCGTCATAGATCCTACGTCAGGTGCGGTTACCACCGAAAGCCGTACCACGGAGGGGACAGCGGCAAATGTAGCTACCACAGAGGCAGCCGGCACCGAAGGCCAAAATCAAGAGGCGACGACAGCCGGCGGCCCTACCAATGCCGCGACCACTCTCGGGCATCAGACCATCGAAGCGGCAACCGTTGAAGACAGCACTACGACCGCACGCGCCGCCGAATACCCTACTCCTACTACTACAACAGTTGAACCTCGACCAGCGGGGGGAACTACCATCGAAGACCCTACCGACAGCCCAGCTATCGAGGACACGACTACTCCAACTACGACTGCCGCCAAAGTTACGGCGCTCAAGACGGCCGCCGCCGAAGGCCCCACTCCATGTGTAACTACCTATACTGGATCTGACACCGAGGCGGCACAATCGGCGACCTCAATTTCCGATGCGGTTACCCCCGAGGACCTTACCCCTGAAACAACTACGCCAGTTGATTGGAGCGTCACTAGCACCTATATTTCGGTCGCCGACGGTACTAGCATGCCTGCCCCAACCCCCAGTGCCGTCGCCCACGAAGCGTCAACTACACCTGCGCCCACTGCGACGGCGGTGCCCACGTCACATACGCCAAAGCCTCAGGAATCCACGTCGACACCATCGCGAGCCCCGACCACTGGAGTAGCTCCTGTTACGGCCAACTCGCTATCGCCGGCGGCTACCTCGTCTGAGCGCATAGTTATCCTGAACACGGCTACAGCCTCATCCGGCCCCGGCGCATCTACGGGCGCCACAACTGCACCCATAAGTCCGCCATGGTCCGCGTCCCCCGCTGGAGATGGCGTTACCACCTCCGCGGCGCGCACACTCGAGCCGTCGTCAACGCGGAAAGCCGTCGCGGCCGAAAGTACCACTGCGGCCGACGATGTCGCTACATCGGAGCTGGGATCGGGTGACTACGGCGACCATGCTACAGAACCGCCGCGTATCGTGATCACGAACCCCCCTGGCATAACTACGCTCCACGATGCCGACGCCGCGGAAGAAGATCCTTGGCCTACACGCCCCTTGTATAGCGTAAATATAGTCAACGCAACGTTAACCGCAAACGGGATGCTTACGGCTACGTGCATGGCTGCCGCGAAAGCCAAACACGCGATCACGTTCACGTGGCACGTGGGGTCAAACATGGTCCCTGCAATTACTGGGCCGCCCGAGCCAGGCCTCATGTTTAACGGAAACAGGGCATGGAGTAGCAGGCTCCAGACTGTGGAATACGGCATCTCGCCGTCCGCGCGATTGGCGTGCATGGCGTGCACGGTTCCCCCGGCGCAACGATACTGCGCTCATGACGTTGCTGTGGTCGCCAGGCATGACCGGTTGGAATTAGACATGCAGGTCGACGTCGCGACCGTATCGGTAGTGTGTTCAGGGTTGGACGGAGTCGAGTCCGAGCCCTACTTCGTCTGGACCGCCAACGGTCGCCCAGTGCCCCTAGGTTCTGTACGAACTAAACGCATCCCTAACGACTATGGAACACCCGCGCGCTGGCAGAGCGCGATACATATCTCGCGCTTCTTCGTGCCCGCCGGACACAGAGACGTCTACGAATGCACCGCTACCTTGGCGTCCGGGGAAACGATAAAGGCTACTAAGAATTGGAGCAATACAGACTACCTCGCATTACAAAAAAACGCCGCGGCGCGGTCTACTTTCGTGGTTGCGGGGGGAATTACTGCGTTTGCGGTGGCCGAACTGCTTTAATTTGCGCGCGGAACGGCAACGTGCAAGAGTATCCAGTTGACCTAGCAAGAAGAACCGTACACCGCGCAGACAAGTATCTTCTCGCACCGTCCCCTGAATGCCGGCCGCGACGATGGCCACGCCGGGCTACCTCGCCTGCCGAACCTCTGTGGCTACTCTGTTGTTTTTCGTGCTTCTACGTCGTGCCGCGATCTTGGGCGCCGGCGGCGCGCCATCGCCTGCCCGCATCGTCGACTACCTAATCGGCTATACGCGCGTGGGAGACATGGACAAGCTCTACTCGCAGTACGCGGACAGGTATCTGGACGTGACGCTGCACGGGTGCGAGCGCGCCGTGGTAGACCCTCTAGGAGATATGAGGCACGTCCTTGCGAGCGAAGGCGCTTCTGGACAAGAGTTCACAGCGTCAGTAATTTGGTATTACGTGTTCCCAGACGTGTGTTTCGCACCCGTTTTCCGCCGCGAATACTTGCGGTGCATAAGGCCGCGCAAGCTGGAGGACTGTTACACTACTAGCCCGTTTATGTGGACGCGGGAGTTTTACGTCGACGCATTTCTTGCGGGCAGCGGCACCGGCATAGAGCTACTGGGGCTCAACAAAAAACTCACTGGGACGTACATGCTCGTGGTCCGGGTAGGAACCACCACACGCACGGCACTGGTTACAGTTAACGTAGTTGGCGAGTGCCCGACGACGATGGAAGAAGTCACGACCACGCTCAGAGGGAATTGTTGGCGAGGGCGCCAATACACTACGGACTTTAACGGGGACGGCATGTACCTCTTTGATACCGAGGAAGAGCACCGCCGAATCGTCTACAAGGCCTACCAGGACAAGCTGAAAGTTGCATCTCCCAACGCCACCGATGCCCCTATAAGCTACCCGCGCGCATATACTGGTGCCGATGAGCGCCTCGCGCCTTATACGCTTCAGCCTGTCAGCACAGACGACCACTATCTACCAGGATGCCCGTGGGGCATTGGGTGCGACTTGGACCAAACGTCTGCCTCAGGGGTGATCGAAATCGAGGACCACGACGAGTCGGATGTGCGACTTGTTTCCTACCCTCCCCCGACTCTGCCGTCCCCGGGGCCCGGAGGGAACGAGAATGGCGCGGGGTACAGCGATAACAGACCAGATCCCAAGGTCGTGGGGCCGACGGTCGGCCCCGGAGCCATCATCCTGGTTGTGATGTGCGCGCCAATTCTGATAGGTCTGACCGCGTTCACTATACGGAAGTACTGCTGACTACCGACGCTCCCGTAATCACACCGCACATCTTGCCCCGCGGCGGGCTTAGTCACGAACGCTTTCCCGCCTGCCGTCCATCACGCCCGCTTATCTTGTTTGGGTACGCCCATGAAGGCGCACGAAGACTCTATAAGTCGGCGCGGCGGGCGCAACGTCGATTGTGGGACGTTTCTCGTCGCCAGGTATACGACACCATGCGCGCAAAAATCTCGTCACAAGCCGCGGTGGCAATTTTCTTGGCGCTCGTAACATGTTGCTTGGGTACGGTGATCAAAGGACTGGGTGTCAGCGGAGTCTTCGAAGACACCTTGGTCGTCTTCGAGAAAGTAGAGACGGAAGATGTCGGAGCGCGCCTCGTCTTTCTCGGAGACCAGCGACCCAAGAACCCATACGGGGGCACCGTAAGAGTGCTTTTCCAACCCGGCGAGTCAGGCACGTGCTCCATACCGCTTCTCCAGGTCAGGTACTCTAACTGCACAAACACGTCCGCTGCGGTCTTCTCCGGCTGCTACCGCACCGACACCGAGTTCTCCGTGCCGCGCGCAAACAGGGGTACGTCTCCCGGCTTCGTATCACTGAGGACCCCCACCATGCTCGACAGCGGCGACATCTACGTCACTGTGCACCTCGATCACTTACCTAGGCCCGACGCGTTCCGCATTAAGTTCGTGTCTCTGTACACTGGAAACGAAACTGTCCGTATCTCCACGAAGGATCGCGCGGGGAGAGACCGAGACAGCTATGGGGGAGCATCTTCGCCAGTTGGGGGACGAGATAGCAATAGACGGACGGCCTCGCGCAACGACGACGGAGATCTCCCGCTAGCGCTGTACGGCCCGTGTCGCCCATGCGGTAAAAATTGCAAGAATTTGCGCGAATATCTCCTGACGGAGGAATCGTGGCATGAATGGACTAGTGTTTTCGCCCCCACGACAGTGGCGCCGACGACGACAGTTGCGACCACGGCAATGCGGTCGACCACTGTTTCCTTTGCTACTATGACGGCAGAAGTCATTACGTCAACTGGCACCGTCTCAATGGAACCGCACAATACCACTACCGCCGACATGGTTAACCTGACCGCGGCCGACCCGCCGCCGTCAGAGCCGGTGCCGGCTTTGAACGCGCTCGCCATCGGACTCGTGGTCGGAGGAACTGTCGCGAGCCTGGTCTTTCTAAGCGTGATTCTAGGGGGGCTGATCAGCTGCTGTGCGCGCCGTAGATCAGCCCGCCGATTGCTCACGCGGTCGAACAGCGCGCGCGAGATGGAGGATCTAGCCCCCTCGTCGGAGGACGCAAGAACGTCACGAATGTCGCCAGACGTGGTCGAACTGTCGGAACTCGTGAACGGAGCTCCACTAAGCCACAGAAACGACATCGGCGGGGATGACCTGACGTCGATTTCCTCCGCCAGCGGCTGACGAGCCGGCGTGACTCTGAGTTGCCGCTAGGCCGACACCTGAGCATAACAATAAAGCTTGTATTAGCATTGTAACCCACGTCAAAGCGCGCGTAGATGATTGGTATTGCTGGCACGGGGAGGCCGCGGTCTAGGCTTCCGGTTAGATAGTTACGACGCACTTATCTATCGCGCGGTCGAGGCAAGTATACAGAGTGGGATGGACTAGTTCGTTCCCGCGCCCATGGTGCATCGGGAAACGGATGGGGGAAAATACACTAGGCCTAGACGTCACGCCGCACCTCTTCGCAGCCCATAAAGTTCGCTGTTAATTCTATTTCTTAGCTCACAAATCGTGAGATAGCGGCGATGATGCCTGCGACATTGGCAGGTCTCGCGCTAGCGGTAACCGTGGCCACCATGTTTGCCCAGCGCGTGGATAGCACTACGATCCATCACGTCTCCGGGCTAAAGGGGAAACCTCTGCTTTTCGGGCCATCTTTACGAAGAACGCTGCCCGCCGGCGGAACCTTCAAGTGGGTACTCGTTTTGTCCGACCCATGCGCGCCCAAGCCTACAGAGATATGCGTTTCGGTCGGCCACTGCTTCTACGACCTAGTGTCAAGCGACAACGATTCCGAGTGCGCGAATAAGGACCGCAGAGTACTCACTCTGGCACTGCTTACCAAGAGCAAGACAGGCGAGCTGCGCGTTATTGGGCCAATGGCGGCCTCTTCTGCTCTCGTGGGGGATGCTGGCGAGCTGGAACAGCTCCGGCGGCGGGTCAGCGCGGGCATGGGCCTCACCGACGACGGCGACATATCGTTTGCCGCCGCCGACAAGGTCAACGAGGGCCTCTACGGCGTGCGCGTTATGGGCTCGGGCGACTCTTACACGTTCTTTAACGTCACAGTGGCCACAGAGACCGCCGGCGACGATCGGGACCTCGCTACCGTGAGGCACGTCGATATCGCGCACAACATAGTCCCAAGCGAGGACCGCGACCACGTCTTCGTGTCGATGCCTCGCATGCACGTCGCGTGGCCTCATGGTACTACCGTCCTCCACCCTAAGATGATAATCGCCGCGGCGTCGTGGCGCCCGGAATACAACTTCACTTACGAGTGGTACGCGGTCCCTTACGACGGCTATTGCGCCACCATGCGATTGTTTGAGGCGTGCTTGTACCATCCGTCTGCGCCGGCGTGCCTCGACCCCGCAGGCCACCGCGGCTGCGTCGTCGGAACGATGACCCACGATGACCTCGTAGGGCGGGTGCTGATGGCTCGATGCCGCGGCTCTGACTTGCGCACATGCGAACCGCACGTAATCCACATAAAGCAGAAGCCTATGGTCTCCCTGGGCCGCGCGGTTCCAGAGCTACGCGTCGAGAGTGCGGCGCACATCCCCAGCCTCTACATCCTGGTCGTGAAGATCGATGACAGTGTTGCGGGGTGGGCGTACACAGAACTGATGGCAGAGGGGTCGTCTCCGCGTGTCGTGATAGACATACACATGCCGCGACCGACCTCCGCGCAGGGCGGCATTGCCGCCCTGCGCGAGATTGAGAACGACGATTCTGCCCCAAGCTTAGGGTCGAACGAGGGCGGCGGACCCGGCAACAGCAAGCGCCGCGCGGCGGTTCTCGGTGCGGCGGTGTGGATAGCTTTGACTCTGCTCATTTTGGGCGGTCTCGGAGCATACGTGGCGGTCAACAAAAAGTGTCTTCGAGACAAGCGCCAGTGGTTGCGTGGCTCGCGCAAACCGACGCTCGAAACTCACGCGCACACCTACACGTCCCTGCCGGTCGGCGGCGATCTGAGTTTGGAACAGGACGCCGAAGACGAGGATGAGGACGAGGAAGAACTACTTTACGAGCGCGAACGGCGTCGTTCGTCGTCGGGCTCAAAGAAATCATCGCGTTCACCGTCTAGACGATCTTCACGCAGGAACAGCTTTGGCCCGACGCTAAGTGCCAACGCCCTCAGCCGGTTCGATAAAACGGTAAAACTCGCCATGGCGGAAGTCGCTGGCCGCCTTCTAGCCAATAAAACTTTCCCGTCCCAGAGATATTAAGGCTCGAGGTGGGCACGAGAGATATGCCGGAGCCGCAGCTGCGCCCGCAAGCTTGGCCACGAGCTGCACGCCGTTGAGGATGCTGACCGCAATCCCATTTGACCGTCGCCGCAAGAAGCGCGTACCGGGCTTGTCTCTGCGCGTGTTTTACAACCGCGACTGTGGTTTGTTCGCTAATTCCCACGTAGGTATTTGGAACCCGCGGTTCATCATCGCTACGCCGGCCGCGACCCAACCTCAAGCTATCGCCACTGCGGCACCGGGGCTAGTGTGTGGCAGAGGTTCCGCACGCATCCGTGTCGAAATCGGCAAGAGCGATACGGAATCTTTCCCGCGGCGCGAAGTGGCCGCCGACGTGTGCGACGGGGAACGGTCGCAGGCGCATGCAGAACGACCACTGTGTCCTCTAAGAACGTCTAGAGCGGCTGCTTCCACCATGGCCAGAAAAGTTACGTTCGATGTCGCTCGGTCGTCCAGAGACGCGGCGGTGCAGACAGACCATTCCCCAGAGAAAGGTGGGCCTGGCCCAGTCGCCGATATTATAAGCGCGCGACATAGGTGCGATCGGCCGCATATCGTGTCTATAGAATCTAACGAACCGCAAACGAAGCAAACTAGTTCTCCAGTCGCCATGTCTACACAGACACCGGCGCAAAGAGATACTATATTTCGACGCGCGATGCAGACTGTGATGGCCGCGCTAGGAAAGCTGAAGCGCATGTACACGACCGGCGAAGGGTCGTCAGACAAAGTGCTATTACCGCACCTATCGCTCGTGAGCTCTGGAGTCCTCGTCGCCATAGCCGCCGTGATTTTCATTTCCTATACGTTGACACATAAAGCTTTTCGTTGGCGAATGCGGCGGCGCCATTGATCTATCCGGTAGCAATAAAAAAGTTTACGCGACACGTGCGCGTACACACGCAAATTGGTGTTCGGTTGTGTTATCGCTGCACTTTGGGAGGGAGCGGGTGAGGTTATTGGCGGCCGTCTAGCACTTCGCATCGATGCCGTCGTGTCTCGATTACGCGTTCGCGGCGGCGTTTCACGGGACAGATTTGCCCGGCGGGAGATTCTGGAGACCGCGCGCGTGCGCGCCGGTGTTCGTATGGTCTGAGGTTGCGTGCGCGGTCGCCCTCTCTGCGAGGATTTTCTTCGAAGCACGCGAGAGGCTTGCCGCCATGCCTATTGGGGAGGGCAGGCCGCCATACGGGCGTGGGACGGAGTTATACCACGCTGCGCGACGAACCGTTTCGTCGGCGGCTAGACTATGGGACGCGCTGGTCGCGTTGGCGGCGAGCGCCGCGGAAGAAATTTGTGTGATGGCGTGGGGGAAACTAGAGCCCATGCCTTATTTGTGGGACACTAGAGACGCGACTAAAATTCCCGTCTTGGGACCGAAGCTCATGGCGTTGTTTTCCGCCGTGGCCGATGGGGCGACGGCGATCGCCACCGAGGCGAGAAATAGCCTGGTTGGCGAGGCTGGGCATCACCACAACACGCTACCTCGCCAACCGCCGAGCATGGATATGCCCGTCCAGGCACGCCTGTCTCTGATGCTCGGCATGGAGATAGTCAGGTGTATCCTTGCGCTTGCCCTACCATCGGCATCGTTTAATATCCCGGATGACGCAACGGAGTCAATAGAGGAGAGCGTACGCATCTTTGGCGCGCGCTTATCTCTCGCGCTAGCCAAAGACCCTATTCCGGATCCAGTCGGGAAGTTCGAAGAGGAGGAGACCTATTATCTGCGATGTTTGCGCTCCATCTATGAAATCGAGAACATTCTTTCCCTGGCTCCTCGAAGGCAACGACTGCGTGACGTACCGCAAACGCCCAACTCTCCAATGTGCCTCCCTACTGTGGCCCCAATGTGTTAAAATAAAATAAACACTCCTACTCGTATCTTTCCCGCCGTCTCTTTTTATTGTTTGTCTTTCCAGGTCTCCCCCTCCCCTCCCCTCCCTTTCCCTTCCCCTCGCGTTTTTTCCTCCCTTCGTTACCGCCGCCCCTGCCCGCGTCCCGACCGCGATCGCCGGTCCCGTCTTCGTTCCGCCCTTCCCCGGTCCCGCCCGCGCCGCTCTCCTCTTCCTCCTCCCCCTCTTCCTCTTTCTCCTCCTTCGCCGTCGCGGAAGTCGACCTCTCCCGAGCTGTCCCCCGAGTCCCCGCAGGAGCCCCTTCGGCGCCGCCGCGTCGCGTCTCGGCGGCGGCGGTCGCGCGCCGGTGCGGAGAGCTGCGGCGGAGGAGGTCTCGGGGGAGCCGCGGGCCCCGGCTCGGCCCCGACGTTCATCCTCGCGCCCCTCTCCTCCTGCTCCGCGCGGCCGTCCTCCGGGGAGCTCCACGACCCGCCTCGCTGGCGCGAACCCTCGTCGTCCTCCGAGTCGGTAGAGGACCACCTGCTTCTCGGGAGAAGCAGCCCGGCGACGGCGGCGGCGACGGATCCGCGCGCAGCGCGTAGGTCGTCGTCGTCGTCGTCGTCGTCGACCACTACGAACTCCTCGTCGGAGGTGTGCGGTTCAGACGAGTCCGCGCTCCGTTCGGAATCCTCGGAGCCCAAGGTCTCCCCGCCCGAAAATTCTCTCCCCTCGTCGCCCTCGTCCTCCGACACCTCTTCGTACTCCTCGGTTTCCGCCTCGTGCTCGAACGGGCTCGCGTCGTCGTCGGCGGCGGCGCGCCGCCCGGTAGGCAACGGCGTCTCGATCGGGGACGCGTCGGGGGAGGACTGCGAGGCCGGGCGGCTCGACGGTCCGTCCGGGTCGTCATCGGCGACCCCGAACCGTCTGGCGCGGAAGGACCCGGAGAACGGCTCTGTTTCGCGGGAGATCATCTCTCTGGGCGACGGTGCCGCCTAGCGGTCGTGCGGCTGCGTTGCGGACGGCAGGCGAGCGAGCCTCCCTCTTCTCCTCCTCCCGGGCCGCGGTCCTAGGATCCGGTCCCGGGCGTGGTCCGCGACGGACCCGTGCGGTTCTAGGTTTCGTGTGACGGGGGCCGGAGGGCGAGCGAGTGGGACGGGGGGCTGCGGCCCTCCAGAGAGAGCTGAAAGCTGATGTGGGCCGTGTCCCCCCTCAGCGGTATCTTCGCGGCGAACGCCCCCCGCTCCTACCGGCTAGATGCAGCGAGGACGACCTCTAGCGCACGTTATCTAGTTCACCGGCCACGCAAGAACTCGCTGACGCCTGCCGGGCCTTTAGACCGCACCGCGCCTCCAAGCACGTAGCGGGCCGCCTCGGGGCGGGAGATCTTATAGCTCGACGGGACCGCCCTCCGACGAGAGCGTCGCCGATGGGCGTGGATGGTGCGCCCAGTCACGAGGAAGGTCAGGCGGCTCCAGGCTCGGGCGGGGAGGGCCGTTGGGGTGGGGGCGGACGGCCATTCCCGACGTGGAGGCGCCAGAGGTGGGGCGAGTCTGCTCTCTGGCGAGGCGGCGCGCATCGCCCTGCGACCATGCCTCGGGGCTAGGAGGAATATGTGACGCGAACTGCGCGAGGCAGGGCTCTCGGCGGGGCTGCCCGCCAAAGGTCGCGCGCGGGGCGTACTTGTTCGCGTCGTGTAAGAGCAGGGGCGCCTTTGGCTCGCACCGGGATGGTTCGCGGGCGCTTCGCCTAAGGGCGGCGGTCGCCGCCGCAGGTCGTGACGCGTACTCTGCCGTGCCGCGCGCGGCAAGACATGGGCGCGACCTCGTCAGGCAAGTGGACTTTCACCCCAGCGGCGACCGTGGGAAAATCTGCGGGCATTTTCCCACGGCCCTCGCGGCTCGGCTCTGAGCTCGCGAGTGGCGGCGACGGGCCGCGTGTCCGATGCGCGCTACAGCGCCATCGATAGGGATGCTGCGGAACCGCCTCGGGCTGCCCCGGAGTGCGAGCCAGGCGCCCGGAGAGACCCAAGAGTGCGAAAGTGACGTAGGGGGGCGCCGCCCCATCGATGCAAATTATGTCACATGGTACTAATCCGATCATCCCATTGGCCTAGAGGCCGCTTAAGTACACATTCGCACCCCTGTACATATATATATAATAGTATATACTATATATATGTACAGGGGTGCGAATGTGTACTTAAGCGGCCTCTAGGCCAATCGCGGGCTCTGAATCGCACCATGTGACTTCATTAGCATACGCTGGGTGGCACCCCACTACGTCACTTTCGCACCCTTGAGTGCTTCGGGGGGTGCTTCGGGGCTGTTCTGGCGAGGATGCCGGCGGCCGGCGTCCGCCGCGACTTTGTGCTGGAACGCCACTCCCTCTGCAGGATAGGCGAGGAACTGCCACCGCATGCCCCAGATGGCAGTTCCTCGCCAGAACGGTCCGGAAAATGTTCAAGAGTGCGAAAGTGACGTAGGTGGGTGCCACCCCGTCCATGCAAATGATGTCACATGGTACGAATCCCGGCCCCTGATTGGCCTAGAGGCCCCTTAAACAAACATTCGCACCCCTGTACATATATATATAGTATATACTAATATATATATATGTACGAGGGTGCGAATGTGTACTTAAGAGGGCCCTTAAACCAATCATGGGGCAGGATTCGTACCATGTGACCTCATTTGCATTGAGGGGGCGGCACCCGCCTACGTCACTTTCGCACTCTTGGGTCTCTCCGGGGTATTCCGGACCGCTGCCATGCTGCGGATTCCACTGAAGCGCTCGGGACCGACGATAGCCCCCGTGCTTCGTCATCGTCGGTCCCGCGGTGGTTGGCTGTCGAGAATCACGCCATCCAGCCGACCAATGACCGGGCACCGGGAATTCCCCACGGCCCCTCGCAGCAGCATAAAAACTGCGGAGACACGCGGGCTCGCGCATATCGCCATCGGGCGCTGGTCGGATTGCCCCAAGGTAGTGGGGAAGAAGAACAACTGCGTTTATTTTTATGGTTTTGTTGGTCCAGGGTCGCCGCTCGTTTCCCCGCTTGCTTGCTCGCTGACGCGCATACTGTCGATGTGTATACCGTTGATGCACATGTTGTGTATATATATATGACTCATGACTAACCACAGGTTTTCTCCCCAGAGTAATTTTTTTATTGCAGGTGCTTAAACGGGGCCCTACCAGGAAGGAACGAGGAAGCAGCGGCGAACGCGCGATCCGCGCCCCTGAGGGCGGCGCCGCACAGGACCCGCTCGGCGAGTACCGAAATCGATTCGTAGCAGGTTCCGACCGGGATCCGGCCTATCGGCGGCGATCCGCTTCGGACAGGGTCGAAAAAAGGAAGGCTGCTGCCACGATCCCGCTCGACGATCCCTCCCCGTCGTCGCCCGGACAGCTGCTCGCGTGTAAAAAAAGGGGGAGCATTTTCCTCGTTCCGCGCTTGCTCAGTGCGCGTCGCTGCGCCCGGTAGGCGAGCTAATCCCTCGGGAGGGTATCTCCTGGTCAATAAAATAAAATACCGCGTCGTTCGGGTCACCCGCGGCGCGTTTGGACCCTACCTGCTCGTTTGGTGTTGTTTCTCTGGGACGAGGGCTGGGACCAAGCGGGTGGCGGGTATGAATCTGGGGCGGAGGCTGACTCGACCCGCGAAGAAAGCGATCGGCTATCGCTTACGGTTTTCGAACTAGGCCTGTAACAGTTGCCGGAAGGCTTCGGGCCTAAACCTATTTTCTAGCCTGGGTTCCGAACGGCGCGGGCTACGGGGCTCGTCGAGGGCTCGTTGGGCTCGGCATCGCCGCACGGGTCCGGCAGTCCCTCGCCGGCGTCTCTGCTTCGAACCTAGCGCGAGATAGCGCCGCCTTTCTGCCGCCAGGGCTGGGAAGGCCGTGGCGCGCCGGGACCGCGCCCGATAGGGGCCGCTTGACCCTCTCGCGAACGTGCGGCGGCCCATGTAGCCGGCCGCGTAAATATTTTGCCGTTTCCAAGGAACTCGTCGCCACAAACCAGAACCGAGAAGAAGGAAGCCCGCAGTTTGCCGCGGCGGGCACAATGGCTCAGCGGCGCGAAACAGCGTCGAGGCGCGAGCCCGCCTCCCCCAAGGCCTCGCTAGACGATCTGCACTGCCCCCCCCAACGACCAGATCTGGCCTGCTCAGCGCAGTTCGCGTCGCCTGTACTTTGAGCGATAGACGAACCCGGCTTCTGTAGCGAGGCGCGGGCGACGCGTCGAAGAGTAAGTTCGAGGGCCCCTCGAGGGCGCCGCGCCTGACGCTGGCTGACTCGCTGACGCGAGGTCGGCAGAGTACGTTCGAGACCCCACCCAGGAGTTCTTCCTCCACGTGTACTCTCGCTAATGGGGGCGGGGGATTGCCTGCGAGTGAGGAATCTGTTAGTGTCCCGGGGCGTTGGAGGTGGTCGGGAAATTCCCTGATCGCTCTGGTATGGGGAACATCGACGCGCAAGTAAGCAGGATGCGGTTGGGCGTTGGCGGGGTACGTGAGGGAAGCGGGGCCTAGAAAAAAAACCCCGGACGGAATTGCCTGTTTCTATTGTTTTGTTCGGGGTGTGGGGGCGTGTCTGCGTCACATTTAGGCCAGAGATGAAGGGGACGGGGGTCTCTGGAGGGCTCTAACCCTTGTTTATAGCCAATCGCGGTCACCGAAGACCCATATTCGGCCCCAGCTGGCATCGCTCGTCCTCAGCGCGTCGGGTCCTCAACGCTAGGCTCGTGGGTGAGTCTAGACCGCATCCGTGTCATGCGCGTCGAGTGGTAGGACGGGCCACGAACAAACGAGTTGTTTTTTCTCGATATTCGTTTCCGCGAGCCATTGCGGTCAACCAAGGAGCGGGCGATTGTTCCCCCCAGCCTCTGTTTCGTGTCAGTGTCGTAATCTGTGGGCCGAGCGAGTACTTAGAGCGACGCTCGCGACGTTTGTCGTGTTCCGTGCCGCGAGCGGCGCTCGAAGAGGAGCGCTGGCCGTCCTGGCCGACGCCCGCCGTTCGCCTCTCCCCAGAGAGGCGATTCGGTCCTCCCCGGCTCACCGGAGAGGGTAGGCCTAGTCTCGCTTGAGATAGAAAGAGAAAGATTCTCAGGTACTCCCCTTTTGTTTCTCTCGCGATTCTGCTCGTCACGAAAAATAATATCATCGAATCCCACCGGCCGCTCTGCCCGATACCTCAGAACCTGCCAGGGAAGGAAAAAACACATACAAACTAGCGGTAAGGCGATTCGTAGAAGGACGATAACTAGGAACTAACTCGCGCGGAGCCAGCTCTTCTTCGGCTTCCGCAAAGGAAGACGAGCGACGAACTCGAGCTGAAACCAGTTGCGCCGGCGCCATGTTCTGGCATCAACCTCGACAACAACAGCTCCGGCAGCTTCAACGCGCCGCGTCCGGCGCCGGTAAGCATCAGCGACGGTCGCCCCCTCAAACCCTAGGGGACGACGGCGACGCCGCGGCGCAGGTGCCCCCGTCGCCCACGGGCGCCTTGTTGGCGTTCCTGAACCAACACGCCAGCGAAGAGGGGGGAGCTGCTGCGGCTTCGGCCGATGGCCGCGTCTCCGTGTCCCCGGGGTTCTGCTCGAGCATTCTCCCTGAGCATTCGCAAGACCTATTCGCGTTCTCAGACCCGACCTCGGCGTCTCCTCAGCCCGTTCCGATGGACGCTTCGTTGTCCCTGTTTACGCCGCCCGTGCCCGACTGCGGCCGCGACGTGGGTGAAGAGGCGGAGGGCGCGGTGGCGCCGTCGTGGCGGGCGCCTCTGCCGGCCCCGCAATGGCGGCCCGTGCACGGACCTTCGTGGTGGCTGTCTTCCAGTAGCCCCTCCGGCTCGTCTCGCGGCAGCGTTACGTCCCCCCAGTACTCCGGCGAGGAGACCTCCGACGCCGCATCTGGGGCGCCGACGCCGCCCCCACAATCTAGCGGTAGCTCGTACGTGTATGGGCAGGCGTTAGCCGATTTGATGGCCATGATTCAAGAAATCCCAGCGCCCCCTCGCTCAGTGCCCGACTGCCGACGCGGAGAGCCCGTTTCCGAGGACGGGATGGCGGACAGGTGCGAAACGGACGCGTCTTGCTACACGACGGACGAGCCCATGGAGGCCGAGCCCTCCGAGCCGGCAGGCGGCGTTTCGTGGTTGGGCGAAAGAGCAGACCGCATGCGCGCAGACCAGAGCCCGCGAGGTTTAGGGGCGGAGCCGCACGTGGCGGAAGCGGGTAGGCCGTCCTCGTGCGTAGGCGAGGAGAGGGCGGACGTCGTCGCTATCGCTGCCGTAGAGGAACGAAAGGAGGCCGCACGACGTTCTCCGGACGCGGAGCGTAACGACGACGAAGAGGAATACGAATCCCTCCCCTGCGCCCAGGAATTTTTTACGTCCCAGGAGTTGGCGGAGATCAACGCGAGGGCGATAGCCGAGTCTGACGAGGCGGAGGACGAAGACGCGGGATCTCCCGCGGCTCGTTCCCAGAGTTCGCCTTTCCCGTCGCTAGGCCCCGCCGTCTTCGTCCTGGCGCCGACCTCCGCCAAGTCCTCGCGCGGCATGAGAAAGAAGGCGATCGCCGTGTCTCGCGTTGTCCCAGACAACGACGGGGAACCCGACCCGTGCGCGGATGGACCTGGCCGCGACCACGTTTCGTCGGCTCAGTCGGCCGGCGCTAACGGCGCGTTGGAAACCGAAACCTCAGTTCCCCGCAGCGCGACGGCGCCGGCCGGCGCCGTCGCCGCTTGCGCGCAGAATACGAAAAGGGGGTACTGGAGAGGAGCCGCCGCGGGCCACGCCGAGGAGGAGACCGACAGCGACGACGAAGATGTATTGGTGGTCGACGTATCTGCCTGCGCCGAGCCGTTCGAGTCTTTCGCGCAACGGCAGCAGCCAAGGCAACAGCAACACGCGCCGAGAAACAAGCCCGCACGACAGAGGTTGCGCGCTGGCGCCATAGTCGCCGCCGCCTCCGGCAACACCCTGACCGTCCCCTCTGAGCCGCCGCACCCATCCCTGGCTCCCTTGTGGAAGATGCTCAACCTGTGGCTGAGCGAAGAGTGGCCCGCCCAAGGTGGTGGGCAGGACGAGGGCGAGGCGGCCGTCTCGGCCTCGCTGCTGGCGCCAGGATCTCTGCCGGAGCTTCCGGACATGTGCCCCCGCGTGGCCGTGGGCATAATTTCCCACGCGCTCGCCGTTGACCTGTCGGCCCCTGGGGGGCGCATCACCGTGGACGAGGCGCTCCTGCCGAAGCCCCCTGCCGCCGATTACGTGTACTACGGCAAGACCGGCTACCGGCCCTCGATGGCCGCGCACCCCGACGTTCGCCGCGCCGCCGAGGAGTTCTCCGCCAGCGACGCCGCCGCGAGAGTGTACGTGGAGGAGTTCGGCATGGCCGTGGAGCAGCACGAGCGGCTGGTCGCCGAGTTCATGCTGCAGCCCCTGTCCCGCGTATCGCACAGCTACGGGGGCTCGCGGCTCAACAAAACGGAAAAGAACCTGTGCAAGATCTGTTTGCCTCCCGACGGCGGCGACGACCGCGACGGAGGCGGCAAGTCTCGCGGCGGCCGCGGCGGGGGGTCAAAGGACGCGTCTCGCACGGCCATGGCGACCGGCGTGCCCCACATCGTGCACGCGATGCGCGACGGGCGCGCGGCCCTCGCCCTCCCGCACCTGATGGACGTCATCCGGGTCTGCCGCCGCTACGACGCGAGCCAAAAGACCTACCTGCTGTCCTGCTTGAGACTCGCCTTCGCGCCGTTGGTTTTCCCCGGAGCCTCCCCGCCCGTCGGGGCCGACGACTCCCCTTGGCCCACGTCTCCCATCCGCGAATGCGCCGCTGCCCTGCGCGAGGGGTTCCGAGCCTTGAATGACATTAGAGCCGAGCAAGACCCCCCCGCAGACGAGAGGTCTAGAGAACTCGCCCTCCCCCTCGATAGGGCGATAACCGCGGCCAGGCGAGTGGCGGCCACCGCCGCCGGACTATTGAACGCCGTGGGCGCCTCGGTGGTGCACGACGGTCGCGTGGGTCTCCCAGCTTTTTTCTTGCGCGGCGTCACGGAACGGAGAGAGGATTTGTTTTCCGCCGCCAGGCGTTGCCCGCGCGCTCTGTACTCGTGGGAACGCAGCATGCGTGCGACTACCGCCGCGCTGTGGGGACACCTAGCGTCGCGCGGCCCGATAGCGGCTCCGGTCGCCGATCTGGAGGAACTGAGCCAGGCGCTGTCCGCGGTGCTGTCGGTGACGTCAGTCCCGGACGGCGGCGACGTTCGTTACGCCTTCGCGGAGGCCGACGAGGGTTGGCGGGCCCTGGCCGTGATGCTGGGCGGCGGGGCGGTTAGGACCTCCTCCGGCGAGAGCGGCGACGCCGAGACAGATGCCGCGTACGCCCTGCTGGCCCCTGGCAAGCAATCGAGCGCCGGTGTGAATCATCCGCGAGGCCGCCCGGGACGAGCGACCGCTTCGTCTCCCCGTACTCCCGCCAGTCGCCCGCCCCACGGGTCAGCCGCCGCCCCGCCGTCCGGCCGCGACTCGCCTCCCGGCGCTCTAAACGTACCCGAGGCCGCGGAAGAAGAGCTTCGCCTCGCCGCGGCGCGAGACACGACAGGAGATCTCTTGTCCGACGAGGCCGGCACCGACGACGACGGCGACGCCCCCGTCGTAATTTCCTACGTAGGTCCCAGCTCGCCCCCAGGCGTAGAGGACCCCTCCCCGGACGGGCTGGCCGCCTTGCGACCCCTGCCAGAAGGGTACGTGCCTCGTCCCGGTGACGTACTCCGCGGCGACCCCGGCGCGGACGAGAACGACGACGATGCGCGGGCACCGTGCCGAGTCGGTGACGCGTCACCGCCACGACAGTTGCCTTCCTCCTCCTCGTTCGCATCTTCGTCGCTCGCCTCCGCGGTCCCCGGAGACCCCTATCTTCCTCGCAGCGTGGCCGAGCCTACTCTGTGCCGCCTGGCGGAACACCTGCAGAGCGACGACGGATGGACCAGGGCGTTCGCCAACGACCCAGTCGGACTGGCCGAGTTCGCGCGGCGGTCCACCCCCGGACGCCGGCTCGGCGGGCAGCGGCGTCTGGACCAGCTGCTGTCGTGGACGCGGCGCCACTCGCCCCGACGCAGGTATTCCCTGATCGTGCTCGTGTCCGAGAAGCGGCCCGGCGATTTTCGAGAACGCGCCTACGCCGCCGCGGCGCTGGCGGGGAGGGCCTGCGTTCCCGGCTCGGCTTGTGATCCCGAGACTTGGCGCGACGCCGAAGACCACCCCTCCCCCTCCGCGGACGCCCAGTCCCCCCTCCGCTCGCGACCCTCGCGCGACTGTTTCCCGCCCAGAATCGCGCAGCCAGAGGCCTCAGACGATGACGACGTCGGCGAAGGGGGCACTGCGCTGCTCAGCGCCGGAGACATCGGTTTTGCCGGGGCGGTGGAAAGCATGCTGCGACGCGCGCTCAGCCGCCAGGGGCAGGCCTGCGCTGTGGTGGACGCCAGGGACGATAAGGACGTGCTCTCTGCCGCCGCCCCGCGGTTCCCGCGCGGCAAGCCGGGACTGATCTACCTTCGCGTGGCGCCGCCTAGCGAAGCTTGCGTGGCAAACCTCCCGTCCCTCGGACCCTCCGCTTCCCCACACCGCGGCGTGGGCGGCAAGCATCGCGACAAGCGGCCGTGTTTGGCAGAGGGGACACCCTCGGCCCCGTCGTGCCGCGACGCCGCCCGTGCAACAGCCCCGCTGTCGGGAGATCCCGTCGCCCATCGTCTCCTGATGCATCGGCCCGCCAAGCCCCTGGTGGGCGAGGAGGCATGTGCCGCCCTGCTTGGCGGTAAAGCCGGCCGGCGCGGCCAGGACGTTCCTCTACCCTTCTTGACGGCGGCCACCCTGAGAAAAGTCGCCCGTGTAGCCAGAGAACTCGACCCCGGGTGGGGCCACGGCGACCTCGGCTGCGAGTCTGCGGTCGTATTTCCTCCTGCGGCCCCGCCCGGGCCCGAACTCGCGGACCGCCACGCAGATCGGCGGCGGTCGACCAAGGGCCCGCAGCGCCCCGGCGGCAAGAGGCCCCGCTCCTCGTCGTCTTCCTCGTCCGCATCCCACGATCGATCGCCGTCCTCCTCGTCTCGCCGCCGAGACGGCCGCCCATCGTCGAGACGGCGGCCATCGCGACGAATGTCAGCGCGCCCGCCCTCGCGGCCCCCCGCGGCGGTAATTCTTCGCGCCTCCTGGCGTTACGCGGAGGAAGTGGCACGAGAGATGCTGGACGCCGCCGCGTCGCGGTTCGACGAGGCGGACGGCGAGGATCCCCTGCCCCCCGCCGCGTGCGGCGGCAAGCCCATCGCCCCCGAGACCCTCGTGGCGCTTTGCGAGCAGCGCGGGCGCGGCCCTACGTCCCTCCCCCGCGCACCGACCCCGCGTTCCGGAGAAGCCCTCGCCGCCCCCAGACGGAGCGGAGCGAAAGACCCTCGCCAAGGCCAGTATTGCCCGTCGGCCCGCCGTTCGGAAGCCCCTCACTCCCCGTCGCCCAGGGACGTGGCGCTGCGGCTCCTGGAGCGACAGCAAGAGCTGAACCGGCAGCTGCTGTTGGAACTACGCAGGGGGTCCTGCGAAATAAGCCCTTCCCCGCGCCGTCGCGACGCGGAGGGTCGCCGTTTCGGTTGCCGCCAGGACGATGACGACGGCTACGACTACGAAGGGGGCCGGGAATCGCCCGAACGGGTCCTCGGCCGCCGCCAGTCGCGGCGAGACAGCGTGCCAGTTAGGAGACGCAGCGGCGCTGCAAACTGCGGGGGGCGCTGGATGATTAGCGCCGGCCGGTCCTCCTCTTCCTCTTCCTCGTCGTCGTCCTCGTCATCTTCCTCGCCGTCTTCCCGTCCGTCTCGCTCGGCGACTCCGTCGCTCTCGCCGTCGCCCTCCCCGCCGCGCCGCGCCCCGGTCGATCGCAGCCGCAGCGGGCGACGGCGCGAGCGCGACCGGCCCTCCGCCAACCCGTTTAGGTGGGCTCCCAGGCAGCGGTCGAGGGCCGACCACTCCCCAGACGGTACGGCGCCGGGGGACGCGCCGTTAAACCTAGAAGACGGGCCCGGCCGCGGGCGGCCTATCTGGACTCCCTCCTCCGCCACCACGCTGCCCTCGCGGTCGGGGCCAGAGGACTCTGTAGACGAGACGGAGACAGAAGACTCCGCCCCGCCTGCTCGGCTCGCGCCTTCTCCTTTGGAGACCTCGCGGGCGGAGGACTCTGAAGACTCGGAGTACCCCGAGTACAGCAACCCCCGTCTCGGGAAGTCGCCCCCCGCGCTGAAGTCGCGCGAGGCCCGCCGACCATCGTCGAAGCAGCCGCGAAGGCCCAGCTCCGGGAAGAACGGGCACACGGACGTGTCCGCGGCCTCCGCTTTCTTCCTAGGCAGGCCGGCGCCGGGCTCCTGCGGGCGACGGCCACTCGGTGCCAGGGTTAGGGGTGGGACAGAGAGGTGACGCGCGGTTAATAAAAAATAAAGTTTATTATTAATTTATTAGAACGATGTGCCCGTCATTGGGTTGTTATTAATGCGTTTCGGCAAGTGTTCCGCGCGTCGTGGGGGAGTGGAAGGGGAAAAATAGGATTACATGCTCGCAGGGGTTTAGGCTCGCAATGATCTCATGCCCGCAGGGGTCTATGCTCGCATGGGTTAATGCTCGCAGGGTTTCATGCTCGTAGGGGTCCATGCTTGCATGGATACATGCTCGTTGGGGTTCACGCTTGCAGGGTTTCATGCTTGCTTGCAGGGTTTCATGCCGCGATAGCGATGCTGACTGAGACGACCGGGGAAGGCGAGCATAAGATGGGAAAGGAAGTGCATATGGGAGCTCGGGGGGGGGGGCAACGGCCGCGCACAGACTCTTGCCGGAGGATGGGATCCCGCAGTCGCGGCGGGGTCTGTAGCTTTCTGCCACGAGTCAGGTTCATGAGTCACCCTGGACAAGACAAGAAAAAAAATCAGCGATGTCGCGTCAGTAAGGCAGGACCATTTCCCCCTCCTCCCCCTCCTCCGTGTCTTTCCGGCACGAGGAGGGTATTTATGGCAGGTAAGAAGAATGGATGACGACATCCCTGCCTACGGGCACCTGGCAGGGTGTGCGCTGAGACCGCACGAGAGAACAAAAGGCGCTGGCGTAACGCCCGGAAAGAGATGGCAGGTTGGAGCCGCGCCCACCGGCGTCCCGTATCCCTGGCCCAGAACCTCCCATAGCGTACCGTAGTCCGGCCGGGGCCCGCCTATTGCCGGCGCGGTCAACGCCGCGGGGCCCCAAAAAACGGCGCAGCCAGCGGCGTGTGTGTTTTTTTATCTGTAGTTTTTTTAACCCCGCCGGCGATGGCCGGTGCTGGCTCCCGCGGAGGCCCTTTCCTCATCCCCGCTTATTTCCCCCTCTGTCCTCGCCACTCCCGGATCCGCGAAAAGGGGGTGACGTAGACACCGGGCTCAGGTCTGCGTGTCCCCGCTCGCTGGGTTTAGGGATCGCCGTACATCGCCCGACTCACCTAGTCCCACCTAGAGCAAACAAGAAAAAAATACCGGCCGAAATCAGATTCACCGTGCGGGATGTTGTGCAACCCCGCAGCCATGGCCGCGGACGCCCGGTCCGCTGCGTACCCCCATCGCGCGCCGGCAGACTGGCGGCCGGATCGTCCCGTGCGCCCGTCCGTCAGAGAGAGAGAGCGCGAGAGGTAGAGCTGCGAGAGGTTCTCCCCGCCCACCTTGGATGGACACGTGCCGAGCGACCCGGGTGGCCAGTTACGGCCGGCGGAATAGGTAAAACCGGTTCCCGCCGGTCCGCGAGGGGGGAGGCCCACCTGCCGCCCCAGGGGCTTCCTCTAAGTCCTCGAGCCCCCCCGACGAGCCCTCTCCGACCTTCCCCCCAGCGGCCCGCGACACGGGGCCGTACACCCAGTCGTACGTCCGGGCGCGGCAACGCCTCGGAGGGGGAAAGGCCGTTTTTTTGCCCCCCCCCTTAACCCCCCCCCCGGGGTCTCGGGGAAAGAGAGAGAAAAGGGGGTAGCAGAAACCTCTCGCGCGCGGGGGGAGACCTCTCGCGTGTAGCAGAAATATCACTCTCTCTGTCTCTCTCGTACGCGCGGTGCCTGGACACCTAAGCACGGGTGGAGCGGGGAGGGGGGGGCGCGTGAGCCTCTATCGCGCTGCCTGCGACGCGGGCCGGCGGGGGGGGGGGGGGCTACGGCGGGGCTGGCGGGCGGACTAAGTAAGGATGCGCTCGGGCATAGGGGAGGGAACGCCGCGGGTCTGATCGGTCGGCCTGGGCCACGGAGGGAGGAGGGAGGAGCGGGGGGACCCCTTGCTCGTTTTCTGAATAGTACGACCGCGCATAGGTACGAGACGCTAGGGCAGAGGGGCGCGAAGCCTACGTCTCTGGTAGTCCGCAACTCCAGGACGCGACCGCCAGAGAGGGGGGAAGTCGGGCAACGGTTGGCGGTTGTCGCCATTGCCGCGATTTGGGGGGTGGGAGGTGGGAGACCGAGGAAGGGCTCGGGTGCCCAGATGTCGGGTTCTGGATGTCGAGCGGCCCGCCTCGCTGTGGCGCCAGGCACGGAAAGCGATCGGGGGCTACGATTTCGAGGCTCGGAAGCGCGCCGGCGAGGTCGTAGGTGTACGGTCGGCGCGCTGCGCGCCGGCGTTAAGGCGGCCGCCGGGGAGCGGGAAAAGGAAACTCGAGCGGCCCGCGTGCGCCGATAAGTGCGAGGTGCTGGAGCGTGGGGGAGAACAGTTTACGGAGACTCGCCGTGGGTGCGGGGCGCAGTTTCTGTCGCGATATAGCGTGGCGCGCA